CGGGGTGCCGTGTGACGGTGAGTTCCAGCAGCTGCTGGTTGACCTCGCCGATGTCCAGCACGTGCCAGCCCCTCGAGCGGGCCGAGTGTGTCCAGGGCGTCCTCGGCCGCCTGGACGTGGGGGCGCTCGAGCTTGGGCGGGGGCAGCTGCTTGGCCTCGGCCAGCCGGTCGATGAGGGAGCGGATCGTGTACTGCAGGGCCGGGCGCCATTCGACGCTCTGGGCGTGTGCCTCGGCCGGCGCGGGCGCAGGCGGCGAGGGCCGCCTCGGGGGTGACAGTCACCTGCTCTGCTCCGCAGTTACGGCACTCGGGCCCTGGCCCTGCTGCTCACGCTGGCGACCGGACTCGGTGATTTCCATGCGCAGGCTGAGGTGGGCGCCTTGGATGATGCGGAGATAGCCGGCCTTCTCCAGGGCGTAGAAGGTGGTCTCCCGAGCGGAGTAGCCATCCCGTCCCCCCAGGGACCAGATGCCCTTGCGCTCGCCACGGTGTGGGGTGACCGGCTGTTCCAGCTGGGCCAGGGCCCGCAGGGCGCGCTGCGCGGCCGGCGACTCGGGGTCGGTCGCGGCGCGCGGCTTCTTCTGCTGGGCGCTGGCGTCCAGCTCGGCCAGCAGCTTCCGCCCGGCCTCTGTCATGCGGACGGGTGCTGAGTCGTTCCCCTCATCGGTCACGAGGTTGTTTCCGGTGAGCGGGTAGAAGGTGCGGGCGTTGAAGGTGCTGTAGGTGTTCGGGTGCAGGTACCGGCCGCGGGCGGCGTGCCGGAAGAGGACGCCCTTCCCGGTGTCGTACTTGGCGATCTCGCGAAGGAGGCGCTCGGAGGCGGCGGGCAGAGTGATTTCGGCGGCTTCCGCCGGTACGGCGGGGGCCGGGGTGGTCTCTGCCGGACGGGCCGCCGGGGCCGCGTCGGGCTTCGTCTCCGACTCCATGTAGGGGTGCCAGTGGGCGCGCTGGCGGTACTTGAGGTTCGCGGCTACGGGCGTCGGCCAGTCGAAGTGCTCCCGCCGCCGGGGCGAGGTCGGGTGCTTGTCCCAGTCAGGAGCACCGGTGTCATCGGCGAGCAGGGCCTCGACGAGGCACTCGCTGCACACGCCGGTCGCGTAGCCCTCCTTGTCGTTCTCCTGATCGGGGTGCAAGTGCAGGTGACGCCACGACGCCTCCCTCAGCAGGCGGGGCCAGCTGACGGCGCGCGCGACGCGCTCGAGGATCGCCTCCGCGGCGGCCTCGACCTCTTCGTACTTCTCGGTGGGCATGCTGACGCACTCGGCCAGGAGCCCGTTCCAGCGCTGCGCCCCCAGAACATCCTGGGCGAGCACCTTGATGACGGCCTTGCGGTTGGGCATACGACTTCCCTCGCGGCAGGGCTCCCGTCCCCGGCGAGCTGGGACGGGAGCAGGGTTGGGGTGGGTCACTCACCACACTACTAAAACCCAATACGTAAGCAATAGGTTTCATGGATTGGGTTGCAGGCGAGACTTCTGCAACTCCCGGGACAGGGAGGCGAGTTCAGGCGTCGTCGCCGTCGGCGGGCAGCATTCCGTCGGCCAGGGAGCAGCCGTCACACCCGGCGCCGAGCGCGGGCAGGGTGCCCGGCCCCTGGTGGGGGCGCGGTTTGCGCTTGGGCGGCCGGGTGAGCGCGTCGCGCACGGCCGTCTCCAGGGCGTCGAAGTCGGCGGTGTCGTCGTCCAGGACCACGCCCGGGCCGGGTGCGCCGGGCCGCCGGGCCTCCTCGATGACGGAGACGATGGTGGTCGACGGGTTGAAGGGGATGCCCCGGGAGTGCTCGACCTCGGCGTACAGGGCGGCCAGCCGGGGCCGGCGGGCGACGGCGAGGAGCAGGTCGCGGCGGTTGCTGAAGACGCAGGCCGAGCAGGAGCAGCGGGTGCTGCCTGCCCAGTCCCCGGCGCCGGGGGCCGAGTCGTAGGCCCAGTGGTGGGGCCAGCCCTCGGCGTCGGTCCACTCCTTGACGAAGGCGGTGGTGTCGCCGTGCGCGGGCAGCCACTCGTCGACGATCCGGTGGGAGTTGTCGGTGGTGCGCTGCAGCACGGGCCGCTTGCGGCGGTCCGGGCTCTCGTCCGCGCGCAGCCCGAGGACGTTGAGCATCCTGGCCGGCCTGCCGTGCGCCTTCTTGAAGTCGCGGGCGGCCTGGCTGAACGCGCCGAAGATGAGCTTGGTCTTCCAGTCCCCGGTGCAGAACCGGGCGCGGCCGAGCCAGGGCCAGTCCCCTCGTTCGGCGATGAACGTGAGCAGGTCGTACGGGACAGCGTCACGGTGGCGGCGCAGCTCGAGGTGGCGCTCGGGCGGGACGCCGAGCAACCGGGAGTGTTCGGCGGCCAGTTCGCCGACGCTCGGGTAGCGCACGCCGTCGACCGTGCAGGCCGGCCACTCCATCGGGCCGAGCGAGGCGTGGACGGTCCAGATCCGGTCCTCGACACCGGCCTGCCGCGCGGCGTCCCTGGTGACCGCGGCGGCCCGCAGGCCGTCCTTGCCGCCGGAGAGGTTCACGATGAGGAAGTCCTGCTGTGCCGCCAGCTCCACCGGGTCGATTCCGGTGGAGCTGGCGGCGAACAGGTCCAGCTGGGCCGTCATGCCGCGTCCGGGTCGCCGAGGCGGATGTCCCAGTCGCCGCCGGGCAGGGGCCTCATCCAGCGGGCCAGGCATGCGCGGGCGAACTCGGCGTCCACCTCGCTGTCGCCCATCTCGCCCCAGAACTCGACGAGGTTGCCGGCCTGGGCGAGCAGGGCGCGGGCCACGAGCCTCTTCTTCTCGTTCACCCCGGGCGGCGGGGCGGGGGTCGGGGCGTTCACTCGCTGTCCTCCCGGAGGCGGCGAAGGTCGAGGGCCCATCCGATCTGGCCGGTGGCGCGCCGGGTGCCCAGGTGGATCACGCCGGGCATGTAGGCGTCGCGCAGGGGCCGCCAGTTGTGGAGGCGGTGCGCGTGCAGGGCCGCGATCAGGTCGAGGGCGAAGGGGCTGTGCGGGGCCTCGGAGCGGTAGACGGCCGTCTCGTGGCCGGGCTGGCCGCTGGCGACCTGGGTGTAGAGGCGTACCTCCTCCTGCCCGGTGGCCACGCTGAGGAGCAGCAGGGCGGTGTCCAGAGGTGCGGCGTCGGCGGGGAACTCGGCGGCGAGCAGGGCCCGCAGCCGGTCGGTGGGGGTCAGGGCGGCGGTCACCGGGCGGCCCGCCGCTCGACCATGTGCAGCAGCCAGTCGCGGCCGACGCGGGGGTCGTGGCCGCAGGTGCCGGCGACCTCGCCGTCCGGGCCGTTGGTGATGGAGAGGTACTTGCCCTGCTTGAGCTGGCCGACCGCGTAACGGATCCGGTCCTCCAGGCGCTCGCGGGCCATCCGTTCAGCGCCGGTCTCCAGCGCGCCGTCGGTGGTGGTCGTCATCTCCGGGCCCCTTCCGGGCGGGTGTGTCTGCGTCGTCCACACCGTATTTGAAACCCAATACGTAAGCAATAGCTTTCAAGGCGCTTTTGATCTTGACTCTCGGGGGCGATCAGAGCGTTCATGGAGGTGCCCGGGGAACACCGCGAAGCGCACGCGCCACGGGCACCGCAGCACCAGCTGCCCCCGGCCGGGGAGCTCCCGAATGCCCAACTCCGAAGAAACGAGGACGACATGACGACCACCCAGGCCCCGGCCGAGCTGACCACCGCGCAGGCCAAGGCGCTCGCCGCCCTGACCGAGCACCCCGGCGCCACCGCCCGGGAGATCGCGGAGCACGCCGGGATCGGCGGCTCGACAGCGGGCAAGGCCCTCACCCACCTCGAGAGCCTGAACCTGGCCACCCGCGAGCACGGCGAGAACGTCGGCGGACGCGGCGGGCGGCGTACGGCGGACCGCTGGTACCCGGTCACGGCCGACGCCGAGCCCGAGGCACCTGCCGCCGACGAGCCGGAGACCCCGGCCGAGGACGCGGCCGACACCGCGCCCGAGCCCGCCGAGGCCCCGGTCGCCGAGACCAAGACCGAGGCCGCCCCCAAGGCCAAGGCCCGCAACGGCAGCCGCCTGGGACGCGGCGACCTGCGGCAGATGGTCTACGAGTACCTCGAGGCCCACCCTGCCGACGAGATCGGCCCCTCGGGCCTGGCCAAGGCCCTCGGCCGCAGCGCCGGAGCGGTCGCCAACGCCCTGGCCAAGCTCGCCGACCACGGGCAGGCCGAACTGGTCAGCGACAGCCCGCGCCGCTACCGGCTGAAGTAGCGCCCGCCGCCCGGGGCGCCCGCCGTACCAACGGCGGGCGCCCGGGCCCCCTACGACGAGGAGGTCCTCATGGCCCGCATGCTCGCCAAGTCCACGCCCCGCCACGCGGGGCACGCGTGCCGCTACGCCGGACGCGGCTGCACCTGCTACTACTACGAGCCCGGCGCCCTGACCAACCCCCGCCAGCGCGCCAAGTTCCGGGGCTGGGAGCGGCGCCGTGCGCGCGCCGCCGAGAACCGGGCCTGGCGCGCGGCCCTGGCCAACTAGCCATCCCGGCACGGCCGGTCACCCCCGGAGCGGGGCGGTGACCGGCCGTCGTCGCGTCCGTTGCACGCGCCGCGCCCGCGGGCGCCCTCACCGGCTCCGGGGCCGACGCGGGGCCGTCCCCGGCGCCCGTTCGAGGTCCTGGAGTGCCGGGTGGAGATGCGCCGGCCGCGTACGACGCCGTGCGGCCGGCCTGGTGTGGGGAGCAACGAGCCGGGGCCCGCGCGCCGTTGCGGCGGGCCCCGGCGGGTGTCACCGGGCCAGGACGAACACCTTCTCCCCGCCGATCAGCGGGGCGTCCTCGGGTCCGGCGATGTACGGGCTGATCCAGATCGGCTTGTGCGTGCCGCGCGAGGGGTACCACTGGTCGCGCCAGTGGCCCTTGACGACCCAGCGGTGCTGGTACTCGCGGGTGCCGGGCCGCTCGGCCGGGTCGGCGCCCCGGTCGGTGCGGGCCCGGCGCAGCCGGATGAGGCGGACCTCGGTGCCGTAGTCGCGGTCGATGCGCTGGATCCGGCGGCGGGAGGCCCGGTCGGCGGCCACACGTTCGCTTGTCGCGAGGCTCTGGCCCATGAGCAGCCAGGTGGCCTGGATCAGCCGCAGGAGGGCGACGTCGCCTTCCGGGGTGTCGCTGAGGTCGGGAAGGCCCGGCTCGATCAGCGTGGTGCGCTGGTAGACGAAGCCGGTGGTCGGGTGGAGCGCGGCCATCTGCCCGGGCGCCACGTGCGCGAACCTCGTCCGCAGCCACGCCTGGGTCTCGGCGAGGTCCGTGTCCGGCGGGTTCGTCTCCAGGTGGGCGTCGACCTGGTCGAGGTACTCGCGGGTGCCGCTCCAGTAGTCGATGGCCAGGTGGCCGAGCCAGGGCCCCCAAGTGACCAGGCGTACGGGCTGGTTGCCCGCCGCGGCGTAGCGCATCGGCGGGTCCTCGAAGGCGAGCATCCCGACCGGGGAGGGCAGGTCCTCCGGGCGCATCTCGAAGTCGGTGAGGCTCTGGGCGGCGTGGTGGGCGAGCGCCGTCATGTCGCTGGTGACGTAGTAGAGCTCGGCGGTGCGCAGTCCGGCGGCGGTGCGGGCGGCCAGGGCCTGGGTGGTGCTGACGCCGGGCGGCAGGAGGTCGTCGTACGCCGTGCGGGCGTCGGGCGTGCCCAGGCAGTACAGCCAGTTGGCCATGCCGTCGCGGCCGCGGTCGGCGGCCCAGGCGGCGAGGTCGGCGCGGACCTCGGGTATCTCTCGGGCGGTGGGAGTCGTGACGGCCACGGCCGTCCCCCTTTTCAAGATCGGCAACATCGGGGTGCCGTGACATTCGCGTGGATTGCCCGAGGTCATCCAGCGATATGTGTGATGTGGCGATCTGCCGTGGGAGAACTGGGCGCAGCCGTCCGGCCGGGCCGCCGCCGGTGCCCCGGCGTGCGAGACTCGTGCGGCCCGGCCGCGCCCGTCGTGTGAAGCCGATGCCGGCCGGGCCCCGTTCGTCCCGGCCGGCCCATGGGGGTCAGGCCGCCGATGCCCCGCAGTGCGCGGCGAAGGCGGCGATCGCGGCGAAGTCGTCGTCGCGCAGCCCGCGGCGGGGGTCGACCCAGTGCAGCAGCGCCGGGGCCGGGTGGTGCGCGGCGACGTACGCGCGGTCGCGGTCCGAGACCTCGTCGTCGACCCAGACGAAAGGCCGCTCGCCCGCGTACGCCAGGAGCGCCGGGAGTTTCCAGTGCAGGCCGTCGGCGCGGTCGTTGAGCAGGTCCGGGCCGAAGTCGACGTAGGGCAGGTCGGGCAGGCCGAGCACGGGCGCGATGAAGTCGCGGGCCTCCGCCATCCAGGTCGTGCCCCAGACCAGGTCCACGTCCAGGTCGAGCAGGGCGGGCCCGTGGTCGGGGTTGAGCCAGACCCGCAGCGGCTTGACGTACGCCCTCGGCTTGCCGGGGTACCGGGCGTACAGGCTGGGCGGCTTCATGCGGTGGGTGGTGTACCCGGCGGGCCGCTTCTCCGGCTTCGCCCGCCATGGGTTGAGCGGCCCGTCCACGTCTAAGAATCCCACCGGCTTCACGGCGCTCTCCTCCCCGTCTGGGCTGGTCAGGTCGCAGGACCATAGCGTCCCGATGGGCTGCCCGTCCTCTCCTTTGACGCCCTAATCGATCTTGACTTTACAACGTGCCGTTGTATTGTTGTGGGCGTAGGGAAGACCTCACCCACCGAGGAGAAGACGATGCAGACCGAGACCGCTCTCGACCGGGCCAAGGGCGAGATCCTTTGCCACTACGACGCCTTCTACGGCGAGGACTACGACCAGGCCACCGCCCTGATGGACGCGGTGGTCACCGCCGCCCAGAGCGGCAGCCAGGGCGCCCTGGGCTCCGCCCGGTCGGAGTTCCACCTGCACTACAGAGCCCTGTACGGCGACGACTACACCCACCTCACCGGGCTGCTCGACGACCTGGTCGCCGCCGCTGCCTGACGGCACAGCGCCCCCGGAGCCCGCCCAGGGCCCGGGGGCCGCGGCGTTCCCGGCGCCGGGGCCGTCACGCGGTGCGGCGCCCGGCGAGCGCGGCCGGGCGGACGGTGCCGCGGCCGAAGCGCCGGTTGGCCTTGTCGACGGCCGTCTCGACGCGGCGGGCGTTCTCCTCGGTGGGGTCCAGGGAGATCTGCTCGGCGACCTGGTCGGCGTCCAGGAGCTGCTCGGCGCGTACCGTCACGGCGCGCACCCGGGCCCGCTCGAGGTTGAGGCCGTTGAAGATCCGGTATGCGCACTCGCGCAGGTCGGCGTCGTGCGCGGTGGCGGCCGGCAGCTTCCGGGAGCGGGAGAGCAGGGACCGGTCGGCGAGGCGCAGCTGGAGCTGCAGGGCGGTCGCGGCCTGGTCGCGTTCGCGCAGCCTCGCCCCGATGACGACGACCGCGTCGAGGATCGCGGTGCGGATGACGTCGCCGTCCAGGACGTCCCGGTCGAAGTGCCTGCTCTCGCCGGTGGAGCGGGGCAGCGCGGTCGGGGTGACGCGGCGGTGGTCCAGGCCCCGCGCACGCTGGTGCAGGAGGCGACCCTCCCGGCCGCCGAGGACGCGCTGGGTGGTGGCGACGGGCAGGGCGGCGAGCGTGCCGATGTAGTGGACGCCGAAGCTGCGCAGCGTCTCCGCCTGGCGCCGGCCGATGCCGTAAAGGGCGTCGATGGGCAGCGGGTACAGGAAGTCGGCGACCGCGGCCGGGTCGTCGGCGACGAGCCGGATGCCGTTGCGGACGGGGTGGGCGGAGGCGGTCGCGGCCAGGGCCCAGTTCGCGGCCACGCCGACGTGGACGTCGACGCCGGTGAGGGCGAGGGTGCGCAGGCGGATGATCTCGGCGAGTTCGTACGGGGTGCGCTGGTGCAGGCGCAGCACGCCGGCGACCTCGGCGAGGGCGGCGCCGGGCGGGATGACCTGGACGATCGGGGTGAGCGGCTCGAGGACGTCGAGCACGGCCCGGTACGCGGGCTCGGGGGTGCCGGGCGGGACGCGCAGGTGCAGCACGGTGGCCCGCCGGGCGGCGGCCTCGTAGCTGTGGGGCGCGTGCGTGCTCACCTCTCCACCGTATCGAAACTCTGTTCTATTCGCGCGGTGGCGTTCAGCTGGTGCGCTTGTTGCGCAGGTGCGGGCCCACATAGCCGACGACCACCACGCCGGACGCCCCCTTGCCGGCCACGTCGTCCAGGAAGTGCACCCGGGGACAGACGTTCCCGCGGGGGGCGAGCTTGAGGTGGGCCTGCATCTCGGCCTCGGTCCCCTCGAGCGCCGGGAAGATCCGCTCCTGGCCGTAGGCCGCCATGGTCGCGGACGTCTCGGTCATGGCGACCTGGCTCACCGGGTAGACCCGGGCGCCGGTCGGAGGGTTCCTGCAGAACTGGTGGAAGCCTCCGGTGAAGCCGTCCTTGCGGTGCGCGGCGTACGACTCCAGCGCGGCCAGCCCGCTCCACGCCTTGGCCGCCCAGGTGCGGGCCTCGGCCTGCTCGTCGAGCGCCAGCGCGATCCGCCGGTCCGCCGTCACCCGCACGTGCACGAGGGTGCCGAGCCGCTCCCACAGGTCGGCGAACGACGTCGGTAGTCCGGCCGGCGCCTCGGCCGCGGCGGCCACCTCCTCGTAGCGGCCCTGGCGCAGCAGCGCCTCCCGCAGCGCGTCGCCCTCGGCGCGGGCCCGCTCGAGTTCGCCCAAGGTCCCCAGGTGGTCCTCCAGTTCGGCGTCCCGCTCAGCCTGTACGGCCTGCAGCTGCTCGGTCAGCGACGCGGTCTCCTCCTCGGCCCGGCGCAGGGACTGGTCCGCCACCTCGAGCAGCTCGGTCAGCACGGCCACCTCCGCCTGCAGGTCGTCGCTCGCACCGGCGGGCGGCGCCGGGACCGACCGCAGCGCGGGCCGGCCGACGGGACGCGGGACAGGGCGAACGAGCCGGTGTGCAGGGCTGGTTGAGGAACCACTCATCAATGCCTCCAGTACAGGTCAGCGCGGCGAGCGCCGAGCGGGAGCGGGGACCGCGGCGAGGGCCTGCGGCCGGGCCTGGCATGGCTGTGGGCCGCCCCACAGCGGGGCGGCCCACAGGTCACAAGCCGGTCAGGATGCGAGAGGGAAGGCGTTGTCCAGGAACACGAAGATGTTGTGCGCGGCACGCCGGGTGCGACGGCTCTCGTTGTGGCTCTTGGTGACGGTGCGCATCTTGTCGAGCAGCGCCTCGCCCTGCACGATGTTGATCTCGCGGTCCTCGTCGTTGTGGTCCTGGTGGAACTGGACGTGTCCGTTGTTGTCGACCGTGGCGTCGTGCACGGGCAGCACCTGCGCGATGCCGGTGCTGCCCAGCTCCTTGCGCCGGTCCTTCAGCGCGTTGTCCACGGTGTCGGCGGCGTGCAGGACCCAGTCGACCGCGACGCTGGCGTCCGCGCCTCCGGCGTGCAGCTCGCCCGCGCCGTCCAGGAAGATGGTCGCGCCCTGGGGCCAGGCCCAGTTCATGACGACCACCACCAGGTGGGCGGTCGGCGGAACGCACAGGTGGTAGACGCGGTCCTCGTCCTGGCCGATGGCCCGGCCGTGCAGCAGGTACCAGCCCTCCCGGGTGAGCGGGGCGAGTTCCTGCGACGTGAGCTTGGTGAGCCGGGCGTTGGCCCGGGTGGCGCTGTCCGGCCGGCCGCTGCCGACCTTGCCCCCGGCGACGCCGGCCGCGCCCCCGATCAGCAGCGCCCAGCCCAGGCCGCCGGTGAAGGCGCCGACCAGGGCCCCGGCCGCGCCGGTGGCCACGCCGTACACGGCGGTGTTGACGACGCGCTCGGCGCGCGCCCGCATGGTGGTGCTCACCGGCGGCCTCCTTCCACGTAGCGGGGCAGGAGCTGCTCGAGGACGCCGGCCACGTACGCGGCCCACTCCGGGTCGGGGGGGCCGGCCATCTCCCGCAGGACGCTCAACAGCCGGTCGGCGGGGACGACTTGGACCCCCTTGACGGTGAAGCCGTCGCCGGAGACGGGCGCGTTGTGCATGGCGATCAGCGGGGTGACCTCTACGGTGCGGTCGGTGCCGCGGCGGGCCAGCGCGTTGTGGAGGGACTGGTCGATCTGCGACGTCTCGAACAGGACGCTGCTGATGACGCGCGGGTACTTCTTGTCTCCGTGGGCCAGCTGGTCCTTGACCGCGTGCACCACGGCGTGGCGGTGCCACAGCTTCGCGTCGACCGGGATCACCTTGCCGCTCGGCGAGATCAGGGCGATGTCCACGTTGGCGACGTCCAGGCCGGGGATGTGCCGGTCGAACAGGCCGAACCAGCCCTCCGGTGCCAGGGCGCGTACCAGTTCGGCGGTCCGGCGCTCCCCCTCGGCGCCGGCCTCCCAGTTCGCGGCTTCCTCCACGGCCTCCGCGGAGGGCTCGGCGCCGAAGCCGAAGTAGGCCCGGGTGCGGGCCCAAAGACCGGTGGGCTGGGCCGCCTGTAACGTCGCGTCGGCGCGGGCCTGCGCGGAGTTCCCGGCGCTCATCCGCTCGCCCCCAGGACCTCGAGGGCGTGCACCTGGTACAGGGTGATGCCGTGGCCGCGGAAGGCGACCTTGCCGGAGGCCCAGCCGCAGGTGCACGTCAGCTGCGCCGTGGAGTCGATGTTCTCCTTCGTCCAGGCGGGCTGGTGCTGGTGCTCCCCGGCCCACAGGCGAGAAGCATGGTCGGGGCAGCCGAAGCCGACAGCCGGGGCGGACTTCCAGCCTTCCGACTGCTCGCGGTCCTCCCCCGACCACGCCTTCACCAGGTCGACCTCGCGGGTGCAGCCGGGCAGGAAGCACACGCGCCGGGTGCTGCCGTGTTCCTCCCACTCCTTCCAGCTGGCACCGAGTCCGTTGATCAGGAGGGCGAGTGCGTCGTCGCCGAGCAGGATGCCGAGGTCGGCGATGCTGGTCGGTCGGCTCGTGTACGCGAACGCCGCCGCGGCTTCCTGCTTGGCGTCGGCAACCCACGCGTTGATGTCGGCGCCGGCGGGCTGGGCGATGTTCCGCTCGATCCGCAGGCCCACCCCCAGCGGGTGCGGCCCGTCGCCGGTCGGCCCGTGGTAGAACCCGGCAAACGCCGCCCCGTACTTCGGGTCGACGCCGTGCAGGAAGTGCAACATCCGGGCCGACAGCGCGGCGAGCTGGCCAGCGGTGGACTGCCAGCCGAAGGTTGCCGGGTTCACGGGCAGCGGCGACGCCCCGGCGCGCAGGTACATCCGGGCCAGGCCCTCGAGCGTCTCCGCGACGGAAGGGACATCCTCCTCATCCGTCTCGTGGGTCGTCAGGTCGGTTGCGTCGGTCACGGTCGCGGTGTCCTCTCGTTCGTCGTCAGGCGCCGGACGGTGCGTACGGCACCAGCGGTGTCTTGTCGTGCAGGTACAAGGGGTGCAGGGGCTGGCCGGCCTTCGTGGTGCCAAAGCAGCGCAGCGCGATGCCCCGCCGCCCCAGCCGGGCGGCGACCTGGTCGGCGCGGCCGTGCAGGCCGCCGTGCGCGCCCCACGCGGCGATCACGAGGGACGACCTGGCGACGGTGCGGTCGATGAAGGAGTCGGCCAGCGCGCCGACCGGGTCGGGGTCCGTCTTCAGCGCGGCCGGGTCGGTCGCGCAGCGGGCGAACAGGTTGACCACCGCCAGCCCGCCGGCCTTCTCACGCCGCGCGAAGGAGATGCAGCGGGTGATGGTGGGGTCGTTGTCCCGGGCGCCCGCCGTCGAGGGGTTGAGCATCACAAACACGGCGAGCGGCAAAGCCGGGTCCCACAGCCGGGTCAGCAGGTAGCGGTAGGAGCGGTCGGCGGTGAAGACCGCCGTGCCCAGCGGCCGGTCCTCGAAGCCGTGGTCCTCGTCGACGACCAGGTCGGCGAGCGGCTCGGCCACGGCGGCCGTCACTGCGGGCACCAGCCGATGTGCCGCAGCGGCCCGATCCGGTCCTCCAGCTCCTGGCGCTCGACGGCCTCCTCCCGGGCCATGACCAGCTGGATGACGGCGTCGCTGCGGGGCGAGGTCAGGTACTCCACCCATGGGTCGCCGTCCTGGTCGACGTAGAGAGCGGCGTGGCCGTCGGACGGCGGAGGCGACATCTGCGACTGCTGGAAGCGCTGAAGTTTGTCGTGGTACCTGCGGTTGTAGCGGGCGTCGGCCAGAGCGTGGTGCTGGCCGGTGGTCTGGAAGAGCAGCTGCGGTGCTCCCAGGCGCCGACGCAGGGACTCCAGATCGTCGTACGGGACGCGCGGGATGCCGGGCGCCATCGTGTTCCAGTCGTTGCCGAAGAGGCGGTGCAGATAGGCGAGGTCGTCCTTGCCGTAGTTGGCGAGCAGCTGCGCCTCGGTCTCGCCGGGGAAGTACGCCTCGACCTCTTCGGCGATCTGCGCGGCCGACCTCGCGTACTGGAAGTCCGGGTGGTCCTTGTCCCAGGTGACGCTGGTGATCGTTCCGTCGGTCCAGCGAGTGACCTTGACCGGCAGATGCGGCAGGACGTGGTCGGGGATGAACGGGTGGTCTGCAACGGCGTCGAGGTCGGCGTCGAGGTTGACGGCGTAGTAGTCGGCGGCCGGGCTGGCGTTGTCCGTGAGGGCGAGCGCCAGCAGCCCGGACAGCGCCGGGTTGCGCGGGTCGAACTCCGTGTCGAGGTAGACGAAGCGGCTCGTCATCAGGGTGGTGGCTCCTTGTCGGTTGGGGCGAAGTGGTGCTGTTCAGCGGCGGCCGGCCGTCCAGCAGTCGGGGCAGATGTCCCGGCCGGGCTTCGGGCGGTGCCACCCGCCTTCCGTACGCAGCAGGCGGCGCAGCTCGGTGTGGTTGGCGACCCACACGGGCCAGTGGCCCTCGCTGTCGCACTGGGCGTCCGGTGCGGCGGGATCCTCCTCGTCGGGGATCGTCGCGTCGCACCGGACGACCAGGTACACGTCGGCGGTCACGGCTACTTGCTGTGCTCGAGGGCGCCGTGCGGGACGTAGCCCTTGCCGTCGCAGGCGGAGCAGGCGGCGACGCTGGCCTCAGCCACCTGCTCAAGCCAGTACTCGACCTGCTGCTCCCACTCGGCGAGCGCGGCGTCGTAGTTCTCCCCGTACACGGCGGCGGGCACCGGAAGGTCGACGCTGCGGTCGACGGTGACCTGGACGGTGCGCCCGGACTTCAGCGGCTGCCCCCTGCGCCCCGTGTTCCGGACGAAGGTGGTCCTGGGCTGGTCGTAGGGAACGCGGACCGTGATGTGCAGCCCGGGCCTGTCCTTGTAGTCGACGAAGCAGTACTTCACCCGCGGCATCGCCGTGATGAGCTTCTCCAAGTGCTGCTTCAGGCCCGGAATGTGGCCAGGGAAGAGGTGCCGGTACTCCGCACGCTGGGTCAGCTCGACAGGAAGGGCAGCGCGCCACTGCGGCTCGTCCGGCGCCGGGGGCTGGCGGCCCTCGAGCAGCATGAACGGCCCCTCGTAGACGTGTTCGACGGGCTCGAGGTCCTCGGTGACGCGCTCGTACAGGCCCCAGTACTCGTCATGGTCGCCGACGCGCTCGTTGAAGTCCTCGACGCTGAGCTCGGCCGGGTACCGCGTCGACAGCGCCGTGGGGTCGCTCAGCTTGTAGCGGAGCGTCTTGGGGTTCGGCTGGTAGACGGCGGTGATCCGCTGGGCGTGCCGGTCGGTGACGTACCAGTCGCCCTTGGCGTCGACGAGCGGCACCAGGCGGTTCATCGGCTCGCCGTCGGCGAAGATGCCGCTGCGCAGTCCGGGGCGCCGCTCGGGCTCGGGCAGGTAGTACGCGAACCGGCCGTCGGGCAGGCGCAGGGCGTAGCGGGGCAGGGTGGTCACGGGTGCGTGGCCTTTCATGTCGTTGCTGGAGCCGGGGCCAGGTGGCCGCCGATGAACGCCAGGAGCTGGACGGCGAGGCAGAGCAGTTCGAGGGCGCCGGCGAGCGCGGCCTGGATGACGTAGGCGAGTGCGCGGGTCGCGTCGGCGACCGCCTCGTACGGGTCGTCGTTCCCGACGCGGCCGAGCAGGGCCACGGTGAGGGTGTAGGCGAGGACCGCCAGGCCGGCCTGCCAGTACAGGTTCGCGCCCTGCTGCGCGGCGTAGCCGAAGGCCACACGTCCGACGATCAGGCCGCCGACCGCCATCAGCAGCGGTACGAAGTAGTCGGTGAAGCGGCGGACCTGCGACGTCATCGGAGCCTCCGTGGCCGAGAAGGGGGTGGCCGCGCCCCGCCTGGGGGGGGTGGCGAAGCGCGGCCGGTGCGTGGCCCCGGGGAGTTGGTGGGGCCGCGCAGGACAGACACTAGCTGAAACCCAATACGTAAGCAACGGGTTTCAATGCTGAGGGGCGCAACCCGACCGGACCCCATGCCGGGACCCGGCCTGTTCCGCTCGAGATGCCGGCCGTTACGCGGAAGGCCCCTCGTCCGCCTTCGGCAGGGCCGTCGCCTGCTCCAACTCGCCCACGATGCGGGTCAGTTCGTTGCGATGGTGGGCCAGAGTCGACGCGAGCCGCACCGTGCGCTCGCGACCGCGCTGCTGCTCGATGTGGGGTTGCGCGAACGCGGCCAGGGCCTCGGCCGCCTCGTCGGTGGAGACGTACCGCCCCCACCCGCCGCTGCCGCTGAGCCGCCCGCCCAGCGCCTGCTCCAGACGCTTGAGGAGCGCGAGCTTCTCCTCGACGTGGGGGTTGCGGGCCGTGCCGCCCTCGTCGCGCACCCGCTGCAGCTCCGCGCGGTGCCGGTCGCCGAGTTCGTCGCGCTGGCGGCGCAGGGCGTTCATCCGCACGGTCTCGGTGTTGGTGAGCAGGGTGACCAGCAGACCCGTCGTCAGCTCCGGGGTGCGCTTGGCGGGTTCGACGAGGACCTGGAAGCGCCGGCCGCGGGCCTTGGGCACCATCAGCCCCCACCCTTCGGGCAGCTCGTCCGGCCGGGCGACGGTGGTGTTGGGCACCACGAGCCAGAACCGCGAGCTGTACGGCCACCACGCCTCCGCCTTGCCCGGGTCGCGCAACTCCCGGAGCCAGTCGGCGCGTTGGGTCTTGACCTCGCACACGTCGATCTCGCCGCCGCCCCGCGACGCCCACGTGGCGATGTGGACCGCGTCCGCCCGGCGGCCGGTGCGCTCGGGGGCGGTGACCTCGGTGAGGAACACGGCGCCCGGTATCTCCTCCCCCGGCTTGATGAAGTGGTCGCGCAGCATCCGGGTCAGCACCTCGGTGGTGACGTCCGCGATGCCGTGCCGGCCTCCCCGGCCGGGCTGCGCCGGGACCGACAGCGCGGTCTGCCCGCCCGCGGCGCTCACCGGGTGCGCTCCGGGGCTCGGGCCGGTAAGGCGGGCGGTCGCTGGGGTGTCATCGTGTCCTCTCCTTCTGTGGCGGCTGCTGGTCAGGCCCTGCCGCCCGCTCGCGGTACTCGCGGACGTCGGCGGCGTGGGCGTCCTTGCAGGGCTGGCACGGCTCTTCGCAGTGGTAGAGGTGCCGGCGGTAGGCGGCCTCGGTGCCGCACGGCTTCGTCGTACGGCGGCGCTGTCGGCGCGCGGCGGACTCGAGGCGGCACGCCTCCCGGCACGACTCGCAGGCCGCTTCCCGGCGTCGGCGGTGGCGGCGGTAGCCGCGCATCGTGCCGTGCGGGAAGTCGTCGGCCGGCTCCGGGGGCAGCAGGTGCCGTTCGGCGACGGTGAGCAGGGTGGCGACCTGCCGGTCGGTGGCGGCGATGCCCATCCGGCGGGCGGCGTACAGCATCGCGTCCAGGGCCTGTTCGTGGCCGTACGTCTCGGCAGGCGGGGCGGGTGGTGCCGGGCCGGGGGCGCGCTCGAGGAGGGCGGTCGTCATCGGCGATGCGCGGGGCAGTCGGCCACCGGGGCGTGCGGGGCGCACTCGTAGCCGTGCTCCGGGCAGGTGATGTCCTCCCAGCCCCTGCGCCAGGCCCGCTCGCTGAAGGTGGCCGGCGCCCATCCGGCGTTCGGGTGCCCGTGGCGCTTGAAGCCGAAGGCGCGCGGCTCGGTGGTGCCCGGATAGAGGGCGATGCCCTCGCAGCGGAAGGTGATGCCGTTGCGGACGTACAGGCGCTCGGGCTCGAAGAACTGCTCGTCGACGACGTCGTCGAGGTGGAGGAGCTGCCTGCCGAGGGCCTCGCGCTCCTGGTCGTCCAGGGCGAGCGCGGCGGGCTGGCCGTCGCTGGTCGTGCAGGGGATCCAGCTGGTGTCGTCCGTCCCGACCGGCGGGTAGACGTCCCTGTTCCAGCGCAGTTCGGTCACGGTGCTGGTGGTGGTCACGGCGATGGCCCTTTCGTGCGCGGGGAGTTGAGGACGAGGCCCGCTCCGGCCCGGGTGAGCGGGGCCGGAGCGGTCGGGCGGGGTGGTTCAGCCGACGCTGCTGAGGACGTTCTCGGCGAAGCGCAGCGCGGTGGCCCGGTCCATCTGGGCGGGCGGGTCCTGGTCGGTGGGCGCGGCGGCCCGGTCCAGGAGGGTGGCGAGGTGGCGCAGGGAGTTCGCGGCGGCGGCCAGGGTGGCGTCGTCGTCGCTGGGGCGGACGACCACCGCCAGGTTGTCGAGTCTGGGGTCCCGGCTGAGGCACAGCTCGCCGTTGATCTGCTCGACCAGGCCCCGGTCGGTGGCCGGGTCGCCGCTTGAGGCGAAGGTGATGCGGGCTCCCTCGTGCGTGGTGACCGCCTCGAGCGTCGCGGGGTCGACTTCGGCTTCGAAGTCCAGCAGCGCGTTGGCGGCGAGGCCGGTGAGCAGCGTGGCAGCGGTCGGCAGAGGCATGGGCGGAGCCTTTCGGACGTGTGGTGGGTGGAAGCGGCGGAACTGGTAGCGCACGGCGGCCTCGACGGCCAGGGCGACGGTCTGCCACCCGCACTTCGCGCACCAGGCGACGAACCAGGTGCCGGGCTGGGCCGGGTCGTCCGGGTCGGCGGAGGCGATGCGCGGCGTGTGGGTGCGGGTGGGGCGCCGGGTGAGGCGTCCGGCCCGTACGTCGTCGAGCGGGATCTCGAGCGCGGGTACGGAGCGGGTGGCACGGGTGGTGAAGACGTCCTTGCCGGGGAGGACTTCGGCGAGGGTGAGCTGCAGCGGGATCCCGGCGTGGTCGGTGTAGACGACGCGCATCCCGGGCTCGAGGGCGTCAGGGGTGAGCAGGAGCCGGTCGGTCGGCATCGGGAGAGAGGGTCCTTCGGGTCGGCCTGGGGCCGGGCCGGGTGCGGCCCGGCCCCAGGGGAAGGCGGACGTCCCGTCAGCTGATGGGGACCAGGAGGGCGATCCGGCCGCCCTCGGCGCGACCGGGGCCGTTGAGGAGGGCCCTGACGACCTCGGCGTCGGCGGGGCCGTCCGTGGTGCCGAGGGCGACGAAGACCTTCAGCAGGAGGCGGACCTGGTCGCGGGTGTCGTCGCTGTTGGGCGGGTTCACCCCGGCGGTGCGGGCGGCGCTCGTGAAGTCCTCGGCGGTGAGCCGCTCGATCATGGCGGGGGTGGCCTGCTCGCCGAACTCGACGTACAGGGCCATGGCCATCTCGATGGACTTGATCAGGCGGTTGTGGGCGATGCAGACCTGGCGCGAGGTGCCCTTGGGGTAGACGTCGCGGGCGGTGCGCAGTGCCGTCATGTGGGTCTCCGTCTCTCGGGGTTGAAGGTGAAGCGGGTGCCGACGTGGCTGGCGGTACGGGGGCCGGGGCCCGTGGGCCCCGGCCGGGCCGGTCAGGCGACCGGCGGGGTGATCCGCACCTCGTAGCGGTTGGCGCGGACCTGGCTGGCCGCCGCGCGCTGGTTGGAGGCGCTGACCCCGGTGAGGCTGGCCGCGTGCGCGAGGTGCAGCTCCCGGCCCTGGTCGGCGTCGGGTTCGGCGAGGGCCTTCAGCTCGGCCTCTACGGAGGCGACCTGGTCGGTCGGTACGCCGTAGCGGACCGCGCCGGGGACCGTGTAGCCGTTGGTGTCGATCAGGCGCATCTCGTGCTGCATGCCAGCTCCTTGGGTGTTTCGCGTGTCTTTGTCGGCACCCCAGACACTACGCGAAACCCAATACGTAAGCAATAGATTCAAGGGTTTCGGGGCATGCAAAAAGGCGGCCTCCGCGGGGAGACCGCCCTGGTCAGAAGCTTGCTGGCGCGGGAGGCCGGCCACCGGGGCGGGCCCCGACAGACGGCCGTCGCCGCCTCACGCGGCGTTCGCCGCCTGGTCCCGCAGGAGTTCGCTCGGCGAGATGTACACCCGCCGCCACGGCGGGGTGCGGCCTGCCTCCCGCTCCTTGGCCTTGGCCCGCTCCCAGGCTCGGGAGACCGCGGCCTCCGTCGCCTCGAGGCGCTCCGCCACCTGCGCGACCGTCAGGTCCGTCCACTCCATGAGGTGGACGAGGACCTCCCTGCGGGACGCCGCGTCCAGGATGACCGACTCCCCCAGCAGGAACCGGTCCGCGAGGTTCTCCCCCTGCCCGAGCAGCGACACCCGAGCATCGGTCTGCGGCAGCGCGGAAGGGTTGTCGATGAGGTCGTCGTCCCACGCGAGCGGCCCGTGAAAGCCAGCGGCCTGTGCCGTTCGGCGGACCCGCTCGGCAACCCAGGCCCGGATGCCGTGGTCCTCGGGACGCTCGTTCCACAGCTCGTCGTACAGCTGCACCACCGTCTTCGCCAGCGGCACCGAGGTCCGTGCGAAGTTCAGCGAGTTCCTGAAGGAGCAGTACGGTCGTCCGGCCCGCTCGGCCAGCATCGCCCGCGACCATCCGCCGACCGCGAGCGCCTCGACACGACGCCGTGTCCCGGTCGGGTCGACGGTGGCGCTGTCGGGGAAGTCCTCCAGCTTCGGCCAGAACCCCAGGACCGCCTCACCGATCTCCCGGGTGACCTTCTCCCCCGGCCCGTAGCCGTAGGTACCGGCCGTCACGTGGCGCAGCGCCTGGGGCTGAAGTCCCAGGGCCTGTTCAACTCCCTTGATCGGCATGCCCAGTTCGGCCAGCGCCCGCAGGTGTGCGCGGACCGGCTCGGCGGGCATGAACGGGTCCCACTGCCCGTAGGCGATCAGGCGCCGCCGCCGGGCGGCCCAGCGGGCGTGTGCCGCCCGCTCGGCCGGCCCGCGGGTGGGGGTCGCCGTGCTCACGCAGCCACCTCCAGCGACTGCACCGCGCGCGTGGACGTGCCGACGTGGACGCCGAGGTACTCCGCGACGTCGATGTGCCGGGCGCCGCTTCCGCGCAGGCGCCTGATCTCGTCGGCGTGGTCGTCGCGCAGCCGCTGCCACAGCGGGCGCCGGTCCCGGGAGGCGCGCCGGGCCAGGGCCTTGCCGCTGCCCCCGACCCACCACAGCGCGACCCGCACCGTGATCGCGTCCACCGTCAGGCCCTCGCCGGTGAGGATCTCCGCCATCCGCCGCGGCGCGTGACCGCCGTTGCGCAGCTTGTGCAGCCGGTAGCGCCAGCTCGGCGAGAGGAGCTGCTCGGCGCGCTCCAAGTCGGGGCGCTCACCGATGAGTTCGGCGACCTTCAGCACGCGTCGCTGGGCCTCGTCCAGGCCGCCGACCATGCCCTCCGTCTCGGCGATGCCGCCCGCGGCACGGTCGGTGAGGCACGCGACGCGGACCGGGCAGGTCAGGCAGATCTCCCGGGCGCGGGCCTGCGCCGCCGGGCCGGGCTCGAAGAAGTCGTCGGCGTTGGTGGTGTGGCAGGCGCTGCGCTGCGCCCAGTGGCTGCCCTTGGCCGCGGCGGGGCGGCCGGTGAGGACGGCGGCGGGGGTCATGCTGCTGCTCCCAGGGGGTCGAGAAGGGTGAGGTGGTCGGGGGCCATCTGGGTAAGGTCCGTGACCACGAGGACGAGTTGGGGGCCGGTCTTGAGGACCTCGCCGAGGCGCATGTCGGGGCCGATGACGCGGGTGGCGTCGTCGTCGGTGAGCACGCCGGCGTCGACGACTCCGTCGAGCGCGGCCTTCGCCGAGGGGTACCAGTTGCCCGGGTCGCGGCGACGCCGGTCCTTCGCCCGCAGGTAGCAGGTGACGTAGGCGCGCTCGAGGTGCGGCACACGGGCGACCTGGGCCGCGATGCGGGCGGCCTGCCGCAGGGCGCGGGTCCGATCCGAGCGCTGTAGGTGGTGCAGCCGCTCGTTGCTGGTCATCAGGGTGAGCCCGGTAGGCAGTTCGATGCGCCAGGTGCGCGCAGGACCGGGAGTCAGTTCCGTCACGGTCATCGGCCCGCCTCCGCTCGGGCAGCCGCCGGACGCACCTCGGGGAACTCCTGGTGGACGCGGCCGTCGAGTTCGTGGCCCGCCGCCTTCTTGCCGACGCTGTAGAGCTGGGTGAGGTTGGCCCGCTGGTGCCCGGCCCGGATGGCTTCGCCGTAGCGGGGGCCGTCCGGGTAGGCCAGGTCGCCGGGGGCGTACACCGTGCCGTCGTTGGCGAGGGTCACGCCCTGGCCGCGGGCGCCGCGCACGATCCGGCCCTCGCCGTCCAGCGGCGCCTCGAGGCCCCACTGTCCCCACTGTTTGAACCAGTAGCGCACCCCGGAGTGGGCGCACTGGTCGCGCAGGAGGCGGAACCAGTCGGGGTGCGCCGGGCGGGCACCCGGGCCGGACTCGCCGCCGGCGACCACCCAGTCGAGCCGGGGGCCGGTGACGAGCGGGTGCATCACCAGGCCGGTGCCCGTGGTGTACCCCTCGCCCAGGCCAGGGCGTCCGTCGAGCCAGTAGGTCAGCTTCCTGCGCCCGCCGTCCGGGTGCACAGGGCCGCAGAGGTCGATCGGGCCGAGCAGCGGTTCGGCGCTTATCCACCGTACGGCGGCCGGGGTCTCGAGGAGGGCGGGGATCCGCATGTCGGCCGTCTTCTGATCTTCCACGGACACGCCGAGCCAGAGGTTGGGCAGCTGCCGGAGCTGGTCGAAGGTGGCGGGGTCGCAGACGCTGGCGCCTTCCTCGATCCACTCCTCGGCGCCGCGGTGCCGGTAGGCGTCCTGGCGTGCGTGCCGCCCGACTTCCTGCCAGAACTCGCGCTTGCCGAGCAGGGACCGCATCCGGCCGTGCCGCTTGGTGAGGACCTGGTACGTGTGCCGGGGCGTCACGGCGATGACCGCGAAGATGCGGGCGATGAATTCCTCGGGAACCTGCTCGTGGAACAGGTCGCTCTGCGAGTTGACGAACACCCGCAGCGGCTTGCGCCACCTCAGCGGATCGGTGAGACGGTCCTCCACCAGGTTGACCTGGCCGGTCCAGTCGAGGCGCCCATCGGTCGTGTGGACGGTTCCGGCGTACGCCGCTGCGATCTTCGGGTTGGGGTTGTAGGTCCGGATGTTCGCGGTACGGATCGCGTAACAGCCGTCGCAGCCGGACGAGACTCGGGTGCAGCCGATGATGGGGCCCCACGTCTTGTTCGCCCACTCAATGGCGGTGTTCGTCGACACGGCTGTCCTCCTCCTTGGGGAGTGTGTGGCTCAGGAACGAGAGGTCGAGGTCAGGCCGCGGGTGCCACAGGCTGAGCGAGCCGGTGTAGGGGATCGGCTCGATGGCGCGCAGGTCGGCGATCTGCCAGTGGAAGATCGGGTCCAGGACCGTGGGGTCACCCCAGGGGGCGCAGCAGCCGCCCTTCTCCTCGTGGCATTCGGCCAGCCGTCCGTACGCGACGATCGCGCCAGTGACGAAGTCGTCGAGGTCGGGTACGTCGGGAAGCGCGGTGATCCGCGGATCGCTCAGGGCGTCGCGGTCGACCTTCTGGCCGGCGTGCAGCAGCACCGTGGCGCCGAGCAGGGCGGGCGGGATGGGCCAGGTCCGGTTCTCGATGTTCTTGCCGCCTGGCTGCAGCAGCGCCCAGGGCCAGGGCTGTTTTACCGTCAGGCCGCGTACGGCGGGGGCGAGTTCAGGCATGGGTGAACTCCCTGGCTGCGTAGGCGAGCAGCTGCTCGGCGGTGTCCTCGGTGACGTACAGCCGGGTGCCGATCTGCGCCGGGGTGAGGCCGAGGTGGGCGAGCGCGACCGCTTCGGTCGCCCAGACCCGCACCCGGTCGGCGACCGGCACGTAGGAGCGTCCGACGCTCAGGGCTTGGCCCTTGGCGCGCTGCGCGTGGCGATCGCGGTGGGCGTCGTACGCCGTGACGCAGCGGTGGCAGTAGCAGCCGTGCGTCGGGACCCCGGCGGTGGTGCCGTGCCACTTCTCCTTGCCGGTGTACAGGCTGCGGCCCTCGCGGGATGGGGGCAGCCAGTCCTCCGCCAGTTCGGTCACCTTCCGCGGGGCGCTGGCCTCGGTGACCTGCTCGGGGCACGGTTGAGGGCAGCCCGCGCACAGCGTGGCTGCCGTACGGCGGGCGGCGGCCTGGGCTTCGGACCCCTCGTCCTCGAACAGGGCGTCCCACACGTCGAGTCGGTCCGTGCACGGCAGGGTGACGGCGACGGTCGCGGCCGTCACGATCGCTTCCCGTGGGTGCACGTGCCCTGGAAGCAGGGCAGGGCACGCTCGCGCCACTCCTGCTTCGTCAGGCGCTCCATGGTCCATCCTTCGGCCGCTTCCCGGCGCCGGTCGGCGACCTTGGGGACGAACTGCTTGTGGGCGTCCTCGGCGAGCGGGCCGATCTCGTCGACGTAGGAGGAACTCTGGGCGCAGCCCTGGGGGTCGAAGCGCACCCAGTGATCGCTCCCAGTGGCGGTGCTGGTCGCGCTGGTCACTGCTCACCGCCCGGCCGCTGAGGGCTCTGGCTGTTCTGCAGCGCCTCGATCTCCTTGTCGAGGCGGATCCCCTCGAGGCCGGCGACCTCTTCGCCGAGGGTGAGCGCGGCGTCCATGGTGTGCGCGTACGCCGCGGCGGCGCCGAGGTCGCTGATGTAGTGCCAGTCCCCGTCGTGCCAGGCCCGCTTGCCGGTGAAGGCGCCGTCGGTGATGGCCCAGCGGTCGTCGTACGGGCCCGGGCCGCGCTCGACGGTCACCTCGGCGTACCCGCCGAGCCGGTTCTTCACCGGGATCCGGAACTCGCGCACCAGCTGCAGCCGGGCGTCCAGCTCCTCGGCGCGGTCGGCGAGCCAGGCGATCGACTCGGCGAGGGGGGCGTCCGGGTCGGTGGGGACCCGGCGCGGCTGCCCGGCCGGGGCGATCACCTCGCCGACGGCGTCCAGCGTCTGCTCGGCCGTCTCGGCGCGCTGGTGCTGCTCGGCGACGATGTCGAGCAGGCGGGGGACGTCGGTGCGGGAGTGCGCCATGAACGTGCCGTCGGACAGGAGCTGCGCGTAGTCCTGCTCCTCGGTCCAGTCGTCATGGTCGTCGATGTTGTCGATCGGTTCCTCGTCGAGGCGGGCGATCTGACGGCGGCACCGGTAGCCGGTGTCGGTCTCCTGCAGGCCGGCGACCACCTCGACCATCGTGCCCTGGTCGTAGACACCCCAGTCGCCGTCGGTGGCGGCGGCCTGCCGGGCGTCGACCTCGGTGAGGTAGGCGGCGTGCCGGGCGGGGTAGGTCCGGGAGTTCTCGGTCATGCGGTGAGGTCCTCGTCTCCGGTGCACTCCTCGGCCTCGCGGCGCACCGCCGCCAGGTCGTCGGGGTGCTTGAGGGGCTTGGTGTGGATGTGGTCGTGGCGGCAGCGGCTGCGGGCGTGCAGGCAGCCGTCGGTGAAGTGCAGGTCGGTGAAGTCGTCGACGAGCGCGATGGCGTTGCCGTCCTCGTCGCCGGTCCAGTCGCCCGGCTCGACGGGCACGTTGTCGTGGCCGGCCGTGCCCCAGACGAGCGTGGTGTTGGTCCACGCCTCGTATGCGGCGGCCTGGCCGGGGCTCTGCTCGGACAGGTCGGGCGTGGGGGCCTCGAGCGGGTTGAGCGGGCCGGCCTGGTCCACGCGCAGGCGGGCGGCGAAGTCCGCGCTCGCGGCGGCGGTCAGCAGCGCCAGGCCGAGCTCCTGAAGCGCGTATGGGTCGCCCTCGATGGCGCCGAACGGACCGGTGACGACTCCCTGGTACATGCCGTGCTGGCCGGGCCGGGTGTCGACCTCGTAGTGCTCGTCCCGGTCGGGGTCGAGCGCGGTCACGGAGATGGTGCCGTTCATCCCTCTCCCCCGCTCGGGCTCAGGGTGCCGGAGCGGCCGGCGTCGATGACCTTGGCCGCGGCGGCCACCTCGGAGGCGATGTGCAGTTCCTGGGCCAGGCGGGCGAGTTCGGTGGCGTCGCCCTCGAGGACGACGCCGCCGAAAGTCAGCCGGCCGAGGTAGTTGCCGTCCCAGTCCGGGACCGTCTCGGCGTCGATGGCGGTGTCGTCGTGCAGGCGGACGTAGACCGGGGCGGGCTGGCTCGGCTTCGGCATCAGCAGCCGGTCGGCGAGGCGCTGCAGTTGGTGCTGCAGGCGGCGGAGCAGGCGCGTGTACATGGGGCGGTGATCTCCTCGGCGGTCAGGCCCGGCCGCGGCGGGTACGGAAGGCGGTCTCCACACGGCGGTCGAAGTCCAGGCCGGCGCGGTAGCCGTCGGCGTACTCGGCGTCGGCGAACTCCGTGATCCAGGCCAGGCGGACGGCGACGACGTCCGCCGCGGTGTTCGCGGCGTCGTCGCGGCCGGCCTCCAGGCCCGAGACGTACGGCGGCAGCGCGTCGACGGCGGCCGGGGCGGTGGTGGTGTTCACGGTCGGGGTGCTCATGGCGTGGCTCCTGTGTCGGCTTCAGGGGCGGACGGTGTGGTTGGCCAGTCCGCGCGCCCAGGCGAGGCGCGCGCGGTGCAGGTCCGGGTCGGTGCGCAGGGTCGAGGCGGCGTCGGCGATGTACACGGCGGCGACCTCGCGGTCGAGGGAGGCGAGCTGCAGCTCCGTGTGGCGGGCGGCCTGGAGCGCGGTGGCCTGGTCGACGGGCTTGGTGTGGTCGAGGGCAGCCAGGTACAGGGACATGACGGTCCGGCAGGTGCCGGGGGTGGTGCGTCGGGCGGTGAGCATGGCGGGGTCTCCTGTCCGCCGGTGCTCGGGTCGGCCGCCGCTCGGCCGCCGACTCGGGCTCCGGTCAGGCGGCGGCCGTGGCGGCCTGCGGGTCGAGGGCCTCGGCGGTGCGCAGCAGGCGGCCCATCACCTGGGTGCGGGTGGGCGGCTGCGCCTGCCGGAACGGGGCGGTCGCGGCCCAGTGGGAGACGCGGTCGATGACCTCGTCGGGGCCGTCCGTCTCTGGCATGGTCACCTCGGGGCCGAGGGCGTCGTACACGGCGCGGATCGCGGCCATCGCCCAGGCGCTGCTCTTGATGGCCTCGGTGGCGGCGACGGTGTCGGTGCGGAAGACCTCCGGCAGGACGCAGGTGGCGCCCTGGTACAGCGCGGCGCAGAGGTCGAGGGAGCCGTCCGGGCCGACGTAGCTGTCGTCGCCGGTGTACAGGCCGTGCTTCTCGATCAGTTCGACGGCGCGGCGCAGGTGGTCGGCGGTCTTCATGGCGGGGCCTCTCCAGCCGTGGTGGGGCGGACGTGCGCGGTTGGTGCGGCCGGACGCGCGGGTGGGTGCCGCCGCGCGTCCGGCCTGGAGGGTCCGGCTCGGCCCCCGGGATCCCCCCGGGGGGTGGAGGCTCAACCGGGCGGGGCCGAGCCGGAGTTTGGGTGGGCCGCTAGTCCCAGCGGGACTCGAAGGTGGTGTCGTCGCGGCCGTAGTTCTCGTCGTTGGCCAGGGACCAGGCGTGGGCGTGCTCGCCGCAGAGCGTGAGGCCCTCGGCCTCCTTCGCGTGGTCCGCGTTGAAGATCAGGCCGCATTCGTTGCACTCGGCGATCTCGGCCGTCGCGGGGAGGCTGATCCGGGCGTTCTGTGCCGCCTGCTGCGCGATCGCCAGCCGCTCGACCTTGTCGCTGAGGCCGCCGTCGACGGTGGCGGCGCCGCCCTCGTAGCCGAGGAGTGCCATCAGGGCCCAGTGCAGGTCCTGGTCGTCCTTGCTGAGCTCGGCCAGGTTGCGCTCGGCGGGCAGCCCGATCGTGCGGTCGGGGGCTATGACAGCCATCGAATCCTCGATCCGTAGCGGGGGTGTTCTCTGTCGGCGCTCCAGACACTACGGGAAACCCAATACGTAAGCAAGGGGTTTGGATTGGGTGGACATGAAGAAACCCCCTCCGGGACTCCGGAGGGGGCGGTCGGGCGGCGGCAAGCCTACGAGACGTCAGGGAGCGGGCCAGGAGGGCGGGTTGGACCGGCTAGCTGTCCGCCTCCGCGTTCTCGTCCTGGCGCTCGCCGTGCAGGACGAGCATGTCGGACAGGGACACGAGGTGCCGGCGGCCTCGCTTCCAGATCCTCACGCCGGCGGCCTCCGCGTCGCGCCTGAGCGTGGAGTGCGAGACGGGATGACCGGTCGGCTGGAAGAACGCGGCTGCGGTGAAGAAGTCGACGAGGTCGTCCGGCGGAGGGGTGGGGGGCTGGGAGGACTGCATTACATAACCCGTCATCAAGTCCGCGGCCCGCCCGGGCTGGCGGGCCGCGTAAGGGGCATCGGCTGGGTGCTAGCTGGCGATCCGCTGGACGCGCCGGCTCGCGCGCTCGGCAGCGAGCTGGGCCAGCGTCCACATCCGCGGCTGCCCCCGATCGGCGCAGTAACGGTTGACGCACATGGCGGCCTTGTGCGTGACCACCCAGATCAGCCCCCAGGTGCGGCAGGCCGGGCAGGGCTCGCGCCGGATGACCTCGGTGTCCCCCATCAGCAGCGCCGAGGAAACGGCGTGCCGCCACTCCATCGCGACCAGGTACTCCTGCCAGTCGATGCCGAGGTCTTCGGCCTGGACCCGGGCCCGCTCGTACGCGGCGGCGCGGCTGGGCTGTCCGGGATCGACGGGCTGCGCGGGGGCTTGGCGGGCCGCTGCGATGAAGTCGGCGACCTCGCCGTCACAGGCGGCCAAGTGGTCCAACACCAGGGTGTTGGCTGGGGCGTTGCTGTGGACCCGGGTGGCTGAGCGGCCGAGACTCGGTCCGGCGGCGGTCGAACCCGCGCGCTTCCAGTCGGCGCTGTCCAGTTCGTCGAGAAGGTCCGCTGGCTCCTGAACCCCGGTTTCCGGCCGCGCAGCCGCTGGCCCGATCATGTTCCCCACCCCCATGGAGCGCCCGGCCCCGGGGCGTGCAGAGGGACGCGGCAGGGCGGAGCTACGCAATGATCTGTAAGCGTTCTCTAAGCAGCCATCATGTCACGGGCACATGCGTTCGGTAAGAAATTACCTGCGCGTATTCAGCACTGGCCTGCACTGTTACAGAACGGGGACAAGACGTGGCCTCATCGACCTGACGGGGAGTCCCCCACGAAGTCCGGTGCACGGACCGCCTCAACGGCGAGCCCCGACAGATAGGTCGCCTGCGAGTCGCTCAACACGCCGGCGGCGCGGGCCCCGTCTATCAGCAGGCCGAATCCAGCCGCCGTGATGCGGTGCGCCTCGGCCGTGGCCGGGTCGGTCAGGGTGCGACCCATGTCCCCGAAGATCTTCTCCCACCAGGCGGCGACCTGGAGGTCGGTGGGACGACCGTCGCCACCGGCGCTCGCCACCGGCCGGAGCGGGATCACGGCTGCCTCCGGGGAAGGCTGGCGGATCACGCCGTGCTCCTTGCCAGGTTCGTCTCGCGCGGCCAGGCTGGGGCCCATTACTCCACCTTCTTCCGGCAGGCTTCTTCGGGTTCACACGGTTCGGCCGCCGGTGGCCTCCGTGCCGAGCCAGAGTGTCAAGATCCACCTGGATGCACCAGGGGGCAGGGTCAACTTGTCAACAAAGTGATGTTCGGGGCAAGGACCTCGTGACGCTCTCCGGCAGATATGTGGGGGCGCCCCCACGTACGTGAGCTGCCGCGTCCGATGTTGCCGACAAAGAACACGCACCGCCGTACGAAGGGGCGCCAGAGACCCACCAGGGAGGTGCGCACACCCCCCGGTGACACGGGGAGTGTATCGCGCGTTGGTTCCAACCAACACTGATCTTTGGTTTTGTGATGGTTGAGAGTGGGGAAACACGGCGAACACGCCGCCCGGCCTCTCCCCCGGCCGCCGGAGTGATTGCCCCGCAATCACCGAACTCCCCGCCCTTGCCGCGGACTGCGCCACGGCCCGGCCGCCGAAACGACCGGGCCGTGGCGCGTGCGTGATTGCGGGGCAATCACTTCCTCGTCCTGCAGGCGACGTTCGCCCCTCTCCCCCCGTGGGTGATTGCCCCGCAATCACCCGCCTACTTCGAGATCCGCTTGAATCCCAGGCCCTTGGCCACCGAGAGGTAGTCGGCGGTGGCCTCGCCGGCGCGGTCGAAGTAGAGCAGCGGCTTCTGGTGGGCGTATGACTCCGGGATCTTCGTCGAGCGGCGGATGCCCGGCAGGACCAGGTCCCCGTATGCCTCCTCCACCATCTTCTTGCCGTCGTCCCAGACAGCTCCCTGGGAGCGGGTGGTGGGAACGTCCACCAGGAGCACGCCGACCAACTCGGCGTGGGCTCCGTACTCGCCCCAGGTCTCCTTCACCAGCTCGATCTTCTGCTCGATGCGGGTGAGGCCGCGGAGTTCCTTCAGGCCGGGCTTGATGCATGCGACGATCTCGTCACTGGCCAGGATGGCGCCGATCACGACCAGGCCGAGGTTCCCGGGGCAGTCGATGATGATGACGTCGTAGTCGCCCTTGATGGGGGCGAGCAGGTTCTTCAGCCACAGCTCGCGGGCCATGGCCGTCGTCAGATGCTGCTCGGCGTTCTCCATCTCGTGCGATCCGAGCACCAGATACAGGTTGTCGATGACCTTCGTGTCGGGCCCGCCGAGCGGACCGGCGAGGGCCGGCACGATCGCCTCCGAGAGCTTCACGCTCTTGTCGGTGAGGCAGTCATAGATGGTCTTCTGGTCCTCGAGCTGGTCGGGGAAGGCGTAGCCGAGCTGGTACGACGCGTCGCACTGGTCATCGCCGTCGACGACCAGAACCTTCCAGCCGAACTCGGCCAGCTGCGCGCCGAGGTTCACGCCTGAGGTGCTCTTGCCGGACCCCCCGACCTGGTTGGTCATCGAGATGATCCGGGGAACGCGTTCTGCCTGGACGGTCATGGAGATCTCCACAGTGATTGCCCCGCAATCACGCACGGGATCCTGGCGGGGGAGTGGCGGAGCACCAGGAGGCATCGTGCCGGCGTGTGAAGGGCTGAGTGAGTACGAGTTCCTGCCGTGTCGTCCGCCTGAGCCGTCAGGTCCGCTGACGGAACATCGGGGAGTGAAGTGATTGCCCCGCAATCACCCGCGTGCGCGGGGCCGACGCGGTGAGAGCGTGGCAGGCACGGTAGGAAGGGGAATGCTGGGGCGCACGTTATCGCGCCAGGCAGGAAAAACGCCAGTCGCCCCGCCGAGAAATCACTCGACGAGGCGACTCGTGGAAAGCGGCGGCGCTTCAGTCGCTCAGGATGAGCTCCTGCAGCTCCTCGAACTCGGCAGGGGAGAGGCGCTCCTTGAGACCGGTGTAGATGTCCTTCACCGTGGTCACGGCGATGACGCCCCGGTCCGAGACCGTGGCAACCGTCCCCGCAGGCTGCTGATTCTCCGTTTCGGCGGACGACTGCGCACCCCCGTTGGAGCCGGTGGTGGTGGTATCCGGCAGGTTCTGTGGCGGCTCTCCGGTTCCCGTCTCGGGCTTCTCGGAGGAATCCCCGGTCTGCTCGCCCTCCCCTGTCTCGGTGTTCCGCTGGGAGGGGAACGTGTTCTGCTCGGTGCCCGCGGGCTTGTTCTCCCCGCCGCCTTCAGCGCCGTTGCCGGACTCCTGCTGCTGGCCGGTGCCGCCGTCCCCAGTGGTCTCCGGCTGGGACTGCTGCGCGGAGCCGCTCTCGCCGGCCCCGGTCTCCTGCTGGTTGGTGCCGGACTCCGGCTCCTTGGTCTGCTCGGACGGAAGTTGCTGCTGCTCCAGCGGCACCTTGCTCTTGACGATGACCTCGGCGTCGTCGAAGGACAGCGTGCCGTCGACGTACGCCTGCTGGAGGTCCTCGCGCAGGCCGGCGAGAACGGTGGCGGCCTCCTTGATGGGCAGCAGCCGTTCCCCGCCGAACTCGAACTCGAGGCCCCGCTGCCGGCACCAGTGGTCGATGACCGCCTGCTGCAGCGGCTCGATGAGGCTCAGGAGCTTGATCTTGTGGGAGATGGCCGTCTGCGACGTCCCCTTCCCGAGGCGCTTCGCGAGCTCCCGCTGAGAGATGCCCAGCTCGTCGAGCGCAGCCTGGTAGTCGGCACCCTGCTCAATGGGGTCCAGTCCCAGCCGCTGCTCGTTCTCCTTCATCGCGGCGATCCGCAGCGAGCCGTTCTCCGACACGGTCTTGCGGATGAAGACCGGCACCTTCTCCAGCCCCCGCAGTTTCGCGGCGGCCAGTCGGCGGTGGCCGTGCAGAACGACGAAGGGCTTGCCGGACTTCGCGACGTGCTCGCGGTGCTTCGGATAGTGCTTGACGTACGCCTCGGCAGTGACGACGGTCAGCGCCTGGACGACTCCGTCTTCGTCGTAGGAGTCGGCAAGCCCCTCGACGTTACGGAGCCGCTTGCGGCCGTTCTCTGGGCTGGGCAGCAGGTCCTCAACGGGAAGTTCAGACGTCCCCTTGTTGAACAGGCGCTGTTGTTCTGCTGCCGCTCGGTGGGTACCGAGACTGACGTTGTTTGGCATTCCGGCCATCGGGTCTCCGGGGGAGGTGGTGCTGATGTAGTGGGTCTCAGCCGCGAGCTTATCCGTCGGCACGGGGCGGCCGGAGGGGTGGCGTCCGATACGGGCGCGCACTGTGTCCGAGATGAGCAGAAATGCACCCTGCGGCGGTGGGTCCGGCGGGAAGTCGTGGACGGCGCAAGGTGATTGCGGGGCAATCACTGCGGAGCGAGATCGGCGGCCTCGGCTGGCTCGTCCGCGCTCAGTATGCCCTCTGCAGCGGCGCGTTGGGGCGCAGACACCGCGACGAGGTAGACCGGCTCCTGGAATATCTGCTCCGGGATGGCCGGCCGGGGGTAGGTGTCGCGCGGCCGGGGTGATTGCGGGGCAATCACTGCACCGGGACGGCGGGGGTCATGCAACGGCGCGTTCTGCACTCGGGGTCCTTCTCTCTCGGCCCGCGTCATCAAGGCGCGGGGTCGCTGGGTGTGGAAGCACGGGCTGCGGCGGCCTTCTGCCGCCGGGCCTCTCGCAGGGCCCGGGCGTGGGTGTCGGCCTTGCGCGCCCTGTCCTCCTCGAGGCTCTGCTGCAGGTACTGCGCCTCGACGTGGTCGTCCGGGTCCGCCTGGATCCGCATCCGGGTGAGCGGCACGTACGGGGTGCCGCGGGCCGCGTCGCGCTGGGCCTTCTCTTCCCGCAGCCGCTCCCGGACCTGGGCGTAGTCGGACGTCGGTTGAGTCCCGGGCGGCTGGGAGCGGGTCGGCGGGGAAGGCGCGGGCTCGGCAGCGGACGGTTCCGGTGCGGACGCCGGTCGGTGGACTCCCTTGCGGACCTTGATGGTGGTGAGCGTGCCCGGCTTCAGCGCACGGTTCACGTCGTCGCACAGCTGCCGGGAGACCAGTGACAGCATCCGTGCCCAGGAGTCCGACTCGCACACGACGGTCAGGGTCTTCGTCGTCTCGTCGTACTTCACGGCGTGCCAGTGGGCTGCGCGGTCCTCGCCGATGATCGACGGCCACTGGTTGAGGAGGCTGCCGCCGTCGGCGGCTTCTTCCCAGCCGTTGTCGACGAGCCACTGCTTCCAGATGCTGCCCAGGGACAACGGGTCGCGTCCGTCGTAGCGGCGCCGGCGTATGGTCCGCTTCGGCTTGGGCGCCTGCTGATTCCCCTGCCGACGGGCCGCCTCCTTCGCCTGGCGCAGGGCAATGCGTGCCAGGTCGGCACCGCTTGCGGGAGGCACATCCGTCGTCATCGCGCCCCCGGGAGTGATTGCCCCGCAATCACCTCGGCCGACGCGGGGGAGGGTGATTGCCCCGCAATCACTCCGGGCCCGGCCTCCGGGTCGCCCTCCAGGGCTCGAGGTGATTGCGCGGCAATCACCGGCGGCGGGGCTGCGGCCAGCACGGTGGGGCAGCGCCACTCGCTCCGGCAGGCCGAGCACACGGTCCGCCCCTCGGTTTCGACGGGGACGTGCAGGGCGAGCGCGGCACGCAGGCGGCCCAGTTCGGCGAGAAGGTCGTCCAGATCAGGGTCCGTTATCGAGCTGGCCGTGAGGTGGCGGGACATGTGGAGTCTCTCCTGACGCGCTGTCAGTGCAGGCGGATGCGGGGGTTGTTGGCGTTGGCGTGGAGCTTCTGGCACAGGTCGACCAGCTCCGGCCCGTACAGCGCGACCGCGACCTGCGGGCCGGCCAACTCGTACGTGGCCAGCACCAGCCCGGGGTCGCCGTCGTACTTGTAGGCGGCCCACGCCTCGGCCCGCATTCGCTTACGGGTCTCTTCGTCGAGGTCCTCGAGGCCCGCACACTGCGGGTAGTCGTCGTCCTCGGCCTGCCGCTCGCGGGTCTCCTGCACCGCCGCGGCGAAGTCGGGATTCGGCGCGACCGCGTTGGCCCAGTCCTGCTGCAGCTGGGCATCGCCTTCGCGGACGGCCCGCTCCCGCAGCAGCCAGCTAGCGATGTACGTGTGGGGCCGGGTCGGCCGCCAGTCCAGGCCGGCCACGACCGAGGGCGAGATGTCCCGCAGCCAGACGTCGACCTGCTGCTCGGTGCATCCCTCGGCGAGCTTGTCGACCAGCACCCACGACAACTCGCTGATCTTGGCTCGCTGGGTCCAGTTGTGCAGCGGGCGCAGTCGGCGAGCGAGACGGTCGGCGGCCTGGAACAGGGCAGCGGTCACCTTGTGGCCCAGGGTGCTCGTCTTCGGCGGCTTGATCCTCGAGGCCCGCGCGCTGCGCGTAGCTTTCTCTTTCCCACCATCAACATCAGCAGGTACGTGGGCGGAACCACCACGAGAAGGGGGCGCAAGGCGCCCCGCAGCCGACTCCTTCGCCTTCGCCACAGCCTGCTCCCGGCCGGCCTCCGTGAAGCCGATGACCGTCGCCTCGTAGCCGGTGCCTCGTAGCCGGTGGCCCTTGGCGGCGTCGTACGCGAGCGGGATGGTCGCGCCGTAGATCGTGGCGGTGGCGGTGTACTTCCGGCCCGGCAGACGCAGGTTGCGCTTGGAACCGTGCTCGAGCCAGACCAGGGCGCCGAGTTCGCGGAGGTACGCCACGTGCCGCTTCACCGTGGACTTGTCCACCTTCAGCTTGGCCGCGGTGCCCAGGAGGTCGTACAGGACGATGCCCCGCCGGTAGTCCATGCGGGCGGCCAGGTCCATCGCCACGCGCATTGTGGTGAGGGTGGCCTTCGGGTGGAGCTTCGCTTCGAAGATCAGCCAGTCCAGCGCGACCAGCCAGTCGCGCGGCTCGCAGCGGCGCGAGGCGGTGTGCATGACGTCCTGGGCGCTGCCGCGGACCAACTCGAAGCGGTCGCGCGCGGCCTCGGCCGACGGCGTGGAGGGGTCAGGTTTGGGCGCAGATGTGTCGCCCGCAGGGGTGGTGAAGGGCTCGACACTCCCCATTTGGGCAGGGTCGAGCTGACAAACGGCAGCGCTGTGCTGCATTATGGGCTCGTCGTCCTCTCCGGAGGGCGGCAAAACGAGACCCCTCCTGGGGGCTCATTTGCCTTTCGAAGCACGAAGGGGGCGTGAAAACGGCCTCTCGGAAGTGCTTCTGAAGGTGGGTGTTTGAGCAGTAACCCGCCCCTGTGATGGGCGGTGAAGTCCCGAACGGCCGAGTAGCGACCGGGCGATCGGGCCCTAGTGGGAAGTGCAGGCGGGCACCTGAACTGACCACCGTTGGAAGTGGCCGCGCGTGGCTCGACTGGTTGACGGGCAATCAACTGGTCGGCGAACAGCGGCCGGCGGAGGGTTCCGTGATTGCGGGGCAATCACCTCCGCGGCAGACCTACGTCATGCCAGCCCCCCTTCGGGGGAGGACCTGGCCATCCCTTTTCCGCTGCGAGATCACGCCGAAGACGGCGCCGCCGGTGCGGAATCGAGGAAGAAGAACAGTCCGAGACATGCCAAGACCTGCCCTCGGGCGTGGCGCGTATGCGCTGCCCGGGTGGGTCCTCATGTGCCGTGCACTGGATGCACGGGTACGATGGCTCATGCCTCGGCCGTCCCAACACGGTCTCGGCGCTTTTTCGGCCCTCGTTACCCCGGCGTCCACTCCGGGGGTGGCGGGGGCCATAAGCGTTTTCGGACTAGTGCGGCCACCGGATCCGTGATCCCCAAATATGGCCAGGGCTGAGCCTACCTCTGCGACCGCGTGGATTGCGACCACCTTCACTCCGACGTGTCGCATCGACTTTTCGCAGGTGTTCACGGCGTTTTCCTTCCTGTCAGGCTGCCGCAGCGGCAGGGGCGTTGGTGGTGTCGCCGGTCGCGGCGCGACGGCGGTTGCGGGCCTGGGTGCCGGCGGCCCGGCAGGGCTCGCAGGGGCAACGGCGCTTGGTGTAGCTCGACTCCGTGCCGTGCTGGTCGACCTGGAGCTCCGGCCCGGCCGCGCGCCGCGCCTGCTTGCCTGCTTTCTGAGCGAGCGTCAGGGCTGCCGCGAACACCGAGTCGTGCTGGCGCAGGTTGTACACCGGGGTCCTCGACAGCCCGGCCGATGCTGCGGCCTCGGCCACCGTGGCACCCCGGCTGATGTCGGTGAGCAGCTGCTCGATCTGCTCCGGGTTGGTCAGGGCCGGCGGCCGGCCCCGGCCGCGCCGCACCGGTACAGCGGGTGCGGCGGTGCGCGGCTCGTCGTCCGCGGGCGCCGGGCGCAGGGGGAGGAGGGCCGTCGTCACGCGGCGGCCTCCAGCTCGGGGCCGGACGGCCGCTCGCCGGAGATTCGCTTGGCGGCCTCCTCGAGGAGCGCGGGCACCGTCAGCTCGTCGGAGTGGAAGCCGAGCTGCTCGCACATCTGGGCGTACACCCAGCGGACGTTGGGGTAGGGCCGCTTCATCGTCTCGGCCGCGGCCCGCAGGTCCGGCTGCTCGGCCAGGGCCTGCAGCAGTGACGCCTGCGCCGGGGAGGGCTCCCAGTTCTCCGTCGGCTGGGGCCGCTTGTCGCCCTGGCGGGCGAGCCGGGCGCGCCGCTTCTTCTGTGCCCGGCGCTCCGCACGGCGTTCGTCGGCGGTCATCCCGCCCCACACGCCGTCGGACTCCCACCATCCGCTGCCGCCGAGGGCGTAGGCGCGGCAGGCCGCCAGGACCGGGCAGCCGCTCAGGCAGACCTTCTTGGCGTCCCGCTCGTTGGCGGCACCGGGCGTGTAGAAGAGGTCCGGGTCGATGACGAACTCGCCGAGTTCGTCGGTGACCGCGCACAACCGCAGCGGCCAGTTCGGGTGGGCTTCGAGTTCGGAGAGGGCGGCGTTCTGGTCGGGGCTGAGCATGTCGATCCTCACTCCTCGCGGGCCTGCGCCCGGATAATCACGTCGGTGGCCTCGGCGACGACGAGCGTCGCGGCCAGCTCGGACCGGGTCCGGCGGTGCACAGCACGCTCGAGGACCCGCTCCAGCCGTTCGCCGGCCAGGGCCTGGTCGACCCGGCGGCGGTGCCACCACAAGACGGCAGCACCGGTGAGCGCCGCGGCGGCAAGGCAGCGGATGCGCATGGGAGTTCACCTCCGTCCACGGCGCGGTCGGGGCCAGGGCGACCCGGCGGGCGGCGGTCATGCCGCCAGCCCGAGGGGTTCGAGTTCCTGGCCGGTGATGAATTCGAAGGCCATCGCCCCCAGGTCGCGGGCGATGTTGCCGGTGACGGCATTGCCGACCATCGAGATCAGCTGCTTGTCGCGGTCCTGCTTCTTCTCGGCGGTGGCGATCAGCTCGTAGTCGGCGGGGAAGGTCATGGCGACCTTCCGTTCGTCGATCGTCACGAGCCGGGCGTGCCGATCGCGGACGTCGGCAGCGGTTCCGCTGACCCACAGGTGGTGGTTGCCGCCTGCGGTCAGCGTTGACAGGGGCCGGCTGGTGGGCCGGTGCGTGGAGCCGCCACCCCGCAGCTCGGCGATGAACGGGGCGCCGCCGTACTTGAGGTGCCCGTCCTGGATCTTTCGCCAGGTGTTCGCGTTGTGCGGGCGGAGGTAGCGGTCGCCGATCAGCGGGCCGGGGTTGGAGAAGTCCAGGACCTCGGCGATCGGGCGCAGCGCGTACGGCTCCAGGTCCACGGTGGCGCACGCCTTGTGAGGGCAGCGCCAGGTGTACTGGGAGATGTACTTGCCCCACGGCCGCTGCGGCGAGCAGGAGTCCGTCAGCTTCCAGCTCTGCAGCGCCTGCACCTTCCCGTGCCGGGCGCACACCACGAGCGGGCGCATCCACTTGTCGAAGTTCGGCGTGCGGCCGACGGACTCGTGCCACAGCACGACGTACATGCGGTCCCGGCTGGTGTGCGCGGCCGGCCCGTAGGCGGCGGCGTGCGCAGAGTTCGCGTAGACGATGCGGTGGCGGTAGCCCCACGCACGCAACTGGGCGAGCCACGCGTTGAAGGCGGCGCCCTTGTTGTGCTTCGGCCCCCACAAGCGAGCCTCGACCACGTTCTCCACGACGATGAACAGGTACTGGTGGAACTCAGCGAACCTCGGGACACAGTGCATGGTGGCCCGCGAGCGGATGGCGGTTTCGTCGGCGCCGGTCGTGGAGAACAGGCCGTCGACGAACTCGCCCTGCAGCCGCGGCTGGCCCTGCGCGACGGTGTGGTGAGTGCATTCCGGGCTCGACCACAGCGCGTGGGTCCGCGGCCACGCCGACGGCACCACCTGCGAGAGGTCTGCCAGGTGCACCCGGACATGCTGGTGGTTGGCCTTGTAGGTGGCCGTGCAGTGTGCGGCGTGGTTGCCGGCCTGGACGACGACCGTGCCGGGCACCTGCTCGAGGCCCCCGGGCACACCCCCGCCCCCGCCGAACTGGTCGCTCCACGTCACGGCGAACGCTGCCATCAGGCCGCCTCCGCTCGCCGGTTGGCCCGCGCGAACGCCTGGTCGACCGCGGCCTTCGTGACCCCGATCCGCTCGGCGGCCTGCTGCCGGGTGTACCCGCACGTCTCCATCAGCCAGGAGATGTCCTCGACGAGCGCGGCCGTCCGGGTCGCGCGGGCTCCGAGGTCGGGGACTGCCGCCGGGTCGTCGATCGACTCGTCGTCCCAGGCGAGGGGGGAGGGCCATCCGGCTGCCGCGGCGCGCGCCAGGGTACGGGTGATGCCGCGGGCGGTGGCGCCGAAGGCGCGCGGGTCCGCGTTCCACGCCCGGTCGTACAGGGCGGCCACCCGCTGAGCCATGCCCACGGTGACGGTGGCCTGGCTGAGCATGGTGTGGAAGTTCATCGGGTGCATATCCAGCTCACCGGCCAGCACCGCGTTGGGGAAGCCCATCGCCCCCAGCGCCCGCACGCGCCGTAATGAGCCGGTGGCGTCGATCGGTATCCGGGAGGGCGGCGCCGCCGGGTCGGCACGCAGGACCAGGAGCGCCCGGGCGTGGTGGGCGCGGATCTGCTGGGAGGGCGCCCTCCCCAGTGAGGGCCGGCCGTACAGCAGTCGCTCGAGGACGCCGTGCGACATGCAGGCGGCCGTGGCGAGGTGACGGCGCTGCATCCCGGCCTCCATGAGCCCCCGCACGTGGGTACGCACAGGCTCGGCGTCGACATACGGCTGCCACCGCCGAAGGATGATCTGCTTCTGCCGGTTGGCGACGTACGCGGCGTTGGCAGCGCGGCAGATCGGGCACCGGCACCCCTCGCGCTTGTACTTCGCGTAACCGTGCTCGCGGTCGGCCACTACGCCGCCCCCTGCTGGGCGTTGGCCTGCTGGCTGCGGGCGTACGCCCGGGAGAGCCGGAAGGAGACGAGGTCGCCGAGGGTCGTCAGCTTCCCCTGGTGGTCGATGGCGGCCATGCCCGCCGCCCGGCACTCCTGGATCTCGCGGGCCAGCTCGGACAGCGACTCGTACGTGGCCTCGCCGTCGTACGCGCGGTGCAGCATGTCGGTGCGCGGAGCACGGTCGACTCCTTCGTCGGCCCACTTCCTCAGCGCGGCCCCGACGGCGACGGCGTCCGTGAGGACCTCGTCGGCGAGGGCGGGCGCGGCGGACTTGGTGACCACCATCTCGTGGGTCGGCAGCAGGGACGCCGCGAAGTCGACGTCGTACTCGAGGCCGTCGCGGGCCTCGGCGCGCATACTCACCCGGGTGGGCACCGTGCGCCCGGCGGCGTCGGTGGCCAGAACGGCTTCCAGGCGGTTACGCAGGACGCCGATGACGTGGCCGGGGAAGCACTGCACCGCCTCGATCATCTGCCGTTCCACGGGCCGGACTTCGTCCCAGGCCGCATCCCTGCCGCCCTTGCCGCCGCGCTGGGCGACCTGGTCGCGGACGCCCTCGGGGCCGCTCCAGAACGCGGACCAGCTGGCGAGCACGACCACGTCGTATGAGGCTGCGGCGTACAGCGCCAGGCAGAGGTCCTTCGGGTCGAACGAGGTCATCTCCGTGACGTCGAACGTGACCTCGTCGGCGTACTGCCGGGACCTGCCACGCTCGGTGTCGATGACCGCGATGGTGTCGCCCAGGGCGGAGGCCATCCGCAGAGCGGAGATCAACCGGTTGGAACCAGGCGGGCCGTCGAGGAGCGCACGTACGGGACGGGCTTCCTTCGCGGCCTGCGCGAACTGAAATTGGGTGTGCGGAACCAGGCCGCCCGCGGATGCGGGGGCCTCGGCGGCGGTCGCCATGAGGTGGGTCTCCTATGCGGTTGTTCTGTCGCGGAGGGCCGGGCCGGTGTCGGCTTCCAGCCCGCAGGGCGCCCCCGCGCGGCGTCTTACTCCTGGTCCAGCTCGCCGGCCAGGTAGTCCTCACGCAGGTACTGGGTGATCACCCGGGACGGATTGACGAGGAACTTCAGGCGCTCCTTGTCGGCCTTGCAGCGGGCCTCGATCGGCGCCCAGTCGTCGTCGCTCATGCGCAGGCTGGCGCTCGGCAGCGACTTGACCGGCTTCTCGCCCGCCGCCCGGCGCGGTGCCCGCACCGGTTTGACCGGCGTGATGCCGCCCTCGAGGTACTTCGTGAACCCGCCGCGCAGCACGTCGGCGAGGCTGCGGTGTTCGCGCTTGGCCTTCTTCTCCGCCGCGTCCTTCACGTCCTGCGGGATGTACAGCGGCCGGGACGGCAGGTCTCCCGAGTCGTCGCGCACCGCCCACACCGCGCGGCCGGCGGCCCGGGCGAGCGCGCCGAACGCATCGGCGCTGCCCTCGAGCACCCCGAAGTCGGTCTTCAACTTGGCGACGCCGCCCTCGGCGATCACCTCGTAGGACGTCTTGTCGGTCAGGCGGAACACGGGGACGGAGGGCTGCTCGTCAGCCACGGCGGTTGATCCTCTCGACGGCGGGCCGCGCCGGACCCTGACCGGCGCGTCGGCGTACGACATGTACGACCTCACTTTCGCAGAACCGTGCCGGAGGTCCCGGTGGTGCGTGCTGCACCAACCGTCCCGGCGGCCCCACGATAACTAAAACCCTATACGTAAGCAATGGGTTTTGGGTATGGTGTGGTCGTCCGGCACGTCGACTACGAAAGGAGGACAGGGCCGCTCCGCCCGAATCCGCCAATGCCCACCATGCCATTCAGCGAGTTCTTCGCGAACCTCATCGCGGAACACGCCACCGATCCGCCCGCTCCGGAGCCAGTGCCGCCGCCGGCCGTGACGGTCGAACTGGTCCCCGTTGATCCTGACGTGCCCAGCGCCCACGTCGCCTACGCCTTCAACCCGCACGAGGGCGCCCGCTCCCAGGCCAACTACCACCTGCGCCTGGACCAGGATCTCAACGCCGGGCGCCTGGTACGCAAGAGGGGCGACGCCCTGTGCAAGCCGCAGGCGAAGTTCTGGGGGCTGGAGCCCACCCGGCCGGCCGACCGCCGCGCCCCCTCCTGCCCGACCTGTATCGAGCGAGCCGAGCGCTACGGCATCACCGTCCGGCAGGCCGCATGAGCCAGACCGAGCAGGAGACGGCCAAACCGAAGCGGCACCGGTGGGACAAGATCAACGACTACCGCAAGCGGTGCGGGGACTGCGGCATGCTCGCCGACCGCCGCCCGCACCCCTACCGCCGCCAGTGGTGGACCGAGTGGACGCTGGGCGAGAAGTCCTGGAACACGCTCCAGGGCGACAAGACCCCGCCCTGCCAGCCCAAAGACGAAGACCGCCAGCCCCAAGACGAGGCGGCGGCCCAGTAGTTCACACCGCGTACGGCGCGGCCAGCGTAACCGATCTTCATTTCACAGCACAGCCCCAAAATCCCCACAGGCGTGATTGCCGCGCAATCACCCCACCCGCCCCAGCAGAAACGGAGACCCAGTTGAGCACCCCCGCCCTGCCCGTGAGGAGGAAACGCGAGCGCACCGAGGGCTGGCGCAAGGGCGACGGTGTCATCGTCGACCGCACCACCCGGGACTTCGGCAACCCCTTCACGCTCGACTGGGCCTACACGCTGAAACTGGCCGAGCGCGGCGACCGCGCCAAAGCGCACGAGGCCGTCGTCGACCTGTACCGCAAGTGGCTGGCCGGCGACCGCACCTACTTCAACGACGCCGAGTACGACCTGCAGCGCGACCGCGTCCTCGACCGCCTGGAAGAGCTGCGCGGCAAGGACCTCATCTGCCCCTGCGAACTGGGCCTGGCCTGCCACGCCGACGTGCTCATGCAGTGGGCCAACGCCGACCCGGCCGAGACCGCGCGGTACGTCACCCTCGCCCGGCGCCGCGTCGACCGCTCGAGGGCCCGGCGCGGCGAGACCCCGCTGCAGCACCTGCGGGACGCTGCGTGACCGCCGTCGCGGCGGTCGTGCCGAGCATGCCCGAGGCCGACGCGGCCTGGATCCGCGACCACGTCCTTGCCCCGCTGGAGATCCCGCCCGCGGAAACCGAATGCCCCTGCCAGATCACCTCCAACGCCTGCCGGTACGACCGGCACGGCGAGTGCGGCCACGAACAGTGGATCGCCTGGGGCGGCTACGAGCACGAGACCGTCATCGGCCAGGGCTTCGGCCCCTTCCCCTGCCGCGGGAGCTTCCCTCTCGGCAGTACCGCCACCGTCTACCTCGCCGACCGGCGCTGCCGCGTCCGGTGCAACTGCCGCTGCCACCAGCCCCCGCCCGAGCCCAGCTCCACTCCCACCCACACCGAGCAACTCGATCTGTTCACGGAGGAGTTATGAGCAAACGACCGGTCACCCACTACATGGCCACCCGCCCCGACGGGACGGTCCACCCCAGCTGCGAGTACCTCGCCCGGTACGCCCGCGAGCACGGCGAGCCCGTCACGACCGTCAACCTCGCCGACCACGTCGGCCAGACCATCGACCACCCCAGCCCCGGCAAGAAGTGGTACACCGACGCCCCGTTCTCGTACTTCCACATGTACACCAAGCCCGGCGAGATCCTGGAGCGCATCGAGGAGGGCTGGCCGATCCGGCTGTTCGTCGTACAGCCGCGCGGAGAGACCGGCAACTGGGGCGAGGGCCACTACCCGTACTGGCTGATGTCCCACCAGGTCCACGTCGTAGCGGAGACCGACGCCTGGCGTGCCTTCGGGCACCGCGGCGAAAAGGTCCTCAACACCATCGCGCAGGTGCCCGACCTCGCCCGGCAGTGGGCCGAAGCGTGGGCCGCCGACCCCGACGGCGCCCGCCGCCAGTACGCCGCCTGGGACGAGCGCCTGGACGACACCCGGGCCGTGACCGACTGGGCGCACTGGAAGGCGCGGTACTCCCGACGCGCGGCCGGCCTCAAGACGGCCTACACGCTCGCCTCGGCCGCCGCGGAGAAGGCCGCGACCGACGCCGGCGCCGACACGGACGTCGTCGCCGCGATCAGCCTGCGCGCCCGGTGCCTGGTCGCCGGTCAGCTCCTCCACGACCGGATCTGCTCGGGCGAGTACGAGAAGTCGATCCGCGCGCTGCTGCTCGGCACCCAACTCGACACCCCCACCCCCGTCGCTGCCTGATCAACCCGTCGGACCTCCCACCAAGGCCGCCGCCATCGAGGGCGGCGGCCCCGCCTGCACCAAGGAGCACCATGCCCCGACCCCTGGCCCGGATCCACCGGTCCATTCGCGCCCAGACGATCGGGAACCTCCTGATCAAGTCCAGCGGCGGCCGACTCCAGCGCCGGAAGAAGGTGGGGATCGGCCGCACCGGCACCCGATCCCCGCGCTGCTCCGGCTTCCTCGCCTCCCAGCAGCACGGCGCCCTGGTCCAGGTGCACTACGTCCACGACGAGGGCGACGGCACCGAGACCAGCGAGCGCATCGAGGCCGACCGGGACCGCGAGATCCAGGCCCTCCTGCTGGACGCGGGCTACACCGCCGAGATCCTCGACAACCCGAACCCCGGCGCCGTCGGCGTCCACGTCCGGCGCCTGGACGAGCCCACCGAGGAGGAGTGGCAGGCCCTGCGCCTCATCGCCGACCGCCAGGTCACCCACCGCCCGGGCGCCTCCAGCGTCACCGGCCTCGCCGACCCGGACCTCTTCCAGACGCTGTTCCTCTCCCACCTGGCCACCACCACCCGCGAGTCCGACGCCACCGGCGCCACCTTCGTACGCCTCACCGAGGCCGGCGAAGCCCTCCTCGCTGACCGCCTCACCACCGGTACCGGGGAGACCATGGTGCAGGTGCTCGAATCCAAGGAGGGCTGAGCGTGGGAGCGCTGAACCTGATCCCCTACGAGCCGCCGAAGAAGGACCCGTCGACGAAGACCGGCGGCCGGGACGGCGGCGGCTTCGCTGAACTCGCCCACCAGATCTACCAGGACGAACGGGCCGACGCAGACTCGCGCCGGCTCCTCCTCGCGTTCGCGTACGTCATCACCATGCTGCCCAAGCCGGCCAACGGGAAGGAGCAGTTCGCGAACATCCGCGAGGCCCTCGGCCGCGACGAACGGCACCGCTACACCGACCCGCTGCGCGCGCTCATCGAACACGACCGGCCCCGCTACGTTCCCCCGGACGAGCGCCCCGGCGGCTACGAGGCGTCCAAGCGGACCTGCGTCGGCCCCCGCGTCCGCCCGTACAAGGAACGCCTCTACAGGGCCGAGCAGATGTCCCTGCCCGCCAGGGTCGAGCAGGAGAAGCGGGACGCCGAGGACTTCCGCAACACCGAGAACGTCTGCGGCGCACCCGGTAAGGACCGCGTCCTGGAGAAGCTGCCCGGGACCGGCTGGTACCGGTGGCACTGGTTCTGCCAGCGGCACCGCGACCACGCCGCCCGCGTCCGCGCCCAGGTCCAGGAGCAGAACGAGCGAGCGCCCGAGCCGATCCCGAACGCCGGCGGCCTGCTGCCCTGTTACTACGAGGCCGACTGGGTCCGTCTGTACCGGCACTACACCTGGGAGGGCTGGGAGCCGCCCGTGTACGGCGTCCGCGCCGACGACTGGCCCGTCCCCGGGAAGGAACCCGTGCCCCCGCGGGCGCGACTGCGGCTGGTCATCAGCAGCGACGAACCGGAGGACGCCTGACCATGCGCATACCCGTGAGCTTCCTGCACCAGTGGCGCCCCCAACAGCCGCACAGGCGGGGATACCTGCCCGGCGACGGGGTCATGCCGTACCTGAAGGAGACCAACCACTCCACCCGCATCCGGCCGGGCACCATCATCGTGTTCGGGGAGCGGAAGGCGTACGAAGTCGTCGAGGTGAACGAGCGGCCGGTGGATCTGTGGCCGGAGCACTTCCAGCAGGAGTGGGCACGGTTCACCCAGTGGTGGGCGGAGCAGGTCGTGTCCGGCCGGGAGATGGGCGATCAGCCCGAGCGCGCCACCTGGGAGCACCGCCCCCTGGTCCTCGTCATACGCCCCGCCGACCAGCCCACCGCGAAGCCGAAGCACTACGCCGTACGCGCCAGCCGCCCGTTCTTCGTCCTGGATGAGCACTACAGCGTCTGCCGTCTGTGCAACGAGATCCCGCCGTGCACCCACGTCACCACCGAGGCCATGGTCGACCTCGAGATGGCCAACACCGACCGGCTCATGGCGATCCCGGCCGGCCACTGCCTTGGCTGCGGCGAAGCCATCACGGCCCGGATGAAGGCCGTACGGTTCCCCGGCCCCAACCTCTGGCGCCCCGACCTCGGTTCCGACTCCGCCGTCTTCCACGCCCGCAGCACCTGCGACGAGTACGTGTCCGCCTACCGGCGCCAGTGGGAGGAGAAGGGCCACGACGAGCTGCAGCCCCAACTCCCCGAGGACAGCCCGTGACGCCCGCGGCGCCCGGCCCGTGCGTGCTGCTCATGGCTCCCAGCGGCGCGGGGAAGTCCACGCTCGCCGAGCAGTTGGCGCGCGAGCTGGGCGCGGCCGTCGTCAGCTACGACGCCCATCAGCGGCGGATGCCCGGGGACACCGGCGTCGAAGCGGTGACCGAGGACGCACTGACGGCGGCATGGGCGGAACTGGCGACCCACTGCGCGGCCGGGACGCCGGTGGTCGTGGACGGAACCCACTCGCAGCCGGAGCGCCGCGCCCGCGTCCACGCGATCGCGACCGCGCACGGCCGCGCCACGATCCTCCTTGTGCTGATGGTGCCGCTGACGGAGTGTCTGGCCCGGCAGCAGTCGCGAGGCCGGAAGGTCCCGGCCGCCGACGTGACCCGCCAGCACACGGCCATTACCACCGCCCTGCCCACCCTCGACGCCGAGGGCCACGCGGCCGTGATCCGGCTGGACGACGCCGTGCTCACCGACGCGTGCCGGGCCGCCATCCACGCCCCGCGGCGGCTGTCGCGATGACCACCCAGCGCGACGACCAGACGAGCCTGCCCATCCCCGTCACCCGCGACCGGCCCGTCGTGAAGTGCCTCGACTGCAAGACCCCGCTCACCAACCGCAAGTCCCGCCTCTGGGGCCGGGGCGAGAAGTGTCGGCACGACCTGACCTCGGCCCCCAGCCCGGGCCGCTTCGACGTCGAGCAGGACGAACTCCCAGACGCGTGATGCGGCACGTACTAAGGGACGGCACGTTCATCCTGGCCGAGGCATATAGTCGCTCCTGGCGGCGCACGACCGTCGGCATCCGTGATGGGATCGAGAGCCCACGCCAGATCCCGGCATCCGGACAGGTTGTCTCTGACACATCGTGCGATGACCAGCGTCCGCTCATGAGCGGTACGCGCGTGGGGCGTACCGGCATGGAGTGATGGACCTGATGTCCAAGAACCGCGCCCGCGACCGGGCAGCCAAGGCAGAGATGGAACGCACCGGCGCCCGCCGCGCCAAAGCCGTCCGCAAGGTCGACACGACCGGCCAGGACAGCCCGTACCCCGTCAGCCTGGTCGACGACAACGGTGAACGTTGGTACCTGCAGTCCGGGCAGGCCAACGCCTACGGCACCCGCAGCCTCGACTGGAGCGAGTCCCGCACGTACGAGGAGATCACCGAGCAGGCCGGGCCCGTCCGGCACATCGACGTCCCCGCCGACGACGACTTCCCGCGCATCCGCCAAGCGCTCACGGACGCGGGGCCGACTGCGCTGTCCACCCTCATCGCCGCCCTGCACGCTGCGGCGACCGCCGCCGAGGAAGCCACCGGCCGGCCGGAGGACCTGGTCGCTGGCCGCCCCGGCTCCACCGAGTCGGTGATCGTGCTGCAGATGACCCTGGACGTCGGCCCCCGCGTACCCGCCACGTCCATCGACCCGGCCTCCCTCGAAGTCATCGCGCCGATCCTCACCCGCTGGGTGACCGGGGAGACCGTCGTCGAGGTGGCCGAGAACCTGGCGCACGTCCTCGGCGGGCTTGTCGACGGGCTCGGCTGGCACGGCATCACCGACCCGTGGACCCGCCGCAACGTCGCGCCGTACGCCAGCTGGGCCACCAGCCACAGCAGCAACCCGGTGGGGGCGCACCGGGCCCGTGCCGCCGCGGAACTCCTCGATGAGGCCGAGGAAACCGTCGCCTCGACCGCGTTCCTGCTGGACGCCTCCATGCCCAGCGAGCCAGACCCCGGCCTGGTCGGCGACTCCACCATGGAGCAGCTCTTCGCCGCCCTGGTCGCCCGCGCCCTGCACACCTTGGACCGCGACGGCGCCGAATACCCGGCCCGCGCTGACGTGTTCGTCCTGCCTCCCGGCATCACGGACCGGCCCGACGACGCTCCGCCCGGCTGGCGTCGTGTCGCCGCCTTGGTCGTGGTGACCGCCCGCCGACCGTGGGAACTCGACGAAGACGAGGACCAGCGCGTCATCACCGACGCCTTCCGGGCAGTACGAGACGCTCTCAACCGCTACTGGCCGGGCCTGCCCGAAGAACACGAGCACGCCGCGCTGTCCCTGGACATGCTGGCCGCGCTGCGTGGCCAGTTCACCGCCGAGGCCGTGCGCGAGGTGTACCGGGACCTGGTCGGCTCGGCCGTGTACCACACGTACACCCTGGGAGCCGACCCGGAGTTGGATCCCAGCGGTCAGCCCCCCGCCTGACCCCACGGGGCCGGGTGCCGACGGGGGATGCAGCACCCGGCCCCGCACCGACCGTACAGCTTGTGCATCGCCGAGAGCTGTACTTGCCGACTTGGACTTCACGATGACTCGACACCCGTACGCTTCTGCCATGCGCCGCGACATCTACACGCCGGTCAACGCCGAGGACGAGTTCGACCGCGCCGTGGCGCGGCGGAACGGAATCCGGCTCAGCATGTACGCGGACGCGCTCCGCTACAGCCGCGACCCCGACGCCATGATCTGGCACGACGCGCTCAAGTGGTCCGTGGCCGCGCATAGCGACGGCCCGCCCACTGAGGCAGCGCATCGCACGCTTGAGGACCGGTTCGGCCCCCGCCTCGATAGCAGCAGCGACCCGGAGGCCCCGGTCTGGTCCGACGCGCTCCGCTGGGCGGCGCAGTACTTCCGCGGCGAGCCCACGGCGCCGAAGGAGTTCTTCGACCGGTTCGCCGTGGCGCCGGCGTACCAAGGCGGCGAGCCGCCCGCGGAAGCCCTCGTCGTGTACCAGACCGTCCGGGCCGCCGTTGAACTTGCCAGGCTCGCCGAGGCGATGACGGCCGCCGGGCAGCACTCGGCGCCGATCGCACGTCAGGCCGAGCAACTGCGTGCCAGCGCCCGCCAGCAGGCCGAGGAGCTGGGCATGCGCGGCCTGCTGCAAGAAGTCGACCGCCGTCTGGGCAATGACTCGACGGCGGCAGCGTGAGTAAGACTCCCGTCGCCAACCGCTCCAGTCGCCTGCGTCGACTCGCCGGCACTCTGGGCGAGAAGTACCAGCTCGACTGGAGTCGAGGCGAGCACATCGAGCCCGAATACGACGACGCCCGCCGGGAGTGGACGTACCGCTGGACCGACGGCCCCACCGTCGAGCAGATACGGCGCGCCGCCCGCAAGGCTGACCGGGAGGCCACCGATGGCCTGGTCTACCGGCGCGAACTGTCCCAGCAGACCGTCGCGCTCGGGGCCATCCGGCTGGCCATGGACCCCGCCACCGGGGTCGACTTCCGCGACCGCCCGTCCATCACACCCAGCGCCGTCGCGGAACTGTGGCGCACCGTCTCCAAACCGCACCCGCGCGACGCTCGCGAGACGGCGATGGTCACTGCGATCCTTGCGGAGGCCAACGGCGACCGCGGCCGTAACTGGGCGCAGGACTACGACATCTGCAAGCTCGTCCAGGAACAGGGCCTGGCCACTTTCCTGCGACGTGCTGGCGTCGAGCTGAGCCCGATCGAGCGGCTGACCGAGCGCTATGCCCCGCCCCGTGCATCCCTGGCCTGGTCGCACCGCCTCGTTCCGATGACGGCCCTGGAGGCGTTCAGTGCTGTCCAGGCCAATCCGACGGCGAGAGCCGACGCCGTGGCGGACGCGTTGACCCTGCTGCCGACACTGCACGCCGAACTCGACCAGGCCGCCGCCGAGCTGCAGAGCAGGGTCACTGGCGAAGGGGCGGCCTCGTAGTCTCGCCCCCGTTGGCGCCCGGACCGAGCCGGTGCCTGCCCCGCTCGTCAATGACGACGGGCGGGCAGTCGGGACAGGAGAAGAGATTCAGCGTGCCGATCCAGCGCCATCCCGCCTCCCACAAGGGGCGGTACTGCGCCGGCGCAGGCTTCGCGGTGCTCGCGCCGCAGGCGCCGCACTTCAGCATGTCGGCAGCCGCGGCCGTGACCTCCTGGGTGGTGACACTCATGCAGGGAGACTAGCGGTCTCCGCGGGAGGCGCTTCCGGCCGGTCATCTGCGGCGTAGCATGATCGCCGCGGTGAAACGGCCGCGCCCAGCACGAGGAGGAGGTCCCTTCCGGTGGACTGGCTCATCGCCGCCGCTCAGCAGCCCAGCACGAGCACCAGCCCTGTCTGGCTCGCACCTCTCCTGGGCGGCGTCGGAGCGGTATTGGGCGGCAGCCTGACCTCAATGGTCGCCTGGCGCGTTCTGTCCGACACGAAGCAGGCCCGCAAGCGCGCCGAGGAGAAGGAGGCGGCGGCGACCATCACTGCCGCACTGCTGGAGGTGCGCCAGATCTACCGGAACACCGATGTCGGGTCCGGGCCGGCGCCCGAGGACTTCGAATACTGGTCGGATTACCTCCTCTCGAAGCTCGGCAAGGCGGAGGTCGCCGTCATGGCGTTCCGCAGCGAGGCTCTGCGTACGCGCCTCACCGCTTCGCTGGATCTGCTGATCTGGGGATCCCACGACGCGCGACTGCTGTACGAGACCCGCCTCGGCAGTTCACGCGCGGTGGCGTACGCGGCGCACCAGGACGCGATGGCCTGCCTCGGCGCGACGCTGCGCGGGGAGAAGCTGCCCGAGGCGACAAAGGCGTGGAAGGAGGCCGACGGCCATATGCAGTGGATGGCCGAGGAAGAACGACGGGCCACAGAAGAGGAATAGCGCCCGGCACCAGGCAGCGGGGTCAGAAGGCCGCGGCCGGCTGCTGCCCGGACGGCCACGTGCAGCCCTCGCACCGCCCGTTGCGGTCGTGGCCCGCCGTCTCCCAATGCGTGTGCTTCAGCCGCCAGAACGCCTCCCGGTACGCCTCCCGGGCCCGCCGGCACCATTCCCGCTCCGCGGCGTCGAGGTGAGACCAGCACGCCCCCGGGTCGTCGACCTCGACGAAGCCCTCTGGCCACTCCGCAGCCTGCCGCGTGCAGGCCCGGCCGTCCTGCCGGGCCCGCACGCACAGTGGCTTCTCGAGGCCGAGCCGTCCTCCCCACGGCGGGGCGTGGAAGCGTACCCACTCCGCTGGCAGCGTCCGTACGACGCCCGGCGGCGGCAGCCGCACGTCCAGGTGCAGTCGGCCGCGGACGGCCCCCTGCCCTGCGGGCTCGTGGTCGACGGGCACACCGGTCGACGCCCACGTTCCGGTCAGCCGCTCGGCGATGGTCTGCAAGGTCGCTGCGTCGCTGGCCACGATGTCGACCACGGCCAACCCGGGCGCGGACACGAGCGAGGGGGTGATGTCTCCCATGCCGTACGAGACCCCAACCGACGGTCTGCGGTTGCTGTCACCCGGCAGGGTTCACCCGGCCGAGTGCACGCGAACGGGCCGAGGGCCGAAGTGCCCGCCACGGCGCGGGGCTTGTCCACTACCCTGGTGTCTGGTCGCCCGGCTGCGGACGGCCCTGGCCCGAGTAGTCCGGCCCGTGACCGGATGGCGACGACAGCCCGAACCCGCTCAGCGGGAATCTGCGGCAGTGAATCGACAGTGTCCGCTTCCAGGCTCGCCCTGTACGCCAGGCGTGCCCGGGTCACGGGGCCGTGCGCGCAGCGAGGGGACCAAGTGGGAGCCAAGAACCAGGCGTTGAAGAACGCCGCCCGCCGACGCGCGGAGGAGACCGGCCAGTCGTACGAGGCCGCGCTGAAGGACGTGCGTCGCGAGTACGAGCGCGGCGGCCTCGGCGAGGACGACCACCAGGAGCCGATGGGCTTCGACGAGGCGGCCGACGCCGACGAGCACCGACCGCGGACCGGAACCACCGGCTACTTCGTGGCCTGGGGGGTGCAGGAACTCCTCGGTACGGAGCAAGTCCGTGAGGTCGTCGAGCACGGCGAGAAGTGCGGCCAGCCCGGCGCCGCCGACCCGATCCTGTGCCACCTGTGCGACCGGCGGATTGACGTCACCCGGGAGCCGGAAGTCCACCTGGGCCTGGCGCTGATCGAGGTCCCGGTCCCCGGCCGGCCGCGCCCCAAGGAGACAATGGTGCCGGTGTGGACGCACGAGCAGTGTGGCCGGACCCGCGTCTGGGCCTGGTCCCAGCTCTCCCTGGAGCGGCGTCGGCGCGGCCTTCCTGTGGACACGGCGTCCCTGCCGCCCAAGCAGCGCCGGCGGGGCGCCCGCACGGTGGAGGACTACTACGTGTTCACCCAGCCGGAGAACAGCCCGCCCCTCTTCTACCTCCAGCCCGGCAGCCCGCACCGCCACGGCCCGGCCGGGTTCCGCGCGGACCGGCTCAGCGACGGCCTGCCCGCGCTGGACCTCTCCCGGGAGGAGGCCCGCGCGCTGCCGGAGTGGTCGATCGCCGCCGACGACACCGGCCTGCTGCACATCGCCCGGCAGGGCACCGGCCGCTGGTACCAGCCGCCCGCCCCGTGGACGCCCTCCGCCGACTGGCTTGCCGCCGCGCACTACCACCGCAGCGCCATCGTCCTGACCGCCCCGGCCGACACGGTGCCCACCGAGCAGCTGGAGGCCAGCACGGGCGACCTGAGCATCCTGCTCGACGCCGGCCGCCTCGAGGTGCTGTTCGGTGCCCGCATGACCGTCGACTTCGTCCCGGCCGCGGCGACCGGCGAGGGCGCCCGGTGACCGCGCGGGAGCTGTACGGGTCCGTGTACGAGGGCGTGCCCGACTCCACGGCCGTGCCCACCGGACTGCCGACAATGGACGGCACCCTGCCCGCGCTGATCCTCATCCCGAACGCCGACGTCACCGACGCTGAGGTCCGCGACTTCACCGCCCGGCACCGGTTCGCCTCCCGGGAGGAGACCGCCCGCGCTGCCGACTCCCAGGCCCGCTGGTCGCTGGAACCCGACGGCCGCGTGAGCATCACGTTCCTGTCCGACGAGGGGGCCGCCCGGATCGTGCTGCCGGCCGATCCCCGGATCACGAACTGGACGTCCTTCGCCCGGCTGAGCGGCGGCAGCATCTCCGTGATGCTGCTCCCCGGCCTGGAGTCGGCGGACCTGCAGACGATCGGCCGGCACCTCGCCCGGCCCGACGGCGAGTACTGGCACCTCAGCGTCGGCTGCATCCCCGCCTGACGCCCACTGTCGATCACCACGCCACTGTCAGTGGCGCCCGGCATGCTGAACGTGCCCAGCTTCGGCCACGAGTAGGGGAAGGAACGCGATGACGGACACCGTGCTGGAGACGGCTACGGATGAGACGCTGCCGGAAGCCCTCGGCGCATGGCGGCTCGCCGAACTCCTGGCCGAGCGCCTCGACGCGAAGGTGACATCCGCCGACATCGAGGAGCTCGTCGCGCGCGGCCACCTGAAGGTCGCCGACTACTTCAAGCGGCGCCCGATCTACGCCGTGGCCGATGCACTCGCCCTCGACGCCGACCTCGTCCGCCGGGTCGTCACCGACCGCACCGAGTGGCAGGCGGCCTCCCTCACACGGGACGAGGCCAGCGCCCGGATCGGCTGGCACTGGCGCGACATCCAGCGCATGGGCAGCGAAGGCCGCGTCACCGTCGGCAAGGACGGCCGCTATCTGACCGCCGACATCGACCGGTTGCCCGTCGAGGCCGACGGCGAGCAGTTCATCACCGCCCAGGCCGCCGCCGACGTCCTGGAGATCCGGCACCCGGCCGACTGGCGGTACGTAGAGGCCGCCGGGTGGGTACGGCCCGCGGACACGTACGAGCGCGAGGTCGGCCGGCACCGCACGGTCACGGTCGCGTTGTTCAGGCTGGCCGATGTACGAGCCGTACGGGAGATGCCCGGTGTGGACTGGGAATCGGCCCGGGGACTGCCCAAGGGGACGCCCTCCCCCTTGCGGGAGTACGCCCGGCTCGCCCCCACCCGCGCTGCCGTCGTGAAGGGGTTCGCGCAGGCCCTGGCCGACCGGCACGGCGTCGAGGTCTGGGCGTGGAACTCGCCCTATTCCGGGGCCTGGGAGCTGGACTGGGCACGTATCGACGGCGCCCCGACCAAGGACCAGGTCCGCCAGGAGCTGGCCGACGACCCCCAAGCCGCCTCCTACGCCGGCGAGATCACCCTCTGCCCGACATGGGGGCGCATCACCCGCAAGGCCCGCGAACTGCTGCAGCCCGACGTCGCTGTAATCCTTGATACAGAGACCACGAAGCTCTACGGGCAGACCGTCGAGATCGCGGTGATCGATGCGGCGACCGGGAAAAAGCTCATGGACACGCTCGTACGCCCGACCGAGAAGATCAGCCTCGGTGCGTACTGGGTGCATGGCATCTCCGATGACGATGTGGCCGACGCCAGGCCGTGGGAGAAGGTACTGCCCCGGCTGCGGAAGGTCACCAAGGACCGCGTCATCTGTGCCTACAACAGCGAGTTCGACTCGTCCGTCGTGGTCGGCGACACCCGCCGCGCCGGCAAGAAACCGCTCCACCTCGCCGACGACGCGAACTGGTACTGCCTGATGGAGGCGTACGCCCAATGGCTGGGCTCCTCCCGGTGGCGGCGCCTGGGCGGAAGTCACCGGGCAGCTGGCGACTGTGCCGCCGCGCGCGACGTGCTGGTGCGCATGTCCAAGGGCCGCGGCACCGCCTTCACCCCGCAGCAGCCCGGGCCCGGCGACCCGGTGCCCGGGCCGCCCGCCCAAACCGCCCTGGCCGCCACCGTGCCCGGACAGCTGGCCAGTGAGACGGCGCCCGCGTAGCCGTTCCCGAACCGACACCCCAACCCCGTTGCACCAGCGGGGCGATACACGGGAACCTGGTCGGGCGCGAGGCTCTGCGCACCACGGGAGCGGGACCGGGCGGGTCTGCCGAGGCAGCCGCCACTGCAGCGGTCTCCGGTGTCACCGAGGGGTTCGAATCCCCTGCTGGGGCCTCGCGCGTACCTCTTTCTGGCACCCGCCGGTAAATCCCTGCCCCGCCCACCCCGCGTGGCGTAGCCTGGGCACACACCGACGCGCGGTGGAGCAGCTCGGTAGCTCGCTGGGCTCATAACCCAGAGGTCGCTGGTTCAAATCCGGCCCGCGCTACGAGATCCGGCCCCCCAACATCATGTTGGGGGGTCGGAGTTGTCAGGTGGCGATTCCTACGCGCTGACCGTGGCCGTCGCGGATGCAGAGGTCGCGATGCGCATCCCACTGCCGTCGTACTCCACGACTTCGCCCGGCAGGATCAACAGCCCCGGCTCGCCGTCCTCCCACGCCGAACCAACCCGGCGCACCTGTACCGCCGGGCCCCGCGCGCCGGCCATGAACACCGTCGGGTCGACCTCCCAGCCGTGCTGAGCAAGCCACGCCTCCAGAGCCGCGGAGTCCTCGCTGCTCGCCCCCCGCGGCCACTCGTACGTACACGTCACTGCCGTTCCCCCAGTCCGTAAGCGGATCCGCGGCCGATCCTGCCATCGCGCACCGACAGGCCAGCCGACACCGCCTGCCGCCCTACACCCCGCAATGCCTGCGAACAGGAGGAGAATCCGGGGCCTCTGTGCCGCATTCGCAGGCGTGTCCGCGCGGCGGTGCCTTCGAAACATCGGCCCGACAGCTGTGGCGGGCGATCGGTTCACGCTTCCCGGTGGATCACCAGGCCGCCGTCCTTCGTCCAGGTCCGCAGCGGTTCCCGCACCCCGCCGGCCTCCGCCCACAAGGTGATCGTCACCCCGGCCATGCTGCCGTGCGAGCCCACGAAGCCGAGGAACTTCTCCAACGCCACGGCGCCGTCCGTCCACGTGCCCGTCACGGCCGGGCCGTCCTTCCGGAAGGTCACCGCGACATGGAACTCCTCGGCCTCGACCGGCTGTCCGGGGGCGGGACCGATCACTGCTGGGCCGCCTCGGCGCGCCGCTTCTCCGCCACCTTGTGCCAGGGGTTCTCCGCCCTCGTCTGGGCGCGGTCCAGGTACTCCTTCTTGACCGTGGCGGAGCCCTCTTTCCACCGGCCCTGCTTGGTCGGGTCCCCGCCCGCGTCCGCGATCTCCTGAGCGCCGCCGCGCCGCAGCCCGTGCGCGGTGATCTTGTGCCAGTCCTTCAGGCCCGCCTTGTACGCCCGGCCGCGTACCCAGTCGTTGACGGCGTCGCCGGTGACGTAGTCGCCCCGCAGGGTCGCCGTGGACCGGTTCTGTAGCGTGCCGGCCGACGTCAGGGCGCGCAGCAGCGGTCCGTTGCGGACGCCGAGGCGGTGCAGGCAGTTCAGCCAGTCCCGTACGGCCTCCACCGGGTCGTAGAGCGGGTTGTCCGGGTCCGCGGGGATCCACGTCTCCTGGCCCTCGGCCGCCTGGTCTGTTTTGGAGAAGGCGACCCACTCGGCGATGCCGTCCTCCTCGACCTCCACGTCCTCGATGTCCAGGTCGGCCAGCTCGATACGCCGGTTGAGCGCGGCCCGGCCGATCAGCAGCGCGCACCGGTCCCGCAGGCCGATCGGGTGGCGCAGGTCGCAGGTGCCGACCATGGCCTCCAGCATCGGCCGGGTGATGGGCGGCGCCTTGCGGACCCGGTTGCGCTTGCCCCAGTCCTTGCGGTGCTCGTTGAGCATGCCGCGGGCCTCGGTGTTGTCCGGCTTCAGGTCCGGCGGCATCCAGGTCCGGACGCCGCTCATGTAGGTGCTGATGGTGTTCGGGGACATGTCCCGGGCGATCATCCCGGCGACCCACTCGACGTACGTCGCCGTCGTGCACGGCCGGGCGACTCGCCCCATGGCCTCGCACCACTCGGCGAACAGGCGCCGCTGGTTGGTGTAGTTGCGGTTGGTGTTCTTCGGCTTGGACTTGTTCTGCAGCCGCTCGGCGGTCGCCGGGGACACCTCGAAGTCGCGCCGCGTGTACGAGGGGGCGTCTGCCCGGGTCGCCAGGTCCTGGCCGGGGTAGAGGATCGTGTGTCGGTCCACCGGGGGCTTGGCGGGTGCCGCCGGGGTGAGGGTGGTGGGCAGCAGTTCGTCGTCGACGATCTCGGCGTCGACCACCTCGACGACTTCGAGGTCTGCGCCTTCGGTGTCGTGGGCCGTGGTCATGGCGTCACCGAGCCGCGGCCGGGGCGGGAGCGACGGGCATGGGTGGGCAGCCTTTCGGGAGCGGGCGGCGCCGGGAGCAGGCGCTTCCTTACTAGTTGATCACTGTTTGTGCTGGTAAGCGGTGTGTTGGGCGGCACACCGCGCCGGTCAGTGTGTTGCGCTGGGGTCCCGGTTCTCCTCCACGACCAGGTCCCGCCAGGTCGGGGCGAACTCGGCGGTGTAGTCCGGGTGTTCGTGCCAGCGCCGGGCGATGTGGCGCAGCATCTCCCACGCCTCCTCCGCGCGGGTCTGCCGCACCGCCTGGTCGGTGTGTGTCCGGATGCCGGTGCGCATCAGGTCGCCGGCGGCTGCTGCCCGGCTGGCCAGGTACTGCAGGGCGTCCAGCGCGAGTGCGGTATCGCTCCCGGCAGGCACGCCGCGGCGGGCTTCCTCCAAGCGGGCCTGAACGAAGGAGTCGATGCGGTCGTACAGCTCCGGGAGCATCGGGTGCCGTACGTCGGCGGAGGCGGCCATGCTCAACTCCCCTCCGGCTGGGCCTGGTCGGTTGGGTGGCCGATGGACGGCTCGCGCTGGGTGAGGACGACGGCGACGGACTCGAGCACCCGCCAGGCGAGGTGGTGCAGTTCGCCATCGTGTCCGGTGATGCTGTCCGCCGACCCGGCCTCCCGGCTGTCGAGGGCCAGGCGCAGCGCGTCGGACGTCATCGCGAGGCGCCCCAGGGCCTGGTCCTCGTCGTACGCGGCCGGGGTGGGATCGTCGGGGAGCCCCTCGAGAAGCCGCCGCAGGTCGGCGTCGGGGACCGTGGTCGTCGGCCGGTTGTCGAGCAGGGCGCCGCGGAGCGTCTCGGCGAGGGGGACCGCCCGCGGCGGGATGCGGTCCGGGTCGGCGCGGCGCGCGGCGAGGAAGCGGCTGAAGACATCGGGGTCGAAGGTCATGGGCAGTCCTTGTTCGGCCGCCGCCAGCGCCGCGGCGGAAATGCCGTGGGCGTGGCGGCAGTTGGGGTCCTGGCAGGCGTGCAGGTCGCCCGCGGGCCAGTAATACAGCGGGGTGCCGTGGACGGGGCAGCGGCAGGCAGCGCCGCACCAGTGAGTCTGGCGTACGGCGGCCGTCACCGGGAGCCCGAGGCGATGTTCTGGGCGCCGGCCACGCCCTCGCTCAGTGCGGTGAGTTCGCGGCGTACGTCCTCGTGCTCGGCGGTGCCCACCAGTGCGGCGGACAGCATCTGCGCGACCGGGTCAGTGGTCGGGTGCTCGCCCCGGTGGATGGCGCGCAGCCGGTGGAGGCTGACGACGTCCCAGGCGCGGTCGCTGGACTCCCGTACGGCCTCGGTCGCCTCACGCGCGGTCTGGAGTGAGCGCAGGAAGTCGACCAGGTCGTGGCTCTGGAGGTGCTCGCGCACCCTGGTCTCCAGCTCGGCCGGGTCGCTGGGGTGGGTGACGGGGTCGTCGTGGTGCCAGTCGCAGTCGTCCAGCGGGCAGGCGACGCAGGTCCAACCGGCGCTGAACAGGGCCCGGCTGTAGTGCGGGGCCCGGCCGCGGTCGGCTTTCCACCTGCCGGCGTGCTCGGCCGCCTGGAGCGCGGCGGTCGCGTCGCTCATCTCGGCGTGCTCCTTCATTCGGGGGCGGGAAGGCCGACGAGGTGGCGTGGAGGCTCGTCGTCGCCGTAGGCCAGGGCGAGTTGGTGGATGACGGCGGTGAGGCCGGGCAGCAGGGTCCGCGCACCGCTCTCGTTGGGCAGGGTGAAGCCCTCGAGGTCGAAGTTCAGCGCCCAGGACTGCAGGAAGCTGTCGTCGCGCCGGGCCTGGGCGGAGGCCGCCTTGTACAGGTCGAGGATGCGCAGCACCGCCTTGTGCAGCTCGGGCGCCTCGCCGGCCGGGGTGTTGGCGATCGTCTCGCGCAGCCAGGCGGCGGTCTCGGCCGTCCGGTCCGGCAGGGGGTCCGTCACTGCATCTCCATTCGCTTCGCGGGGGCCGTGCGTGGCCGCCGGTCCCCCGCGCAGAATCGCTCTGGGACAAGCAGCCTCGTATAAGGGAATTTATACGAGCCTGATTACGGCTTGGTGCCGAACAGGGCCTCCAACACGCGTAAGGCCCGCTCGCGCACCGCCGGATCCGGATGCGACACCGCCACCACCAGGACCAGCGCGACGGTGAAGGGCAGAACGGCCAGGGCGGAAGGTGTGATCTCCATGCCGTCGAACGTAGGGTGCGGTGCTGTCGCGCTGGAAGACGTGCAGCTGTAGCGAGTTGTAGCGGAATACGCGCTACAGCTGTCGCGCAGTTGCGCGACACCGGAATTCACCCGATCGGGGCGCGCGCCGTGGGCTGACGCAGCCGCCGGGCGTCAGTAGCCTGGCAACGCCAGGCCCCGCTCGGGCCACCGGGCACCAAGTTCACCGTCGGGAACTCGCGTCGGTCCGCCGCGGCGGCAGCGGGAACACGGCCGGCACGATGCGGAACAGCGCCACCGGCCACGCCACCAGCAGCAGGGCCACCAGGCCGGGCAGGTTGTGCTCCAGGCCCCACAGGTCCGGGCTCGAACTCGCCGATCCCGCCGGGCGGTTCTTCACGAAGAACACGGTGACGGCCGACATCACCAGCCAGTTGGCGAGCCAGAGCATCAGCAGCGCGGAAGGCGTCATGGGATGAACCTACCCGCGCTGGCGCCTGCTGTGGCCCTTGCCGTACAGGTGGGTTGGAGCCACCCGATTGGGTGTCCGCTCCGGCACTCGCGAAGATCGAAAAGCCGCTGGCGGCTCTCTCGCGGCCTGGCAGTCCCTCCGGCACCGCGCCATACCGGCGACTGCGAGTTCGGCCGCGCACGGTGCCGTTCTGGAGGCCGATTTTCGCCCGATTCCCCGAAATTGATCTTTCCGGCGCGGGGCTCGACTTCCACATTACAACGTTGCGTTGTAATGTTGGGCTTAGCGAAGACAGATCGACGCAAGGAGCACCCGATGGAGACTCAGCACTGCCCCTCGACGTACAGCCGGGAGCGGGAGGACGACCGCACCACCTACACCTGCATCCGGGAGGCGGGGCACCCCGGAACGCACAAGGCGGGTCTCACCGAGATGGTCACCTGCTACTCGGCGTACCGCGAGCCCATCCAGGTCGAGGCGGAGATCGGCTGGGCGGACTGGGAGGCGTTCCTCGCGGCGCAGCGCACCGCGCCCGACGACCGGCTGCTGGAGCTCGGCGCGGCTCTGGTCGACAAGCACGACTTCTACGAGGACATGCTCACCCGGCAGCCTCGCTACGCGGCGCTGACCTCCGCCTGATGACCCCGTACCCGCGGCGGTGCCCCGACGACCACGTCGGGGCACCGCCGTTGCCGATGAACGGGCCGCCCCGGATCTCACGCACTGGTCCACGGCGTCGAGCCCGGTGATTGCGGCGCAATCGCAGGTCGCCCGCCGTGGCGAACTCTGCGCCCTCCTCTGGGAGTACGCCGCGCGAAACCACGATGACCTTCCCAAGAACAAGCTACTTCGACCACCCGGGCCCGGTGCCCGCTGCGGGAGCACCCACCTCCAAGTGGTCAACGCCTTGACCACCCTCGGCCAGGGCGCGCCGCACCAGAGGCAGCGACAGTACTCCGCAGGTCCGCCGGCCCAGCTCGCGCTTCCCCGCGCCCGCCGCGTGTTCGGCGCGCAGCGCTTCGCCGAGGCGCTCGAGGGCCCGAGCCTCTGCGTCCCGTGCCGCCCGAACCTCCTCCAGAGCTTCGTCCACGCTCAGTGGGTGGTCAACGCCTTCACCACCCGCTTCCTGCACCGTTTCTGGCCCCTGGCCCTTCTCCGGTGCGCCGCGTCCCGGCGGATCATCCCGGCCCTTAAAGGGCCCGTACCGGAAGCGCCGCTCGCCGGTCAGCTCTTCTTCGTGGGCGTCGACCAGCTTCCGCAGCCGGGTCTCGTACCAGTCGGTGAAGATGTCCTCCACCTCCCAGTCCCGCGCCCGCGGCCATCCGGCGTCCTCCTCCAGGGCAGCCATGAACGCCTTGTAGAGCGGATGTCCCCACTGGCGCGGGTGCTTACCGCAGTCCTGCTCACATACCGCACACAGCACCGGCCACGGGTCCTTGAAGACGCCCTGGGGGAAGTCGTCGGACATCACCGATACGGCCAGCACCCCGGCCTCGGGGCGCGCGGCATCGACGAGGATCTGCATCGACGGACCGGGCAGCCACGCCTGCACCAAGGTGCCCCCGCACTTTGGGCAGTACGGAACCGATGGATCCAGGCCGCGGCGGCGGCGCACCTCCGCCCCTGCGCTCGCTTGCCTCCCACGCCGCTTCGACCTCTTCCGCGCCCGCGCCTTCGCCATCGGCCACCTCCGGCGCCACAGCCTAGAAGCCTGTCGCCGTCCGGACGGCCATGATGGGGGACGTGAACCCCCGTGACCTCGAACTCACCCTCGCCGCCGCCCGCGCGGTCGGACCCTGCCCGCCCGGCGAGGAGGCCGCGTGGACCGAGCAGGTCCGCGCCCGGGCGGTCCACCTCTACACCCTCGCCGACACCGTCAGCGGAGACCTCCAACGCCTCGACTCCGCAAAGCAGTTCACGGCCACCCTGCTGACCGTGCGCGTCGAGGCCACCAGCACCCGCGGCATCCTCGTCGTACGCAACACCTCCGGCGAACTCGAGCGCCTGCGCACCGACCGCGGCGACAGCGACGCCGGCCGGGCGATGATTGAGCGGGCCCGGGCCCTGGTGGGGCACCGGCTGCGGGTGTACCGCCTCAACGAACAGATGGCCTCCAACGCCAAGCTGCAGGTCCGCACCGTCGTCCACCTCACCGACCACGGCCCGGACACCGACCCGATCCACGAGCACAGCGCCAAGGACAACGTGCTGGCCGCCGCCGAGGGCGACAAGGACGCCGCCCGCCGGGCCTGGCAGGACGCCGGGCTGCCCGAGACCGGCTCGGTGTCCGTGTCCCAACTCGCCGCCGCCCTGGCCCAGCTTCCCGCCGCGGAGGACACACCGTAGAGCCGGACCCGGCCCTACGATGGCGGCCTGGGTCCGGCCCCGATACCTGCGGGGCCGGACCCAGGCCGTTGTTGCCGGGCGTCAGGCCGCCGCGGACGCGCCCTCGCCCGGGGCTGCGACCGGCCCGCGGTCGACGCCGGCGGGGGCGACCAGGCGCTCGAGGAAGGCGCCGATCAACTCGACGGGCACCTCGCCGGTGAAGGTCGCCGTCCAGAAGCGGGGCTTGGCGAGGACCGCGTGTCCCGGCTCGCCGGGCAGGAAGCCGACCGCCTGGACCTTCCACAGGACGTCGGTGGTGGCGTACTCGGCGGCCTCGGGCTGGAACACCAGCCGGGCCTGCCCGCCGGGAGCCACGACCTGGGTGTTGGAGGACGGGTCGGTGTGCGGGGTCCAGCCGGCCGCTGTCAGGACGTTGAACGCGACCGCGGGGTCGCCTTCGTCCGCCAGGAGCGCCGGGACGTTCGTCGTCATGCCGTAAGTCCGTTCCTTCGGGGCGGGCGGAATTACCCGCCGCGTTTTCGGGTGGCCAGGAACGTAGCTCGCCCTCGGGAACAACATCAACGGCCTCTGAAAAAACGTGAATTCGGCATTCTACGGGGATATCGAGTGCTCTTTCGGACGCGGCCTCGCCGCCCGCGCCCAGGCTCGTCACCACAGGTGGATGGCCTACGGCCGTCACCCCCGACAGCTTCCCCAGGTTCATCCTGTCCCAGGTTCGTCGGCAACCGTTTCCACCCGTGGGCCGCTGGAATTTTCCACCCGTGGCCGCGCCGAAACCCCCGTACTCAGCCCCTGCTCCTCGGCTTTAGCGAGCCCACTTCTGAGAAAAAAGCGGAGCCAGCGCCAAGGCGGCCCGAAACCCGTTGAGCTGCCCGCCGCACCAGTGCCAAGGTGGCTCATGAGCAAGAAGAACGTCCGGGTGCCGGACGACAGCGAACTCGTCCGGCTGGCTGCCGCGGCATGTGAGAGCGCCGCGAGCAAGCTGGAGGCGGCCACGCTGCTGCTGGGAGCGGAGCAGTGGGCGGAGGCGTTCTACAACGCCGCCCTCGGCTTCGAAGAACTGGGCAAGGCGCACCTGTGCCTGACCGTGGTGATGATCCCCACCCAGTACCGCAGCGACGTGACGCCTCGGGAGTTCTCCGAGATGTTCAACGGCCACGGCGCCAAGGCGGCCTTCGGGCACCTCGTGCTGCGCAGCCTGGTCGACCGGGACGCACCGGTCGCCGTGACCGACATGCTGGCCGAGGCCGAAGCGGCGGCCGCGCAGACCAACACCACCAAGTTCCGGGGCCTGTACGTCGACCTGGGCGCAGACGGCACGCTGCTGCACCCGAGCGACGTCGTGGAGAGCGACGCCCGCTGGATGGTCGACCGACTGCAGACACTGCACGAGTGGATGGGCCCGATGTGCGCCGAGGCCGGCCGGGACCCCGACTTCCTGGCGTTCTTGGTCCAGTTCCGGGAGAACATTGACGCCGACGCGATCGCGGACGCCCTCGTGGCCGACCCGGAAGACTGGCTGCGCCAGCTGCGCGCTGCGGTCCAGGCCCCGTTCACGGCACTGCCGTCCTGGATGTCCGACGCCCTCCTGGCTCTCCCAGGTACGGCAGAGCTGTCACGCAGCGAGGCCGCGCAGCCCTGACGGTGCCGGGCCGCTACTGGTCCGCTTCCTCAACGCCGCAGAACTGCTCGAACAGCAGCGGGGACCCGAGCGCGGTGGCGGTGAGCTTGCGGTGCGCGGCCTCGAGCGTGCGTACGGCGGCGGGCAGCCCGGCCGGGGGCGCGGGCTTGCCGCCGCGCGGCCGGCCGGGGGCGGTGGTGACCCACAGCTCCTCGACGTTGCCGCCCTTGAGGACCTTCAGGTGCCCGGCGGTCAGCGCCTGGTGGGTGGCCTTCCAGCGGGCCAGGGCGCCGCGGGAGACGGCGTCGATCGGGTACCAGTCCTCGCCGACCCGGGCGCGCGGCAGGGAGCGCTCCAGCTCGAGGTCGGTCAGCCGCATCGGGTGCAGGGCGCTTATCCCCTGACCGGTGCACACGGCGAGCGCGATCAGGGCGACGGAGCGTTCCCAGGTCGACTCGAGCATCCCGGCCGGGTGGTGCCCGGACAGCAGCCGCAGGGTGCGGTGGGCCTCGGTGGGGGTGAGTCGGTCGGCGAACTCCGGCGCCGGCGGCTGCAGCTCGAGGGGTTGGCCGCAGTAGCGGGAGAAGGTGTTGACCGAGCTGGTGCGCGCGGCCATGGAGTTGACGGAGGCCCGGGCGGTTGGGCCCTCGAGGCCGGGGCGGCGCCGGGTCAGGCCGCGCTGGGCGTCGGTGAGCCAGGCGAGGGCATTCTCCTCGTCCAGGAGGTCCTCGGTGGCCACCGTACTGACGGCGCCGTCGCCCTGGTCGGCGACCCAGGCCACGTACTCGTCGAGGAAGGCGCGGCGCTGGCGCCGGGTGGCTTCGGCGCGCAGGGTGTCCACGAACGCGGCGACGGCCGCGGTGGCGCGGCGGGGAGGCGTCACAGCTTGTCCCACCCCAGGTCGCGGTGTACCTGCCGGACGGCCCGGGCGGTGGGCGCGATGAAGGTGTGCAACAGGCGCAGGGCGCCGTCGCACTGGGCGCCGACGGCCGCGAGGTCGCGGTGCCGGCGGCCGCGGCTGCCCTTGCCGGAGGGGTCGACGAGGTCGAGCTCGTGGACGACCTCGTGGCGGGCGTTGAAGAAGGGCTGGTGGCCTTTGAGTATGGCGTCGTCGAGGGCGGGATCTTTCTTCAGGCCGAGGGCGTTGCGGCAGCGGGTGAGGTCGGCTGCGCCCTGGATGCTCGAGCCGGCCAGGTCCTCGACGTAGAGGTCGATTAGGGCGGAGCGCGGGTCGATGTCGACCACGGCCTTCTTGGTGGCCTGGGTCATCTCGCCGGTCAGGCGGCTGGACATGAAGTGGCTGACGAAGGCTCCGTGCGCGTCGCCCGCGGTGGACAGCAGGGTGGGCAGCGAGTCGCGCAGCAGGGTGCGCAGGCAGGCGTCGATGCCGGCCGCGGTGAACACGATGGCGGCGCGGACCTGGTCGCGGTGGGCCTCGGAGATGGGGCCGCGGGGGTCGTTCTGCGCGCTGCGCAGTTCGTTGAGGGTGGTGAACAGTCCGGCGACGGACTTGTGCGTGGCGACGAGCCGGGCCCAGCTGCGTTCGACTTCGGGCGGGCAGCCGTGCGGCTTGCGGGGCAGGTTGGTCAGCTCGACGAGCGTCAGTTTCGACAACGTCTTCTCCTTGCGCCGTTCTCCGCGTGGTGCCCGCGGCCTCTCCGCCTCGAAGTATGAGGTGTGTCCGACCGCCGTGTCACTAAATAACAGCAAGTAGCTGGCGATCACGGGGCCCGGTCCTCCAGCTAGCCCATCGTTTCGGTTCGTGTCGAACCGAGTCGTACGTGCCGGTCCGGTACGGACAATGCGGCCTTCCGGCCTCCCGGCACGCGCTCCCCCACCGACGCCGACTCTGTCATCTGCGGGTTCGGCTGTTTGCTGTTATTTAGATACACGACGGTCGGACACAGGGCGCCTGCCGCTGTTGCCGCTCGGCTCGGCAGTCGGGCACCCCAAGGAAGTGCCGTACGCGAGCGGGCTCCGGTCACTACGCTCAGGCCCGTGACCGAGCGACCCGTCGAGAACGTCGACAACCGCCCCACGGCGATCGAGCCCAAGCAGAGCGACGCCGTGGAGGACGCCCACTTCCGCCGGCGTCTGCGCGCCACCATGGAACGGCCCCAGACACGCCCGCCGCTCCTGACCCTCGAAGACGTCCGCGCCCTCGAGGACGCTCCCCCGCCGCAGCGTCCGTGATCTTCCCGTCGCCTGACACTGGTGAGTGGTTTCGCGGGGAACGCCGCCGCGCCGCCCGGGCACTGCCCTAGCCTGCTGTGCCATGGACATCGAGCTGACTGACGATGAGCACCTGCGGGCACTGGCCGCGCTGGAGGCCGTCGTGGGAAACGACGACGATGCCCTGGCAGTCCTGGCAGGCGGTGCCGGCGAACGGCCGCTGCCAGCGCTGCTGGCCGCCTACGGACAGCACACCCTCCACCGCGTCGTGATCGCCGCATTCGGCATCGACGCCACCATGGACTACGACGAAACGGGCCGACTGGTATCGGAGATCAACAGCGACCCGGTGGCCCCCCTGGTCTTCGTCCTGACCGACGCCCTGCACAACCAGGCCGCACCCGCCGGCGACGACCCCGCCACCGCCAAGCTGATCGGCAGGTCGATCCTGCTCGCGATCCACGCGTTCACCGACGCCGACAATCAGGACGCCCTCACCCTGCTGCGCGCACTGCGCAACGAGGTCCTGCAGGCCGACTGAGCGACAGCCGGGTCAGCGCGGCCACGTCGCAGGCAGGGGCGCCGCGATGATCCCGTTGAGCAGCGCGCGCAGGTCCGCCAGGAGCTGCTGGCCCTCGGCCGACGTCGGGTAGTCCGCACCGCGCAGCAGCGTCGCCGCCCGCGCCAGCGCGCCGGCGAACAGGTTCTCCTCCCCTGCCGGGGCGAGGTCCGGTCCGGCCGCGCGCATCCCGGCGAGCACCGCGTCGACGGGCGGCGCAGCGGGAGAGGCGTTGAGGATCTCGGCCGCGCAGGCCCGCTCCGGCGAACTCGGCTGCCACGAGCCGTCCTCCAGCCCCTCCAGCAGGGACCGGAGCCCGGGTCGTGGCGTCGTGGAAAGTGCTCGTCATACCGCCGGAGCCTAAGTCGCCCCCTGCTCCCAGCCGCACCCGGGGAGGCCCGGGTGTCGTCTTGCTCGGCAATCCGATCCGCGCTCCGCCCCACCTGCGGCGACCCCTGATCTACAGTCGATGGGTCAACATCCCGAAGGACCGGGGGAATTGTGGAGAGCTTCTTTCAGCGGGTCGAGCAGGCGTGGCCGGCGGGACGCCGTGATCTTCACTGGCACCTGCTGCCCGCCCCGGCCACGGAGGCGGTGGCGCTCGGCAGGCCGTATCTCGGCCTGACCCTGACCCGCGGCCTGCACCGGGTCATACCCGAGTGGATGCACTGCACCGTTCTGCACGCCATCGGTGCCGACGTCGACAACGACCCGGCTGTCCGCGCCGGTATCGATCTTCTCGTCGACGACGTCACCCGCCGAGTCGCCGATGTCGAACCGTTCACGCTCACCTTCGGCCGGCCAGCCATCGCCCGGTCCGCGATCGAGGCGCCCGGCTCGCCGGATCGCCCGCATCAAACCCTCGTCGAGCACGTCATGGCGGCCCACCGCGAGCTGTGGGGCGACGCACACCTGCTGTCCCCCAGCAAGGCCCCCCACATCTCCCTCGCCTACGGCGGCGAGGACGCCGAAGGCATCGACCCGGACCAGCTCAACTCCCAGCTCGCCGACATCGAGGACGATCACGCGGTGGACGTGTACGTGGACCGCCTGCACCTGGTCGCCCAGCGGCACGACGGCGCCCGCATCACCTGGCAGCCGCTCGCCGAAGTCACGCTGAAGGGCGTCGACGACGAAGCCTTCCTCGACAGCATCATGGCCGAGCTGGACAACTGACCGGCGGCGACGGCGAGACAGGCCGCGTCAGGTCGCAGGTACGAGCTGGGCCGTCACGCCGGTGGGATGCAGGAACTGCCGGGCACCGCGCAGTGTGGTGCGCAGATTCTGCTGGGTCGCCCGGCTGTCGAGGCGTACGTCGAGGGCGCCGAGAAGTGTGCTGTTGGCCCGCAGGCCCTCGGGCAGCCGGGAGGCGTCGAGGCCGTCACGGCGGGCGATGAGGATGCCGAGCTCGTGACGGCTCACCGCGTCGGACCCTGCGAGATGGTGGATGCCGGCCGCGTCGCACGACGCCAGTTCGACAAGGGCGGCGGCCAGGTCGGTGACGTGCACCGGGCAGCGGATGTCGTCGGTGAACAGGGCGCCGTCGCGGGTGCCGGAGGCGAGTTCGTGGACGACGCGCTCATGGACCGAGCGCCCTTGGCCGATGATCAGCGAGGTGCGGGCGACAGCGGCCTTCGGGTACACGGCGAGGACCCCGGTCTCCGCCGCCGCTTTCGCCGCTCCGTACGGGGTGACGGGGTCGGGGAGGAAGGTCTCGTCGTAGTGGACTCGGGTACCGGAGAACACTGCGTCGCTGGAAACGTGGACCAGGCGGCTGCCGTGCGTTGCTGCGGCCATCGCGACCCGGATGGGGCCCTCCGCCGTCGCCGCCCAGTCGTCTTTGCGGCTTGCTGTGTTGATGACGAGATCCGGGCGCACCTCCGCCATGACGGCGTCCAGGCGTCCGGCATCCCGCAGATCGAGGGGGTACCACTCGGCTTGGGAGGCGTCGCCGGGCTTGGTCGCGTACGTCGCGGCTGTGGTGTGCCCGGCCGCTCTCGTCTGCCGGATCAGCTCGGCCCCTAGGAAGCCGCTGCCGCCGATGATCAAAGCTCTCATGGGCGACACGGTAGACCGGACCCGGTGGGCACCGGCGGAGGCGGACGCCGCTGGTTCGGGTGTCCGCCTCCGCCGTCGACGTACCGGATCTGACCGCGCGGCCGGCCGCGCGCCGGGGCTACGTGTGAGGCTGCCAGACGTAACGGACGTCTGGCTCACGCTCGTCGTTGCGCCGCCCGTCCGTCCGCTCGGCCTCTATGAAGCCGTGCCGTTCATAGAACCGCCGCGCCGGCATGTTGACCTGGAACGTCCATAGCGTCAGCCCGTCTGGCTGCTCCTGCTTGGCCAGGGCCATGAACCGATCGCCCAGCCCCCGCCCACGCCACGCTGGGTCGAGGTAGAGCTGCTTCAGCTCCACGCCGTTGAGCACCAGGACCCCCACCACACGGTCCCCGGTGACCGCCACCCAGGTCTCGTAGCGCGGCACCAGCACGCGTAAGAACCAGTCCCGCACTTCGGCGTCGCTGTGTGCGCAACGCACTGACGGCAGCGCGGCGTTGAAGGAACGCAGCCATACGTCGGCGGCGGGGAACGCGTCGGCGGAGCCTGCACGACGGAGGACGACGGCGTCACTGTTCACGGCGCGAGACCTCTACTTCCCTGGCCGTCCGAGCTGGTGGACGGTCCAGCCCGCCGAACGCCACGGCTCGGGGTCGAGGGTGGTGCGACAGTCGACGAGCAGGGCGTTGGCGGGGCGGTCCACGAGGGCCTGGGGGTTGGCGTGCCCATACTCAGGCCACTCGGTGGCCAGGACGACGACGTCGGCGCCGTCGAGGGACGCGGGCAGGTCGTCGGTGTAGTCGAACTCGGGGTTGCGAATCAGCGCTGTGTTCACGGCCTGCGGGTCGTGGATGGTGACGGTGGCGCCGGCCTGCTGGAGGGCCTGGGCGAGCGCGAGGGCCGGACTCTCCCGGACGTCGTTGGTGCCGGGCTTGAACGCGGCGCCCCACACGGTGACCCGGGCGCCCTCGAGGGGATAGTCGCCCAGGACGCGGGTGATGAGGCCCAGGGCAACGTCGGTGCGGCTCTCGTTGATCTCCTCGGCGGCGCGCAGGAGGGTCGCTGCGCGGTCGGCGCCGAGCTGGCGGGCGGAGGCGGTGAAGGCGCGGATGTCCTTGGGGAGGCAGCCACCGCCGTACCCGATGCCGGGCCTCATGCCGCCGCTGCCGATGCGCGGGTCGATGCCGAGGATGTCCACGATCTCGGCGATGTCGCCGCCGGCGGCCTGGCACATGTCGGCGACGGCGTTGATGTACGAGATCTTGAGGCCGAGGAAGGTGTTGGCCGCGCCCTTGGCGAGTTCCGCGGTCTGCGGGTCGGTGACGAACAGGGGGGTTCCGGCGTCCAGGATGGGGGCGTAGACGGCTCGGATTGCCTTCTCGCCCTCGGGGGTGGTGAGACCGGCGATGAGGCGATCCGGACGCAGGGTGTCCTCGACGGCGTGTCCCTCGCGCAGGAACTCCGGGTTCCATACGACGTCGACGCGTTCGCCGGCGGGGGCCAGGCGCTGGGCGAGCTCGGTGACCTGGCGGGTCGTGCCGACGGTGACCGTGCTTTTCCCGACGATGGTGCACGGCCGGTCGAGGTGGGGAGCGAGCTGGCGGATGGCGCCGAAGACCTGCCCGGTGTCGTAGGACCGGCCGTCCGGGCTGATGGGGGTGCCGACCCCGATGAAGTGCAGCTCGGCGAAGTCGGCGGCCTCCCGGATGCTGGTGGTGAACCGCAGGCGCCCGCTCGCGGTGTGTTGGGCAAGTAGCTCGGGAAGGCCGATCTCGAAGATGGGACAGTGGCCGGCGTTGAGCTGTTCCACCTTGGCTTGGTCGACGTCCACGCCGATGACCTCGTGGCCGAGTTCGGCCATCGCCGCCGCGTGCGGGATGCCAAGGTGACCACAGCCGATTACTGAAATTCTCATTCCTTGACTCTCACTCTGGGTGGGGGCCCGCGTGCGGGGCCGGGGAACAAGCCTCAGAGGCTAGCGCCGTTCCCCGGCCCCGTAGTTCAGGCTTTGTCGGCGCGGAAGTTCAGCAGCTGCTCCAGCTCACTGATGGCGTCGGCGGCCGTCTGCCGTACGACCACGTCACCGGTCTGCGGTGCCTCCAGCGGGTACTCGAACCAGGAACCGTCCGGACGGGGGAATCCCTCCGGGTCGACGATGAACACCTGGAGTCCGGCCTCGCGGGCCCGCTTGGCCACCTGCCGCCGGTCGGCGTGCAGCCCGATCACGACCAGGGCCTTGGCGTCGGGGTGGAAGGTGACCGGCGGGATCCGCTGGTCGTAGCGGCGCATGAACTGCTCCTCGAACCCGGCGCGGGCGCCGAGCGCGTCGAAGTTGTTCGTGATGAACGGGCCGACCATGTGCCCGGCCTCCTCCATGCGCTTGAGCGCGTGCAGGGCCGGGGTGACCTCGGCTTCGAAGCAGGCCCGGTACATGTCCGACAGCTCGGCGACCTTGTCCTCGGTGTTGAGGAGCATCTCCGCGAGCAGCGGGTCCCGCCCCGGTGCCAGGACGAACGTGAAGCCCTTGCGGAGCTGCTCGTCCTCGATCTCGTTGACGTGGTAGATCTCGTGGAGCCGGTGCAGCGGCGGAATGCCGGCCTCGTAGGAGACGCCGCAGCCGACCTCGACCTGGAACGGCAGGAAGTCCGTGAGCTGCGCCAGGTTGTCGGCGTAGACCGGCTGTCCGGGGGTGTCCTTGACCCGGACACCGTGGCTCAGGACCTCCCACGGCCGGCGGCGGATCGCCCTCGGCGGGTACGTGTTGACGGAGGTGAACGTGGTGTCGATGACCTGGTAGTCCTCCGGAAGCCGACGGCCCGCCCGCAGATCCTCCGGGTGCTCCTCGAGGCGAATCATGTGGACGCGCAGGTCGCCCAGTTCGAAGCGGCCCGGCCCCGTCTGCTTCCAGCCGCCCTCGGCCAGCATGGCGTGGTTCTGCTCCCACGCCTCGTCGATCTCGGCCTGCGGCGCCGCCACAGAGTGGTACACGTACATCTGCTGCATGGCCAGCGCCGGCGCCGCGGTGGTGTCCACCAGGCCGTACTGGTGCCAGTAGTGGACGATGCGGCGGCGTGCGTCACCTTCGCCCGTCCAGCCGGAGTTGGAGGCGGTCTCCTTCTGCTGGGTGCGCCGCCAGATGCCCTCCTCCACGAAGCGGGGCCGGTCCGCGTTCACCCCGTAGTAGTCGTGCCACTTGCTGAGCTGCTCCTCATCGAGCTGGTCGATGACCGTGACGGGAAACTGCACCTGCATGTCGTGTCCTCGATTTTTGATCCGAAACGGTCCGCCCCCGGTGAGGTGGGAGCGGCGCGGCAGGGGGCTAGCTGAGGGCGGCCACCGCGGCGGTGAGCGCGGCGGTCAGGAAGTCGATGTCCTCGCCGCTGGAGTTCAGCGGGGGCGCGACGACCAGGCCCTCGCTGCGCGGGTCACCGGCTCCGGTGAACGGGTAGAAGAAGACGCCTTGCCGCTCGCACTCCTCCATCAGGGGCCAGAGCAGGCCAGGGGTGACCTCCACTCCGTACAGGTGGCCGAGGCCCCGTACGTCCCGCACGACCGGCTGTCCGGTCAGGGGCCGCAGGCGCGCCCCGAGCTGTTCTCCGCGCGCCTGGAAGGCGTCGAAGTCCATGGATTCCAGCTCGTCCAGGACCCCGAGGCAGGCCGCCGCCTGCAGGGGGTGGGTGGCCATGGTGCCCATCGCGGGCAGCGGGTCCGCGCCTTCGCGGCGCAGCAGCGGTGCGAGCTCGGGCGACACGAGCACCGCACCCACACTGGTGTAGCCGGCGCCGAGGCCCTTGGACAGGATGCACAGGTCGGGATCGGCGCCGTCCCAGTGGTTGCTGGCCAGGGGGGTGCCGGTGCGCCACAGCCCGGTCAGGACTTCGTCGTGGATGACGAGGACGTTGCGTTCCCGGCAGATCTCCTTGACGCGCCGGAGGTATCCGTCGGGCGGCACGTAGGCGCCGCCGGTGGTGCCGTTGACGGGTTCCAGGAGGACGGCGGCGACGTTCTCCGCTCCCCTGCTGTCGATCGCCTTCGCCACCTCGTCGGCGCACGAGGCGTCGCACGAGCCCGCTGCGTGGTGGTGGGTCGGCGGGTAGGGCGCCGGGAAGGCCGGGCCGAGGCCGAGCGCGTCCTCCGGGCGCGGGCGCCGGGCGTGGTTGCCGGCGAGCCCGAGGGTGAGCGCGCTCATCCCGTGATAGCTCAGGGTGGAGGTCAGGATGTCGCCGCGCCGCTTGCCTCCGCGGACGCGCGCGATGTTGCGGGCCAGCGCGACGGCGACCTCCACGCCGAGCGTCCCGCACGTGGCCAGTGCGATGGAGTCCTCTGGACGGCCCACTGCGCGGCACAGTCGGTTCATCAGCTCCAGTTGGGTGTGGGGCCGTACGACGGCGGCGCCGCCGAACGAGGAACGGGGGAACTGCTGCTCGATGCGGGAGAAGACCTTGGGGCTGCCGTGGCCCACGTTCACGCAGAGGAGGCCGCTCGATCCGTCGAAGATGCGGCGGCCGTCAGCGAGGTGGAGCCAGGGACCGCTCGCCGTCACGACGTCGAGGTCGGGTAGTGGGCGGGATGAGGTCAGGAGCCGTTCGCGACTGGATAAGTACCGATCCACGAAAGAAGTCCCTTCTTGGGTGTGCGCATTGGGGCGCACGGGATCACGGCGGGTCGGTTCATGTGCGGTGGGTGTCCGGGTGTGCGTCGAGCGCGTCCGGTGATGACGAGCGCGACCACTCACGCCCGGAGAGCTGTCTGTCAGCTGTTCCTCACCGTACCCTCAAACCCTTTCTTACGTATAGGGTTTGAATGCCGTTGTGCGGCCCTGCGAAGCACGGTGGGGGTACATCTCGAGCATGGCGCCCTGCCGGACGCGACGTCATTGCTCCTTGGCGCGCGGAACATTGCGGGACGCCGTCAATGGCCACGAGTCCACTGCCCCGGGCGTTGGGTGCTCCGCTACCGTGAGCGGCCCGGGCCACGCATCCACGGGGGTGTGCCATGGCGACAGTGACCCGCTCGCGCCGCGCGGCGATCCAGCGGGAGGCCGTACAGATCCGGATGCGGTGCCAGCGCTCGGGACATTCGACCGAGCGCACCGTGGCGGCGATCCGCGCGAGTCTGCCCGAGGTCTCTGCGCTCGAGGCGTGGCGGCTGGCGCTGGGCTGGTCACGGGCGGACACCGTCACCCAAGTCGCCGCGCTCTACCGGGCCGACGGGTTACAGCCCCCGGGCCTTTCGGAGTCGATGCTGTGCCGCTGGGAACATGATCAGGAACGGCCGGGAGCGGAATACGCCGTGATGCTGTGCCGGGCCTACGGAGCACGGCTCGAACACCTGGGCCTGGGCCGTTGGGCCGGTGAAGGCGCTGGCCTTCGGTACCGTCTCCCGGAGCCCGTCGCGTGGGTGTCCGGCCCGCGGGAAGAGATGGAGCCGATGACCACTGACGCCGGCCTTCCGGCCGTACGAGAATCTCTGCAGCTCGCCCTCCTCGCCGATCCGCAGGGCAGTCCGCTCGCGGCCCACTTGGCGGAGGCCGCTGTCGAGCACTACGACCTCAACTACTCCAAGCACCCGCCGCAGACCTTGTTCAAGGAGATCCGCGACACCAGGGCCCTGCTCATGCCCGTGATGCAGGCCGCCGGCAGCACCCCCCCACACCGTCGAACTGCAGCGGCAGGTGGCCCGGCTGTCCGCACTGCTGGGCAACCTTGCCTTCCACCTCGACGACACGACCGGCGCGCGGACCCATCTGGGTACCGCGGCCACCTACAGTGAGCGAGTGGGTGATGCGCGCCTGGTGGCTTGGGCGTGGGGCGCGCTGAGCTTGGTGGCCCGGTCCACCAAGCGGTACGAGCTGGCCTTGTCCCACGCCCAACGTGGCGCTGCCCAGGCCCCCGCCGGGCTCGTACGCGCGCAACTGCACGCCTGGGCTCTGCTGCCCTCCCTGGCGGCGCTCGGGCGCGGTCCGGAAGCGGACGCCGCGCTTGCGACCGCCATGCACGAACTGGAGACCGACGGCACCGGATCCGCGCCCGGCCGGTTCGGCTTTGACGAACCGGAACTTGCGCTGCACCAGGCCGAAGCCCACCTAGCGCTGGGCCGCGCCGAGCAGGCCGCGGCCCGGGCCGAAGCCTCCGCCGGCGGCTGCATCCTCGCCACGCCTGGCTGGGCAGCCGCCACCTTGGTCCTCGCCCGGGCCGAGGCCGCAGAACGCCCCGAGGATGCGGCCAGCCGCGCCCTGGATGTCCTCGACCGCGTTCCCCCTGCCCGGCTGCGCTCGACCGCCCGCGCCCGGCTCTCGCGCCTCGACGGCCAGCTGGCGGCGAGGACGGCGGGCCCCGTGGCCGACCTGCACGAAAGGCTGCAGCTGCTGCCTCCGCCCGTCGACGCCCACGGAGGCTCGGCCACAGCCTGAGCAGGACGGATGATGTCCCCCGGAACGGGCCGGGTGCCGTGCCATGATTAAGACGACATGACGGCCGGACACACCGTCAGTCGGGCACCCCGCCCATGACGATGCGTAGATCGCGCAGGCTCTGGGGGTGGGCGCAACTCCGCAGCGGACTGCGCCCACCCCCAGAGCCTGCGCGATTCCCTGGGACTGAACGAGTGAGGGGACATTGTGGCCAGGCGCACGACGGCCTACCGACGCGTCGCCCAGGAGCTGCGCGACCAAATCGGCGACGGCACGCTCAAGCCGAACGACCGCATCCCGTCGCTGACGGAACTGCAGGAGACATTCGGGGTCTCGGACACCGTGATCCTGGAGGCCCGCAAGGTCCTGGTCGCCGAGGGCCTGCTGATCGCCCGCACCGGCGACGGCACGTACGTCCGCGAGCGGCCGGAGCCGCAGCGCCTGGTGCACCACGCCCCGGACGATCCGGAAGAGCCGCTTTTCCGGCTGGAGGCGGCCGAGTCCGGGCTGTTCCCCGACATCGTCGAGGTGGAGGCGGAGACCACCGTGCCCGCGCCGGCCGCCGTGGCGCGGTGGCTGGACGTCAAGACGTCGAGGAAGGTCAAGCGCCGGGTGCGCCTGTTCCGGCATGACGAGATGCCAGTGCAGCTGCTCACCGTGTACACGCTGGCGAGCGGGAAGACCGACGCGTCCGGCGTGGAGGAACAGGTCACCTCCCGGCCGGCGCTGGACACAGAGGCCCGAGCCCTCGAGGGCGTGGTGGGCCAGCCGGTCACGGTGGCGACACGGATCGAGCGCCCGGCGGCGGGCCGGGCGCGCGTGCTGGAGACGGTCGTCCTCGCCGAGCGGTACACCCTGGTCTACCGGCCCACGTCCGGCCCGGCATGACGAAACCCCGGCCACGGGGCCGGGGTTCGTGAAAGCAGACCTGCCCGAGGGCCGGACTACGCCGTGATCGTAGCTCCGGTGAGGGCCGTCATCCAGCAGGTTCCCGGCGGTCAGCCGCGCCCGACCGCGACGAGCGCCTCGGCCAGGGCGGACTGGACGGCACCGACGTACGCCTGGAAGGCGGCCGTACGGTTGCCGCGGTTCCCACGGGACAGGTCACCGCCGACGAAGAACGCCGCCCGCTGAGCGGTGCTGATCTCCAATTGCACGCCCGCCTTGCGGGTGTTCTGATTGCAGATGTTCTCCGGGGCGCCGCCGTCGAGCTCCGGGGAAGCGAGCTGCACCACGAACCCCGCCTGGGACAGCGCCAGCCCCACGCGGTCGCGCAGCGGGTAGTCCAGGCCGCCGAGGTTCGTCAGCGGCGCGGTCCCGGCGCAGCCGTGCCAGGACACGGTGTGCGTGGCCGCCCGGGCGAGCGCCAGGGCGTTGGGCTCGTCGAAAGCGGTGCTGGTGATGTGCAGCTCGGCGTTGCCCGACGCCTTCATGCCGTCGAAGACGTACAGGTCGTGGATCCCGCTGGCCGCGGCCTCAGCGAGTTCGCCCGTTCCCTGCTCGATGCCGCCGCCGTGGATGGCCAGGTGGAGCAGCGTGGAGACGGGCGACCTGCGCCAGTTGCGCTGGTAGTCGAGCCCCTCGAGGTGCTCGTGGGCCAGGTCCGTGTACGAGGTGTACGGCATGAGTCGCGGGGCTCCTTCGGGTGGGTGGTCAGTGGCCCAGGACGGCCCAGACGAGGGCGCCCAGGGCGATGAGCACGCTGAGGGCGGGCAGCGGCCAGCGGGTGCGCTCGAGCGCGGCGACCCGCTCTTCGAGTTCCTCGACCGCCTTGTCGGTCTGGTCCGAGCGCTGCACGAGCAGGGCCAGCTGGCCGTCGATGCGCGCGAGCCCGACTTCGAGGGCGCGCCGGAGTTCGGCCAGCTCCAGGGCGACGTCTCCGTCGGGCACGGCGTACTCCTAGGTCAGAGGCGGGCGGTGGGGTCGGACTTGGCCGGCAGCCACGAGGCGGTGCCGATCTGGCCGAGGCGGGTGCCGATGGCGCCCTTGACGACGGTCAGCGCGGCGGGGAGCGCCGCGACGGAGGCGGTCTGCAGCACGGACAGGTCGACGATGTCGGTGACCGCTCCGGCGAGCAGGAGGCCGAGGAACGCCTCGACGTAGGTCAGGACGGTGCGCTCGGCGACGTCGGCGAGGGCCTTGCGGGCGGACTGGGGCATGGGTGAACTCCCTTGGGATGTCAGGTGGTTGCGGTGAAGGCGTGCCGGGCGGCCAGCCGCTTGAGCGAGGCGAGGCCGGGGACGCCGTCGGCGGCGGAGCCGGTGTAGGAGCCGCCGGCCTTGCTGCGCTGCCAGGCGGCGTACGCGGTGACGGTCTTGGAGCCGAAGGAGCCGTCGGCGAACTCGCGCTTCAGGAGGCCCTCGGCGACCAGGGCGTCCTCGACGATGCGGACCTCGGTCGGGTAGGTGGTGTGTCCCTCGGCGGCCGGGACGTCCTTCTTCGCCGCGGCGACCAGGTGGGCCACGCTGACCTTTGGCTTGGCCGGGGTGGGCGCCGGGTCGGCCGGGGCGGTCGCCTTGTACAGGACCTTGACCGTGCTGATCGCGCCCGGGTCCTGGTGGTCGTTGCCCGGAACGTCGCCGTGCGAGAAGTGGCCGCCCTTGGACTGCCAGACGCTGCGCGAGCGCGCCTTGCCCGCCCCCGGGTACTTCGCCGGGGGCCCGGCCGGGAAGACGTCCGGCACGCCCCAGGAGCGGGCCGCGGACAGGATCTTCTGCCAGCCCGGCTTCTTCGCCGGGTCCCAGCCGTTGGTCCACGGGCTCTTGGCGTAGCCGAGGACCTCGATCTGGATGCAGACGCGTCCCTCGCGATTGGTGCGGCGGGTGCCGTCGTTGCGCAGCGCCCGGCCGCTCTGGTTGAGCGGGCCGAACTGCCCGACCCGGTCGGTCACGGGGCAGTAGATGAGCTGCGGTTCGGAGGCGACCCGGATCAGGTACGAGCCGACCGACTCGAGGTACTTGCCGCCGGCCGGGGACTCGGTGCTGTGGTGCACGACCCGCGGGGGGTTGCCAGGGGTGTCCATCGCGCCGCCGATGGACCCGTCGCCGAGCCGGATCGCGCCGGAGATCCACACGGTGCCGGTGGCACCTCGCGGCAGCTCGTCCGCACCGGGCAGGTCGCCGGTGAGCGCGCCGACGGCCGGTTCGGGGTCCGGGCGCCGGATGATGAACGGCTCGGCACCCACCGGCTCGTACCAGTCCAGGTCACCGTCGTCGCGCAGCACGAACACGGTGCCCGGGCGACTGGAGTGCTCCCGGGTGAAGCGCGGCACGGTGTCGATCTCGGCGATGGCGCGGGCGGTGTCGACGTGCGCCTGGTCGACCTCGCCGCAGTAGGTGACGGACTGGTTGGGGTGAACGACGGCAGCGTGGTAGGTGGGCATGGCTCCTCGTCAGGCGTGGAGTTGGATCGCGTCGATCTGCTCGCGCAACGCGACGTAGGTGGACAGGCGCAGGAAGAAGTCGCCGTCGTGCCCCCAGCTGGGGCTCCAGGAGTTGCGCAGCCGCAGCACGGTGCGCTCCGGGATCACGCGGCCGTCCGGGTACTGGGCGACGTCCTCGAGGCCGATGGCGCACACCTCGTGGCCGCCGGCGAGCCCGGAGGTGCGCCAGTACGGGACGGCGTCGACGAAGCCGTCGCGGCCGGGGGTGAACCAGGCGTTGAACCAGGGCAGGCCGAGCAGGACCGGTCCGTCCTGCAGGGCGGCGGCGAGGGCGTCGGCGTCCAGGGCGTGGGTGTAGGAGCCGATCAGACCGCGGGCCTTGAGGGCACGGGCAGTACCGAGGCCGGAGCTGCCGCTGTCGGCGGGCGGCCACTGGTAGGGCACGAACTCGTCGAGCGCGGTCGCCTCGGTGTACAGGCCGATCGCCCACCGTTCGGCCTGCGCCGCGTCGTTGGTGGGCAGCCCGGCGTGTGCGAGGGCGTCGGGGGCGAGCAGCACGGACAGGGCCACGGCTGCGGCGTTCGCCGTGCACGAGCCGAGCGCGTCGACGTCCGGGGCGCCGGGCACGATGGTGGAGGTGCGGATGCTCTGGCTGTAGAGGTCCTGCTGGTTCAGCACCGGGATGGCAGGCTGCCAGTGGACGGGCCGCAGGGCCTCGCCGCGGTGGCGCCGGACGTGGGCCAGCGAGCGGGCGTCGAGGACTTGGTGGCGGCCGAGCGCCGGGTGTGGGGTGTAGTGGCGTACGAGAACGCCGTGTGTGATGGGCACCGACTGGTCCGCTTCTCCCCCGCGCCCCAGATGGGCTTGGCCACCGGCCCGCGCACGGCGGATTCGGATGGCTCCCTCGGGGGTGTGGTGCGGACCGCGAAGCGGTGGCGTGTGGGCGGAGGGTCGCCCGCAGGTGCCGTGATCAATGATAGGTGCGGTCCCGCGCGGGCCCGGCCCGCGTGCCCGTGCCGTCCGGACTGCCCGCGGGCCGGGAGCCGTTCAGGTTCCGTCGATCAGGCGCTCGGCCAGGTACGGCGACCAAGTGCCCGCCGTGATGCCCTGGCCGATTCCGCAGGAGCCGTCCGAGTCGCCGGGGTACTTCACCCACAGCAGGTAGTCGGCGCCCGCGACGCCGATCGAACTGGGCACGCCCAGGCGTCGTCCGGCGGGGTTGCACCAGTCGACGTGCTGCCCGACCTCGTTCATGGCGCCGTTGCCGTTGCGGGCGGTGTCCACGACGAAGCCCTTGTTGGGCACCCCGAGGCGGGCGAGTTCGGCGGTGATCTGGGAGGCATAGGTGCAGCACACGTCGACGGCGTCGAAGTTGGCGACGTTGACCGCGAAGCCGCGGACCTGGGCGACGCCGGCGTCCTTCAGGCGGGCGGCGATCTCCGGCGGGCGGATCCAGGTGGCGTTGCCGCCGTCGAGGTAGACGGTGGTGGCGGGACGCGCGGCGAGGGCCTGCGCGGCATAGGCGACCAGGGCGGTGCGTTCGGCGCGGGCCGCGTCCGAGGGGAGGTTGCCGAGCTGGGCCAGGGAGTCGGGCTCGAGGATCACCAGGGCCGGGCGGTCGCCGATGCCAGCCGCGGCGGCGTCGATCCATGTCCGGTAGGCGTCCGGGGACGGCGAACCGCCGGAGCTCTGCCCGCCGTTGTCGCGGTTGAACATGTTGTACAGGGCGACGATGGGCATCTGTCCGTGGGCGGCGGCTGCGGCGACGTATGCGTCGAGGTCGGCCTGGATGTCCTTGTTCCAGTCGCCGAACCAGCGGGCGCCCGGGCGGCGGGCGATGGACCGCTCGAGCTTCTTGGCGCGCGGGTCGTCCGGGTTCAGCGTCAGCCACTTGGCGGCGTTGGAGTCGGGGTCGACGTAGAAGCCCTCCTTCACGGTCGAGCAGGTCAGCCGGACCTCGGTGAGGTAGACGGTGACGGCGCTGGACTGTCCGAGCTGGAAGGAGAGCTGGCCGGCGGTCGTCATCGTGGAGGTGAAGCTGAGAAGCTGTTTCAGAACCGGAGATCCGTGACGTTCTGTAACGGATGGCAGAGTCGTTCCGCTGTGTGTCGGGTATGGGGGCGTGTTCGCGCATAAGCGGGCAAGCCCGCACACGAAGCGGGGTATTTTCTGTCGTTTGTGGTGACCTGGGGGCGGGCGGCGGAGCGTGGAAGGTCTACGCGGGCCGGAGCGGTGGTGGCCGGTGAAGTGCCGGCCTTTTCGGGCCCCTGGGAGCGTGTGCCATGGTCCAGACCGTCGGCAGTGTGCCGTGCGAGCGTTTCGATGATCTGGTGGACCAGTCAGTGAAGCTGGTCCGAGTGATGACGGGCTGCCAATTCGCACTCGGAGACTTCGCGCTGGAGATCGCGCCGCTGCGTACGCACGGCGGGAACATGGCGCTGGGGGAGGGCGAGGAGCAGGGGGTGGAGGACTCCTTACGCCTCTTCGCCGAGGAGATAGGACTGTCCTTCCACACGGTGCGGACGTATCGGTGGGTGGCCGCGCGGTGGCCGAAGAATCAGCGCCAGGAGGGCGTCTCCTTCGAGGTGCACCGGATCTTGGCGTCGGCGCCGGACGCGTACGAGTTGATCCAGCATCCTCCAGTCAATGAACGGACGGGCCACTCCGAGTGGAGCGGGGACGCGGCGAAGCGAGCGGCGGGATGGGCGACCGCGACACCGGTGACGGCGGCGGAGAAGGTCGAGGCCATCCGGGACCTTGCGCAGGACGAGGCGGTGGCTGCCCAGGCGGCATGTGACCTGCTGCACCGGCCTGAGGTGGCCTTCAAGGCGATGCGGGACCGGCAGGCCCGTGAGCTGGTCAATCAGGCCCAGTTCGATCAGGCCGAACTCGTCGAGGAAGGAGACGAGGAGGAGGCATGGTGGGACGAGAACGACGCTGGGGAGGAGGACGGCGTTGTTGATCCCGTCGCGATCGTGCGGGGTTTCCACCGGGCTATGGAGTTCACCGACTTGATCGGTGTCTGTCAGGGCTTCGTCGCCGGGGCGAGCCGGCTGGTTCCCCGACTGCGGGGACGGGAGTTCTCCGAATCCCAACTCGCGCTGGTCGCACGGCATTTAGAGAAGATCCGGGCGACGGCGGACTGGATCGAGACGGCGGTGTCCACCGGGAAGGTGGACCTGGATGAGGCCCTGGCCGAGCTGCTGAGGGACAGGTAGCCATGAAACGGCGGGCGGGACTGCCCGCTCATGTTCACGGCGAAGCCGTACGCAAAGCCCTGCAAGAGGCACGTCCTGCCGGGCTGCACCTGAAACAGCTGGTCAAAGCTACCAAGTGCACCCCCGCCCAGGTCTGGACGGGCATCCGGTTCCTGCGGAAGATCGCGGTCAAGGAAGGACTGCCGCCGGTGACCTTCAACCGCCGGGACGGGTTCCAGCTGTCCGAGGAGCCCGAGGTGTGGATCGCTTACGAACGCGCGATCTTCGGGGCCGAGCTGCATCGCATCACGAATTTCATCACCGGGATCGTCGCCCCGCACGCCAAGCGCACCCCCGAGGACGAGTGGGCCCGCCTGGTCCTGGAACAGCTCGGCGGGGTCAAGGCCACCCTGGAAGTCCTCACCCGCATGGAACGCTGAGATGACCTGCCCGAACGAGACCCGACCGCCAGCCGTGCGCGAGCGGCGCTACCCCAGCGACACTACGGACGCCGAATGGGCCGTCCTCGAACCGCTGCTGCCCGTCCCGGCCTGCCGGCTTCCCGCGGGCGGGCGCCCGGAGAAGCATTCGCGCCGCAACGTGGTCGATGCCATACGGTATGTGAACGACAATGGGTGCAAGTGGAGGGCCGTTCCCGTCGACTTCGGGATCCCCTGGCGCACGGTCTACGGGTTTTTCCAGCGATGGCGGGCGAGCGGAGACCTGGCCCGCATCCACGCCGAACTGCACCAGAAAGTCCGCGTTCACGACGGCCTCAATCCCCACACCGTCGCGGTGATCCTGGACTCCCAGTCCGTCAAGGGCGCCGAGACGGTGAGCCAGGACACCCGCGGCTTCGACGGCGGAAAGCTCATCAATGGCAGGAAGCGGCACCTGGCCGTAGACATGCGCGGCATGGCGCTCGCCGTCATGGTCACCCCTGCCGCCCCGCACGACAGTATCCCCGCCCGCGACCAGCTCTTCCGCCTGCGCCTGACCCATCCCGAACTCGCCGTCGCCTGGGCGGACTCCGCCTACGGCGGAACCCTCATCGACTGGTCTCACTCCTTCCTCGGCATCACCCTCAAGACGGTGCCCCGCCGCAAAGACCAGGACGGCTTCGCCGTCCTCGCGAAGAGGTGGCGCGTCGAGCGGGCCATCTCGTGGATCATGAGAGCCAGGAGAAACGTCCGCGACTACGAGCGGCTCATCTCCCACAGCGAGGCCCACATCACCTGGACCTTCATCACCCTCATGGTCCGCCGCCTCACCCACCCTCCCCGGCCACCCCGCACGTCACCACACCCCGTCGAACCGGTCGAGACGAGCGCCGACAAGCCCAAGCCCATACGCCTGCGGAAGCCGTCGAACACCATCCGCCTCGCCCCAGCTGCTCTGAGCTGACACATCTTGCGGCCGGTGTCACTCCGAGATCCGGGTGGCTAGCAGATCTGTCTTCATCGGTGCCACTCGGGGCAATTCCGTGTGCGCGCAAACCCACTGCCAACGGGTCGCCGTTGCGGAGGACCGGTACCCGAGGGGACAATGCGTGGAGGTGCCGGGTGGTCATCCCGGCGAAGTGTTGGAGGCGCTGCTTGTGAACACCGCATCGCGGTGCGCCTCGCTGTGCGCGCCAGACGCTGACCACTTCGCTTCGCCCACCGGCTGACCTGCTTCGTTCGCGGTGGGCGCTTCCTCTTATGGGAGACCACCGTAGTGCCCGAAGACTTCTTGACGGGTGATCGCCGTCCTCTGACAACGGTTCTTGGCGCCAACTTCGTTTCGATCACTGGGAATTGCCTCACGTACATGGGCGTGCCGTGGTTTGTGCTGCAGAGCACGGACAGTGCCGCCAAGGTGGGGATCGTCGCGTTCTGCACACTGCTGCCCGTAGTGCTTGCTGCGCTCGTCGGTGGTCCGGTCATCGACCGGATCGGGCGACGGCGGGTGAGTGTCGCCTCGGATCTCGCCTGCGGGGTTGCCGTTGCGGCGATCCCGCTGCTGCAGTTCGCCGGCATCCTGCATTTCTGGATGCTGTGCGTGCTGATGGCGATGACCGGGCTGTTCCGTTCGCCGGGTGAGACTGCCCGCGGAGTGCTGTTGCCCACGCTCGCCGAACGCGCCGCAATGCCGCTGACCAGGGCCGCCGGGTTGTACGACGGTGCGGCACGCTGTGCGGCGCTGACTGGATCCGCTCTCGGAGGTGTGCTGATCGCCGTACTCGGTGCCGAGAATGTCCTGTTGGTGGATGCCGCGACCTTCGCTGTGGCCGCGCCGCTGTTCGCGTTCGGGGTGCGCGGTCTGCCTGAGGCGCAGGCCCGACGGCGGGTCGAGCCCGCGTCGTTGCGTGCCTACCGTCGTGAACTCGCGGAAGGGTATCGCTTCGTGGCGGCCACGCCGTTGCTGTTGGGCCTGTGCCTGATGACGCTGGTCACCCGGGGGCTCGATCAGGGATGGAGCGCCGTGCTCCTCCCGGTGCATGCCCGTGAGAAGCTTGATGGTTCCATCGATCTCGGTCTGCTGAACGCGGCGTTTGGTATCTGCGCACTCACGGGGGCGCTGGTCTACGGTGCGGTGGGCAGCCGGTTTCGGCGGTGGCCGGTGTTCACGGTTGCGTTTCTCATCGTAGGCCTGCCGCGCTTCGTGGTGGCCGCCTTCACCGACACCTTCGGGCCACTGGCCGTGATCATGGCGGTTGAGGGCCTCGCTTGCGGTGTGCTCAACCCCATCATGGCCACCGTGACGTATGAGACGGTGCCGGAGGCACTGCGCAGCCGGGTGCTGAGTGCGACGACAGCCTCGGTCCAGCTGGTCACTCCGCTGGGCGGACTGGCTGCGGGCTTCCTCGTGGACTCGGTCGGCCTGCCCTCCACGCTGCTGACGATCGGGGGTGTGTACCTGCTCGCCACGCTGTGCCCGGTGATCTTCCCGGCCTGGAGACAAATGGACAGTACCGGCTCTCCCCACGACAGGGCGGAGGGCTCGCTGCCGCAGAGTTCGGGGTCGAAGCGGGTGTAGTCACGCTGATGGCCGTTTCGGCGCTGCTCACAAACACTTGACGTCGGTGCTCCCCGTCGCGTGATCAGGCGGGGGGCCTTGTCCTCTTCGGTGAGCCGCAGGCGCCAGACCAGGTCCTATATCAGGCGCCAGTCACGGAACGTGACAGATCTCCGGTTCTGAAACAGCTTCTGAACACGAAGTGGGTGTCCGCGGTCGGCAGGCTGAGCTGCTTCTCCAGGACCGGCGTCCAGGGGTCGACTCCCATGCCGACCTTGGCGGCCATGGCGGTGCCGTCCTGCGAGGCCCGGGCCGTGAACGAGAGGGTGTAGCGGCAGCCCGCCCGCAGGGGGATGCCGTCCTGGCCAAACACGGCGTCCCACAGGTTCGCGGCGTCCGTGCTCGCGGTGGCCTCGAGGCCGGCCGTTCCGGCGGTGATGGTGACCATGGCGGCGTTGCCCGACCACCAGCCGGTCGTGCCGTTGGTGAACGACCCGTTGGTGATGAGGTCTCCGTACGCGGGCACAGGGAAGCCCCTCCTTTTACTTGGTGTAGGTGACGCGCAGTTTCGGCGGGTACGTCTGCCCGTACCCGCGGGCCCTCCCGTAGAAGGTCTTGTCGGTGGTGTTGGGGTCCAGCGCGATGCCCCGCCACGTGGTGGAGTCGAACACTGCGGTGATGTCGACCCACTTGCCCTGGTTGCGTTTCCAGGCGATGGTCTGCGCCTCGGTGTCGCAGGAGAACTTCGCCGGCCGGGAGGCGTGTTTGTGGGCGCGGATGACGGCCTTGCCGCCGTCCGCGTAGTACCAGTGGTCGAAGTACAAATAGATCTCGGCTTTGTTGATCTTCGCGCCGGACAGGTCGGTGGCCAGGGCCGCGGGGAAGCCGATCAAACTGGCCTGCACGCCGTTGTTGGCGGAGTAGTAGCCCTGCAGGCAGGAGTTGCCGTAGTAGGCGTTGTAGCCGGAGCGGCTCGCGTACGACCCGGACCAGGAGGCCGCGTAGGTCTTGGTGTACGTCTGCACCGGTTCGGCGCCGGTGCCGCCGCCGGTGTTGTACACGCCGGTCAGCGGGATCTCCGGGCCGATGTCCTCGACGTAGAAGACGTTGGTGCGGCCGGTGGTGCCCAGGCCGAGTTCGAGGGTCTGCCCACTGGTGCCGCCGGAGTTCTGGAACGAGAGCAGCAGGCGGTGCAGGCCGGGACCCAGGGTGGTGGCGCTCGTGACGTGTTCCAGGTCGACTCGCTGGAAGCGGCCGGTGTGCGACGGCGTGAGGATCTCGGTTTCCCGCAGGGTCGAGGTGAGCGTGGGCTTCGCGGTGCCCCCGTCACGCAGGTAGAGGTGGATCTCGCCATCGGTGGCGTTGTCGAGGTCGGCGGTGGCCCGGAAGACGATCCGGTACAGGCGGCCTGCCTCGGCGGTGAAGGGCAGCTCCAGATAGCCCATCTCGCTGCCCGTTGTGGTGACGGTGGTGCCCGGGGCGGCGCGCGCGATGATTCCCTTGGGCCCGGCCCCGAACAGGTCGCTGACGGGCTCCCCGCCCACGGTCAGCTCCCCGGCGACGTTGACGTCGTTGAAGCCGGCGGATCCGTCGGTGTCGATCGTCGCCACCGGCTCGCCGTTGTTGCGCAGGGTCAGGTACTGGGGTGCCCCGGTGACCAGGGACACCGCCTCCTCGCCGGTCTCGTCGAACAGGCGCACCCCCTGGGGGCCGATCTCCGCGCGGGCGCCGCCGGTGACCCGACCGAAGATCGTGTGGACTTCGGAGTTGTCGAACACGACCCAGCCGGCCGTGGCGGCGGAGGACTCCAGGCACAGCACGGCCTGGGTGGTGCCCTGCGGGGCGGCGACCTGGCCGGTGATGCGCTGCCACATGCCGGGGATGGGGGTGGTCTTCTCCACCACGCCGTAGCCGAGGACCGTGCCGACGGCGTTCTCCCACCGGGCGAGGATCTTCACGCCGCTCGCGTTGAGGTCGTCGGAGGTGAGGATGTCGACGGCCATGTAGAGCTGGACGCCGGCGAGGATGGGCACCCGGGCCAGCGGCAGGGTGAAGTAGGTGGGGGTGTCGGCCAGACAGTCTGCGCGGACGCCGATGCCGGTGCGGTTGCCGGGGGCCAGCGACCACGGGGCGCCGGCCGCGGCGATCGCGGCCGCGGTGGCCGCGCCCTCGAAGCCGGGGTCGGGCATCAGGTTGGTGCCCTGCCCGACGGCGATCTGGTCGGGGGTGACCGAACCGACCGCCAGGTGCGGTGTGATGATGGCGCCGACCGCGATGTGGCCCTGCTGGATGACGCCGGTGCCGACGTCCGTGGAGGCCGCGCGGCGCGCGGCGGTCTGCACGGCCGCGGAGGGCAGGCTGGGGGTACCGGAGGTGTTGACCGCGACCAGGCGCACCCAGATCGGGTCGTAGTAGTTGGTGGCGATGGTCACCGACGCGCCGGACGCGGCCTCGATCGTGGCCGCCGGCCACATCACGTCCGGCTCGGCGTCCGCCGAGGTCATCAGGTGCACCTGGACGCGGGAGAGGTCCAGCGGGGCGGCATCCGCGTCGGTGAACGCGCCGTCCCAGGTGATGCGGACGCCGTTGAGGGCGGGTTCGGTCTGCGGGGCGGACGGGACGGGCGGGCGGGGGCCGTTGACCGCGACCACGCCGGAAGTGCCGTCGCCCTGCTGGCCGATGACGGCCCGCAGCGAGCCGCCGACGTCGTAGACCTCCAGGGCGGTGTCTTCCAGGGAGGCGTGGCTGAGGCGGCTGGCGCGCTGGAGGCCGGTGATCTGCCGTTCGATGCGGGCGAGGCGGGAGCCGATGTCGAGGCTGCTCACGCGGCGGCCCCGTAGTGGAAGGAGTCGGCCCGGGCGAGGCTCACGGTGACGCTCTCGCCGTCGCTGCCGCCCGGGCGGACGCTCCAGCCCATGACCCGCATCCAGCCGGTGAAGGACACCCAGTCGTTGTGGACCCGGGTGTAGACGTCGTCGCCCACCTGGAAGGAGCCCAGCGGGGCGGCCGGGTGGTCGGGGCGGATGCGGATCTGTTCGATGGTGCCGCGGATCTGCCGGCGCTTGCGGTCGGCGGCGGCCCGCTTGGCGAGGATGTCGGTGCCCTTGACCTCCGGCAGGGCCAGCACGGTCTCCATGCGCAGCCGTCCGTCGCGGACGCTGTCGATGTGCCGGCGCTTGTTGCGGCCCTCGCCGGAGCCGGTGGCAATGACGGTGTTGGCGAACTCGTCGGCGGAGCGCGGGACGGGCGGGGCGTCGAGGACGTTGATGCCGGTGGAGAAGGACACGTCGGTGCGGCGCGTGCCCAGCCGCGGGTAGCCCAGGCGCAGCCTGCGCACGATGGCGCCGTTCGCGCCCCAGGCGGTGTCGCACGTGTAGTCCGGGGAGTCGTCGGCGGAGACCAGGTCGTCGACGGCGTCACCGAGGACCGGCTCTTCCCACCAGGAGAACTTCAGCGGCTCGGCGGTCGTGCCGACCTTGGCGGTGGAGGTGGTGGGGTCCACGACGACGCCCAGGTTGCCGTCCGGCAGGGACTGCGCGTACGCCCAGACGTCCCGGATCACCTTGCAGGGGTCGGCGTTGACGTACGGGCCGCGGCCGTTGAGTTCGCCGTGGACGTCGTGGCGGCGCTGCAGGTACGACGACCAGCCGGCCGCCTCGAGGGAGAGGGTGCGGTCCTCGGGGGTGGCCTGCCACAGCAGTCCGCCCCAGCGCAGGTGCCCGTCGCGCTCGGCGTACAGCAGGACGTTGCCTTCGTCGGCGACGTCCGGCAGGGAGCGGGCGAAGCGCGGGGCGAGTTTGCCGGTCAGGGCGCCGGGCCCGTTGAGTTCGGGGCCGAACTCGACGTCGGTGAGGGGCACGTCCGGGCTGATGATCTCGCCGGTGAGGGCGTGCTGGGCGAGGTAGCGGTAGGCGGACGCCATCAGATGATCCCCTCGCTGAACTCGACGTCCGCGAAGATCGACGTGCCCGCGTCGACGCTGAGGTCGCCGGTCGGGGACTTGTACATGTAGGTCTCGACGTATAGGCGCTGGGTGGTGCCGCGGGCTGCCGCGGAGAGGGTGATGGTGTCGCCGAGGACGATGGTGTTGCGGCGGGTGTTGTTGGCCTGGTCGTCGTCGATGACGGTGGCCTGGCCGACGTCGGTGCCCAGGTACTGGCGCATCTGCGCGAACACGTCGGCCTTGGTGTAGCGCAGCCCGGCGACGGTGAGCATGATCTTCGCGGTGGTGGCCCAGGAGGGTACGGCGACGTTCCAGGTCGCCGCGGCCGGCCAGACGTGCCACTTGGCGTCCGAGTACGCCAGGGTGCTGAGCGTCGTGGGGAAGCTCGGGTACAGGGAGCGCTCGCGGCGGGGGTTGGCGATGCGCCGCAGATCGGTGATCATCGCGGCGGTGACGGTGCCGGTGTTCGCCGGGAGACTCACTCGGGCCAGGGGGATCGCAGAGTACCCGGCCGGCACGGCGGTGGCGGTGCTGGAGACCCCGGAGATGACGTCGAAGAACACCGTGTCGTCGGTGGCCGGGTTGCGGTTGCCCTCGTACTCCGGGTCCAGGACGCGCAGGACGACCATGTCGGTGCGCGGGCTGGCGCCGGTCGGCGCGATCGGGACCTGCTCGGTGCCGATGTTGTACGCGGTGTAGTGGCCCTGCCAGGGCACCGCGCGCCCGCGGACGATGCCAGAGCCCTCCCCCACCAGGACGCCGCCGGCCGGGACGGTCAGCGGAGTGACCTTCAGGTCGTTGCCCTCGGTGACGCCTTCGGCCCCGCGGGACAGGTCGCGGATCATCATGCGGAAGGTCTGGGCGGAGTGCTTCGCGCCGGTGGTGAGCAGCGGCGCCTGGGCCAGGGTCATACGGGGTCGCTCCTCTACAGGGTGGGCCAGGCTGGCCGCCACGTGGCGGTCAGGCGGGCGGAGTTGGTGGGGTCGGTGGCGGTCCACCGCAGCTCGCTGACGCCGGTGGGCAGCGTGAACGTGTCGATGCGGGAGGCGGCGGTCAGTGCCGTGGCGGCGTTGCCGCCGTTGCTGCGCAGCACGGAGCGCCAGGTGGGCCGGGTGTCGATCTCGATGAAGTCGCCCGGGTCGATGACGGTGTTGAGCTGCAGCACGCGGCCGGACTCGACGTGGGTAATGCGTGGGTTGGCGCACGGGCCGTAGATCCGCAGCACGGGCCAGGTCGGGGCCTTGCCGTCGACCTGGATCCAGCCGGGCCGGGTGGTGCCGTCCGGGCCTGGGTCGACGACGATGGGCGCGACGACGGGCGCCGTGAACCCCCCGTCGGAGATCATGCCGAGCGGGATCGTGGCGTGCTGGGGGGTGTCGCTGTAGTAGAGGGGGTCGGCGGCGAGGAACTCGAGGTCGAGGGGCACCCAGCCGTTGACGAGCTGGGTCAGGTCCGGGTCGGCCTTGCGGAGCCGGCCGTTGAGGACACGGACGTCGCGGCCGGGGAACTTCAGCCGCAGTTCGGTGGTGGCGCCGCCGGTCAGGCGCAGCGCGGGGTCGTCGTGGACGTCCTGGATTGCGGCGAGGAGGTCGAGGGCGGCCACCTGGTCGCCGGGGGTTTTGATCGCGGCGTCGATGCGGACGGTGCGGCCGGTGTAGTAGTCCGCGCCGAGCCAGATGCCGTCCGCGCTGGGCGGGTCGACGTCGGCGGTGCGTACCTCGGCGCGGCCCAGGCCCTCGATGGCGGCAATGGGGACCGGGGTGCCGGTGCCGATGACGACGCCGCCCAGTTCGTGCTGGTGGTCCTTGAGGATGGCGTTCATCGGTGCTGCACCCCGCCTCGCTGAGCGCGGCGCAGCTGGTAGCCGACGGCAGCGGCGATCTGCTGTTCGGTGGCGCCGGGACGGTCGATCTGGATGGTCTGGTTGCCGATCAGCGGGGCGGCCTGCTGAACGACGATGACCTGCACGCGGCCGGCCGCGGCGTCCTGCAGGCCGGTGAGGGCGTAGCCGAAGCGCCCGGCGACGTCGCCCAGGACGGCGGTGGCGCGGCGGCGTTTGCCGAGGGCGAGCGGCACGTACGCCTCGCCCTGCGTGCTCGGTTCGGCGAAGCGGACCAGGCCGCCCGAGGTCGCGTAGATGCCCTCGCGGATGCCGCCGTCGGCGTAGGCGAGGCCCTTGTTGGCCTTGGTGAGGTCGGCGAGCAGGCGTGTCGCGCGGGAGCCGAGGGCCTTCTTGATCTGAGCGGTGGCCCTGGTGGCCACCGTGATGATCTCGTCCTCGTCGAGGCCGGTCGCGTCCGCGATGGCGTGGATGCCGGTGGTCTTCGACTTCGTCGCCCCGATGATCTTCACGAGGGTGGCGAGCTGCTCGTCCGAGAGCGTCTTGCCCGCCGCCTTGGAGGCGTCGTTGGCGGCCTTCGCCTTCTTCGGGCTCTTGACCGCCTGGGCCGCGAGGTCCTCGGCGTCCTGGTCGCCCTGCTCGGCCAGGCGCGCGGCGAGGTCGCCATAGCCGGAGGCGGCCAGTTTGGCCAGGTTCTGCTGGAAGGCGGTCTGGTCCTTCACGGCGCTCTTGAGCTGCCCGGTGTAGTCGCCCAGGCTCGCCTTGGACGCCTCGGCGAGGGCTTTGAGCTCCTTGGTCATCTGGCGGACGTACTTGCCGGAGCCGGTGGCCATCTTCCGGGTCAGCGCGACGCCGTCCTCGCCCATCTCCTCGAGGGCCTTGGCGACGTCGGTGCCGGCGCGGGCGGCGACGGTGGACAGGTCGCGGCGCCAGCGGGACATCGCCTTGGAGGACGCCTTCAGCTTCTTGAGGAAGATGTCGAGGCTGAAGTTGCCCTTCTTGTTCTGGGACTCGCTCGCGATCGACGACAGCGTGGTGTACGAGGCCGGGGTGTAGGAGAAGTCCGACAGGCCGCCGTCGGCGTACCAGTCGATCCCGGACGGGTCTCCGCCCAGGCGGCGCACGACCTCCTCGGTGATCCGGCGGGAACGGGGCCGCTTGGAGTGGGCGAAGGGGACGTATGCCTCCCCGTGAGTCTCGTCCTCCCCCCACACCCGCCAGGAGCCGCCCTTGGCGATCTGCGCGACGTGGTTCTCCTTGCGCATGCCGCCGTCGGCGTAGAAGTCGACGATCCCGCCGTCGGCCTGCTTGCGGACGTTGTCGGCCTGCTTGCGCAGCGCGTCGGCGAGGCTGGACGGGTCGGCGCCGAGGTTCGAGAAGACCGACACGTGCTTGGTGGTGATGGTGATCGACTTGTCGCTGAGCCGGTCCCGGGCGCCCTGGACCGCGGCGATGTTGGACAGGGCGGTGCCGGTCTTGGCGGTGACCTCCACGCTGCCGTCGGGCAGCGTCCGGGTGGTGAAGCCGACCTTGTTCAGGGCGTCCATCGCCGTCTTGTTCAGCGTCTTGACGGTGACGGACTTCGCGCCGGGGGTGGCCTTGATCTTGGCGATCACGGAGTCGAGGCCGCCGACGGCGACGGCGGTCTTCGCGTCGACCTTGACGTCCTTGCCCGCGGGGACCGACGACAGGGCGCTGACGAGCAGGCCCAGTTCGGCACGGGCGCCCTGCGTGGGAGCGGTGATCTTGTATTCGCGGGTGCCGGGGATGAGCTCGATCGCGTAGCCGAGGTCCTCCAGCTCCTTCTTGGCCTGCTCCCCCAGCGCGTCGACGGTGATCGTGCGCTTGTCGGGGACGCGCGCGAACTCGGCCTGCACGGCGAGGAGTTCGGCCAGCGTCTGGTCGACTCCCTTGGTCTGCAGGAGGATCGACACCTGGCCGGGGATCAGACCCATCTGGTCGGCGACCTGCTGGGCCTGGGCGCCGGTGACGCCGTACTGGGCCAGCAGGTCCAGGGCCGACTTGCGGGCCTTGTCCATCTCGGTGCGCGCGGCCTGCAGGGACTGCGGCAGGTCCTTGCCCTGCTTCTGCGCGAAGTCGAACGAGGCGATCGCGGAGGACGCTGCGGCGTCGGAGATGTTGTTGAGGCTGTTGAACAGCTGCTGCCCGTTGCGGCTGGTCGTGTTGAGGGTGCCGTTGAGGCCGACGAGCTTCTTGCCGTAGTCGCCGGACTTCTTGATCTGGTCGTCGACGGCCTCGCTGGCGTTGAGGACGGCCTCGTTGAGCCGGGCCTGGGCCGCCTGCAGGCTCACCGACCCGCCGGACAGCAGGTCGAGGGCGTCCTTCAGGGCGCGGGTGCGCTGGTCGGCGTCGGCGGTGCGGTCGGCGAGCGCGCCGACGGCCACCTTGAGCTTGTCGTACGCGCTCAGCGCCCGGCCGGAAGGATTCTGCGCCTCCGCGAGCCGCTTGGCGTCCTTGACGCCCTGCTCCATCTCGCCGCGCATCGACTTCAGCGCGTCGGCCGCCTTCTTGTACCGCTCGCCGGTGTCGGTGTACTCGAGCTTGCTGGCCTTGCCGGCGGCGTAGTCGACGTACTCCTTGTTGGCCTCGGCCAGGTCGCGGTACTTCTTCTCCAGAGCGGCGAGGCTGGTGCCCTGTCCGAGGTAGGCGTCGGTGAGGGTCCGCATGGAGACGCCGGATTCCTCCAGGACGTCGACCAGCTTGGTCTTGCTGTCGTGCAGCTTGTAGTCGAGGAGGGTCTGGGCCGCGGCGGCCCGCACGTTCTCGTCGATGACGCCGCCGGAGTCGCGCAGCGCCCGGGTCAGGTCGGCAATGCGCTCCTGGTGCTCGGCGGCGGCCTGGGCGGCCTTCTGCTGCTGGGCGGCGAGCAGTCCGAGGCCGACGGTGACGCCGGCGAGCGCCAGGCCCCAGGGCCCGCCCATCGCGCCCATCAGCCCGGTCATCGCGCCACGCAGGCCGGTGCCCGCGGCCCGGGTGATGCCGTTGAGGGTGCCGGTGAACCCCGACCCGGCGGAGGAGGCGGTCCGGAAGGAGGACGCCATCTGCCCGATGATCGGAACCCGGGTCTGCAGCACGGCGAACGCGGCGCCGTACCGGGTGATGGACTGGCCGGAGGCGGTCGCGAGGCTGCGCTGCACGGCCATCTGGGAGTTGAGGCTGCTGACCGCGCCCGTGACCCGGCCGCTGATGGTGCTGGCGAGGCCGGACATGATCGGGCCGACCCGGCGGTACAGCAGCAGCCCGAACAGCGCCGTCTGCACGGGCCCCGGGAGTGCGCCGAAGACGGAGACGAGTCCGCCGACGACCTGCCCGATGGGGACCAGGACCGTGGAGAGGGCCTCCACGGCGGCGGCTGCCGCGTCCAGGACGAGGACGATGACGTCGAGGGAGTTGGCCGCGCCGTCCGTGTCGCTGCCCAGGTCGGCCAGGGCCTCCCCGATCGGGGTGACGCCCTGGGCGAGGTTGTCCAGCACCGTCATCAGGGCCTGCCCGGCGCTGATGAGGACGTGCAGGCCGTCGGCGAGAGCGGTCTCCCCCAGTTCCTTCAGCGGCTCGAGGAGGCCCTTGGCCTCGTCGACCAGGCCGCCGAGCCCTTCGCGGGCCTGCGCGGCCAGGTCGGGCCCGAACAGGGTGGTCAGGTCCCGGGCGTAGCCGATGGCGCCCGTGATGTACGGCGTGGCGGAGGCCAGTCCGGAGGTGAGTCCGCGGGTGAGCCACTCCAGGCCCGGGGCGAGTCCCTCGTAGATCTCCAGGCCGGTCTGGCGGGTCTGCTTCTTCAGCAGCACCATGGCGCCGGCCAGGCCCTGGTTCTTCGCCGCGGCGATCGTCGCCGCGGCGCCGTTCTCGTTGACGGCCTGGTTGAGGGAGTCGAAGGAGACGACGCCCTGGTGGGCGAGCGCGATCGCGCCGGAGAGGGCGGGCTTGCCGAACGCCTTTGCCGCGGCAGCGGTGAAGTCCTGCTGCGACATCTCGTGCTGAGCGTGGCTCAGCTTGTCGATGACGTAGCGCAGGCCCTTGAAGCGGCCCTCGGTGTCCCACGCCTCGATGCCCATCTCGCGCAGACCCTCGGTCATTTTCTTCGTGGGGTTCGCGAGATTGGTGAAAATACCCCGGAGGGTTGTTCCTGCGGTTTGGCCGAGAATACCGGCCTTGCCGAGCATGCCGACCGCTGCGGCGGCCTCTTCCATGGAAACGCCCAGGCCATGGGCTACCGGCCCGGCGTATTTCATCGAATAGTAGATATCGATGATGTCGCCGGATGCGGCATTTGCTGTTGCCGCGAGAATGTCCGCCGCACGGCCCGCCTGATCGGCGCCCAGGGCGAATTGGTCCATCATGTCGCCGAGATATTTGGCGGAATCTGCGGCGTTGACGTTCGCGGCGGCCGACAGTTGCAGCGACGCCCGGGTGGCGCTGATGGCCTGGTCGGTGCGGAAGCCCGCCTTGGCCAGTTCCACCATCGCCTCGGCGGCGCCGCCGGCGGTGGCGGTGGGCAGCTCCATGTCGGCGCCCAGGGCCTTGGCGGTGGACGAGGCGCGCTGCATCTGCGATGCCGTGGCGCCGGTGACCGCCCCGAAGGTGGCCATCCCGCGCTGGTACTCGTTGCCGTTCTCGATCAGTTCGTGCAGACCGAGGACCAGTCCTCCCCCGGCCAACAGCCCGGTCAGCCCGGCCAGTTCGGAGCGCAGACGGCGGGTGGCGGACTCCGTGTCGTGCAGGGAGCGGGTGCCGCGGCGGCCGATGCCCGCGAGGCGGCCGTCGGCGTTGCGGGCCGCCCGGGCCAGGGATGCCAGGTCGGTGGTGGCGGTGCGGAGCTGGCGGGACATGGCCCGCAGGTCGGTGGCCGCGGAGCGGGAGGCGCGGGCGCTGGAGCGCTGGGCGCTGGCGGCCCGGTTGGCGTCGCTGCCCAGGCGGCGCAGGTCCCGGCCTGCCGAGGAGGCGCCGGTGCGCAGGGTGCGCAGCGGGGTGGCGGCGCCGCGCAGGCCGGTGGCCAGCGTGCGCAGCGAGCGGTCGCCCGCGCCAAGGCGGCCCACCTCCCGGCGGACGGCGGCCAGTTCGCGGGAGAGGTCGCGGGCCTCGCGGCGGGAGCGGTTGAGGGTGCGCACGAGCCCGTCGCCGTTGCCCGTCAGGGCAACAGAGAGGCTCCACGCGACCACCGCCGCTCTCCTTTCCGCTCGCTAGAGGCGGTGATCCCGGCGGGTGTGCGCCCGGGTGCGCTGTTCGTGCAGTGCTCGGGGGATGAGGCCGACCTTCACGCCGTAGCCGTGCTGGCCGTCGGGGACGTGATCGCGTTCGTGGGCGATCAGCTCGCAGCCGGGGCAGCGGGAGGTGGTGCCGACGTACGCGAAGCGGTCGCCGCCGGCGTCCTCGTCCCACTCGTCGTGCCGGGTGCCGCAGTCGGGGCAGGTGAGCCGCTGCAGCTCCCGGTAGGCGAGGGCCTTGGCCCGGTCGACCGGCGTCCAGGTGCCGTCACCGCCGAGGAAGGCGCTGTGCGGGATCCCCCAGCGGTCGCACAGCTCCAGCTCGGCCCTCAGCTGCGGGTCGGCCCGGAGCCTTTTCCCCAGTCGCTGCGCTTGGTGTTCTGCGCGGCGAGCGCGGCCTGGAAGAGTTCGACACGGTCGGCCATGCCCCAGGAGGCGAGCAGATCGGTGGCCTCGTCCTCGCTCATGCCGTCCACGCTGGCGGCGGAGATGAGGGCGGCGGGGAAGGTGTCCTCGTTCCAGTCGGAGCCGGACTCGGCCTGTTCCTCCGTCGGCGGGTGCTCCTTGACCAGCTCGGCGAAGGCGTCACCGGGCAGGGCGCGGAAGGTGAGGACCTCGCAGTCGGCCTCGTACGCGGCGCGGGCCTCCTCGAGGGCGGCCTCGGCCGCCTTCGCCTCCTTGGCCAGGGCGTCGTTGCCCGGGTCGGCGTCGACGAGCTGGCGGAGGTTCTTCGCCTGCCGCAGGGCTTCCTCGAAGCGGTCGCGCAGGCCCTGGTCCTGCCACAGGTACAGGGGGACTTCGGCGGCCTTGCGGGCCCGCAGCCGGGCCATCTTCGCGGACCAGTGGGCATCGGCGGCCACGGCGGCGGCCGGCGGCTCGGTGTGGACGGCGGCGCTCACGACGTCAGCTCCTTCTTCGTGCTGTTGGTCGCGGTGTTGCCGACGGCCGGGACGGCCAGGCCCTGGGCCGGGCGGCGGGTGATGGTGAACTTCGTCTCGAACTTCGCCGCTTCGTTGTCGGTGGTGAAGGCGGGCGACTGGGAGCCGACGCGGACCGGGAACACGTCCATCGACTTCGAGTTAGGGACGTCGCCCTTGCGGAGGATGACGACGTAGCCGATGGTCCCCTTCTTCAGGAGCTGCTCGATCTCGTCGCTGACCTTGTCCTCGTAGAAGGTGAACGAGGAGTCCTCGGCCTTGTCGGATCCGGGGATGGAGGAATCGAAGTCGTCGCCCATGTCGGGCGTCTCGATGCTCTGGTTCTCCAGCGTGAAGCCGGAGATGTTGGCGATCGCCGCGGACAGGTTGGTGCTGCCGTCGAGTTCGGCGCGGGTCGGCTTGAGGTTCGCCGCGTCGGCGATGGTCGGCAGCCACAGGAAGATGGAGACGCCACGGCGGCTGTACTTCTCAACCGTCTTGGCGGTGGGCAGTGCCATGGGATGGGCCCCTCGGGTCTGCGCGTCAGTGCAGGTCGGTCACCAGGTGCTGGTGCCGTGTCCGCGAAAGGGGCCGCCGCGGTGCGGGGTGGCGAGCCGGGCTAGCCGGTCGCCGGGGTCCAGCGGAGCTGGAATCTGATCACATAAGAAACGATAACGGCGGCCGGGTCGTCCTCCGGGCCAGCGTCTAGAGCCAGTTCGCGGGCGTAGCAGCTGAAGCCCGGCACCGTGAGGGCGTGCAGCCAGGCCCCGTCGGTGTCGCGTCCGAGGACGGCGGTGCGGACGCGGTCGGCGAGCCATTCCGCCTGGGCGTGGGTGCGGGCCACGCAGTCGACCTGGTAGTAGGTGTCGCTGTCCTCATGCCGGTCGGTGAACGGGGCCCCGTCCAGGGTGAGGGTGAGGGAGCGCAGTACGGAGTACGGCGGCTCGGCCGGCTTGCCGTCGACCTGGGGCAGCGCCCCGGCGCCGCACGGCTTGCCGGTCGCGGTAGCGAGCAGTGCCCCCAGTGCCTGGGATACGAGGCGGCGTTCGATCATTCGAAGGCCCCCATCGCGGCGGTGGCGATCCGTTCGGCGAAGCGGGGCTGGATCAGGGCGAGCGCCGGGGTGACGTGCGGGAAGGGCGGCTGGGCGTAGATCCGGCCGAGGGAGTCGGCGCCGTAGAAGCCGAGTTCCAGGCGGCGGGCCTGGGGGGCGAAGGTGCCCACCGTGGCGGTGGCGCCGTGTCGGCGGGGGCGGACCTGGACCTGCCAACTGGCCCGGTAGCGGCCGGTGATGACGTTCGGGCCGGGCCGTCCGCTGGCGGCGGCCTGGATGAGGGCCTGCAAGACCATGGCCTCGTGGCCGACGGCGCGCGCGGTGGCCGGTCCGACCCGGGCGGCGGCCTGGGCCATGGCGGCGGCGAGCTGGTCGGGGTCGGTGAAGCGCCGGGCGGGGCTCATGGGCTGGCCCCTCGCGGGTTGTTCTCGTCCAGCCAGGTCACGCGGACGGCGATGACGGTGGCGGCCAGGCCCGGCTGGGCGCAGCGCCAGGTCCGTCCGACCAGCGCCGGGTCCTGGGCGGCGCGCAGCACACGGACGGTGTCGTCGCGGGCGGCGACCGGGGCGTCGACGGGGGTCAGCAGCCGGTAGGTGGTCTTGGGGTCGTCCGGGTAGGGCTGGCCGGCGACGGGCACGGTGATGCCGGGGGCGGCGGTGTCGTCGAGGACGGCGCCGGGACCCTCGTACACCACGTGCGGAGGCGGGGCCTCGAGGTCGCCGGTGTCCGGGTTGAGGATGGGGGGCCCGGCCGGGCGGCTGATCTGGATGGTGTCGCCCATCATGAGGTCCTCGACGAGCGCGCCGAGGAAGCGGAGGTCGAGGGTCATGGGCGGCCTCCGGCCCACTCGGTGAGCTGGCGGAGCATGGCGGTGGTCAGTTCGGTGGGGCTGCCGTCGAGGTCGTCGCGGTTGAGGGCGGCCTGCTGCAGGCGGGACGGGTCGATGCCGGCCAGGAAGGCCACGATGGCGTCGGTGGGCGGGACTTCGCTGGCGACGGCGACCTGGGCGTAGCCGTCGAAGACGGCGGCGTCGACCGGCGGGCGGACGTACAGCACGAGCAGCGGGGGCTGGTTGGCGCGGTGCTCGAGGGTGTAGCCGGACAGCGACGCGGAGACCTCGTGCCCGGCGAGGGTGACGCCGGCGCGCACTCCGTCGGTGGTGATGCGGACGGAGTGCAGGTCGTCGGCCAGGCTGGGTTCCTGCATGGCGGGGAGTCCTCGTCTCTCGGTGGCGGTGGTGGCGGGTGGCTACTCGGGGTCGTCGGTGTCGTCCGCTTCCGGGGGCGGGTCGGCGCGTTCGGTGTCGGTGCTGACGGCGAACCCGAAGGGGACGTCGTCGGCGGGCGGTTCGGCGGGCAGGGCCTGAAGCAGGCGCAGCGCGGTGGTCTCGGCGGCCTTGAGGGCGGCGGTGCTGTTCTGGCCGACTTCGATCTCGATCTCGCGGCCGGGGGCGCGGACGATCAGGCGCATCGGCTGCCGTCCTCACCGATGGTGGGCCAGTGCCAGGTGCCGGGGGCCAGCGGTGTGGCGTCGGCGTGCGGCAGGGGGCCGCTGAAGAAGAAGCCCTCGGGGCTGAAGACGACGAGGACGGGCTGTCCGGCGTCGTCGACGGCGGTGACGAGCGCGGCACGGCAGGTGCTGGGGTAGCGGCCGTCGGCGCTGCCGCGGGAGACGTAGTGGACGATCCGGCCGATGACCAGGGGCTGGTCGGTTCTCGGGGCGGTCGGGGCGCTCATACGGGTTGTCCCTCCTCGATGGCGGGGTCGTGGTTGAGGTCCGGGCGGGGGATGAAGCGGCGCAGGCATCCCGGATGGGCGATCGGGTAGATGGCGGCTTCCTCGGCGGAGCGGAGGGTGTCGTGGGCGCGGTCGGGTTCGGGATGGCTGGTCCACCCGCACTCGGGGCCGTCGGTGACCTGCACCCAGCGGGCCTCGAGGTCGGCGGTGGTGGCGGTGAGCGCGCCGGTGTTAGCGACGGTGACGGACTGCGCGGACAGCGCGGCCCGGGCCCAGGAGGCGGCCGGGTGCTGGGTGCCGCGGCCGTAAGGGACGGTGTCCAGCGGGTGCTGGGTGGCCAGGTCGTCCGTGGTGGGCGGATCAAGAGCGCGGGCGGCGGCGGTGGCGGCCCGGGCGAACGCCTGGGCCCGGCGGACGATGTCGGTGATGCGGCGGATGAGGACCGGGTAGCAGGCCGCGGTCAGGACGGACAGCACGTCCTGGTGGGTTGGGCTCCACTCGAAGGCCGGCCTGCGGGCGTCCGGTGTGAGCAGGGCGGAGCGCAGCGCGTCCTCGGCGCCGAGCCGGTAGGCCCTGGGCAGGTCGACGGCGGTCCACCGTTCGACGAGCGCGCCGACGTCGGTGTTGAAGCGGGCGGTCGCCGCGGTGAAGGCGGCCAGCGCCGTACGGACGGCGGGCGGTACGGCGCCGGGCCGGGCGCCGCGGCGCCGCGCGCTGGACAGGGCCCGCAGGACGGTCTGCTGAGCGGTGGTCAGCAGCAGCCAGTCGGCCTCGAGTTGGCGTTGGGCGGCTGCGATGAGCTGGCCGAGGGCCTCGTCGCGGGTGGTTTCGCGCGGGGTGCTCATCGGCGGGGCCGCTCGCGCAGGTACAGCACGCCGCCGCCCGGGCCGTCGCCGTCGCCAGGGGTCTCCTCGCCGGGGACGGGCGTGGCGGGGTCCTCCAGCTCTTCGATCTGCCGGTCCAAGGCGGCCACGTTGCCGCTGGTGTCGACGGAGACGACGCCGGACAGTGACACCTTCAGCGGCTGGGCAAGCAGCGTCGCGCGGCGTTCGCGCAGCACCTCGAGCGCCACGGCGCGCAGCGAGTGCAGGCGGGCGTAGCGCTGGTCGAGGTCGGTGGTGTCGGTGGCCGGGCCGAGCGTGGCCAGCAGCCAGCGGCGGGAGGCGTCGTCCATGGGGCAGCCCCAGACGGGTGGGAAGAAAAGGGGGTCCGGTACGGGCCGGGTGAGGACGGGCCCGGCCCGTACCGGACGGCGAGGGGCCGGGTTACTCCTCGGCCTTGGCGGTGGTGCGCCGGGTGCGCGGCTTGTTCTCCGGCTTCGGTTCCGGCTCGGCCGGCTCCTGGGCAGCGGGCTCCTGCCCGCCCCCGCCCGCGCCCGGGTCGGGCGCCGCCGGGGTGTCCGCCGGGTCGGGCTCGGGCACCTCGCCGTTCTCCCACGCGGACGGGGTGCGGATGAGCTGGGCCAGGTGCGGCTCCGGCTCGGTTCCGGCCTCGCAGATGACCCACTCGTGCGAGGTCGGGTCCTTGACGTAGACGGTGGAGAGGAGTCGGGGCACGGTCACCACACCCGCGCGGCCATGTGGATGTCCGGCACGTACATCACCGGCATGGCGGAGGCCGCGACCTTGGTCCACACGGTGACCGGGTCGTCGGTGTAGCCGTGGGTGACGACGATGCCGGGCGCGTCCTCCCGCAGGATCGCGGGGTTGGTGCCGCGGGACAGCACGAGCGACTCGGCGGTGATGCCGTACTGCGTCTCGCCCCACTGGCGCGGGTTGGGCGGCAGCATCAGCCACAGGTTCTCCGGCAGTACCCGCGGGTTGGTGCCGTCGTCCAGGGGGATCTGCACGTCGTACACGGTGATCGGCGGCAGCCCGTACCGCGCACGCACGGCGTCGACCTCGTTGGGGGCGAGGACGGCGGTGGGGATCTGCGAGCCGAGCAGCGACCCGTAGTAGGCCGCCCGGTAGGACTGGTTGCCCGCGAGGAGGCTCTTGGCCTTGAAGGACGTGAAGATCCGGGTGGGCAGCGGTGCCCGGGCGTCGCGCAGCGCCTGGATCCAGCGCATCTCGTCCGCGAGGGCGTCGGCGGTCGGGTCGGTCCACGGCACCGGAGCGGTGGGCATGTGGGCGGCCGGCACCTGGGCGTCGTACTCGATGTACAGGTTGTTCTCGCCCTTGAGCGTGAACTTGCCGTCGGCCAGCAGGTCACCGGCGGCCAGCTCCATGCGGGAGCGGATGGACAGCACGTGCGCGGCGACGTCGTCGTACACGGCCTGGACCAGCTCGTCGGAGTTGGCGCCGCGGTCGGCGTCGAGGAGGATCTGCTCCATCTCGCCCACGAGGTACTTCTGGCCGAGTGGCGGGAGCTTGCCCTCGGTCTCGACCATGGTGATCTCGCGGGTCGCGATGGGCGTGGTCGCGTCCCAGGCGCGGTACTTGGCCGCCGGCACCCGGCGGTTGGTCCGCTTCACCCTCCACTTGACGGTGTTGAGGCGGACTTCCGGCAGCACGCTGCGGGTCAGCTCGTAGTCCTCCGGCCCGGGGATCGCGCGGACGAACGCGTTGATGTCGGTCGCCGTGAGCTCCCGGAGCAGGAGCTCGAGCATGTCGTGCATCTCGGTCGGCATGACGGGGCTCCCTCTCAGGATGCGTAGGTGACGGAGGCGGTGGTCTTCTTCACGGCGGTCGCGTCGAAGGCGACCGGGAGCTTCGCCGGGGCGACGAGGCCGTGGATGCGCAGCGCGGCGCCGATGCGGGTGGCGCCGACGCCGAAGGCGGTCTCGGTGTCGAGGAAGCCGGCGAGGACCTCGTGGCCGTCGGTCGCGGCCGGGTCGTACGGCTCGTACAGGCCGCTGGTGGCGTTGCGGGCCAGCGGCAGGCCGGACTTGAAATGCGCCTCGACGGTCTTGATGCCGCGCACCCAGTGGGTGTTCTCCGCGAACTTCGCAACGTCGAGGGTGATCGTCTGGTTGGTCTCGGTGCCGTGGCTGGACAGCAGCCAGGGGCGACCGACCCGCAGGCTCTGAGTGGTGGTGATCGGCTGGATATCCATGCCGGGGTCGTCCTCCCGTGGGACGGGCGCAGCAGAAGAGCGGGGCACCGCAGTTGGTGCCGTCGTCCACGGGGAGGAAGGGGGTGGGCGTGGTCCCAGGGGTGGTGCGGTGGTGCGGAGCGGCGGCCGGTCAGGCCGCCTGGTCGCCGGTGCCGAACATGCGGGCGGCCATCGCGCGGCCGGCGTCGCCGGGCTTGCCGGTCGGGGCCTGGCGCTGCGGGGGTCCGCCGGCCGGGGAGCCGGACGGAGCGGGCGGGGTCTGGGGTGTGGGGGTGGGCGTCCCGAACAGGGCGGGGCGGCGCTTCTTGAGGTCCTTGGCCGCCTCCGCGATCGCATCGGCGTCGGCGTCCGGGGTCTCGGCGAGGGCCTTGTCCAGCAGCACGAGGGCGTCCTCGAGGTCCGCGTCGGCTGCACCGAGGCCGATGAGCGCAGAGGTGCGCTGCGCCTCCTGCAGCTTGGCCTGGGCCGCGGCCAGGGTCTCGGCGGCGGTGGTCTCCTTGGCGGTGATCGCCTTCTCCCGGTCGGCGAACGCGGCCTCCCGGCGCTGCTCTTCGGACAGCTGGGCTTCCTTGAGTTTCTTGGCGTCGCCGAGGACCTGCTTGATCTGCTCGGCGTCGACGCTGTCCGGGTCGAGACCGGCCTCCGCAGCGAGGTCGCGCAGCGCGGACTGCCTGCCCTGGTCCTTCTCCCGGGTCATCATCAGGCTCAGGCGCTTCTGGGTGACCGTGACGGTCTCCTCGTCGCTGCCCTGGCCGCTCTGGCGGTCGGCGACGTCCTTCGGCGTGGGGACCGGCGGGGGCGAGGCCGGCGGGGCCGCGGGCGGGGCGGGGTTCGGAGCCGGGGCCGGCGGGATGGCCGGGGTGGGCGGTTCGTCGGGCATGTGGGTGTCCTCCACCGGTGCGCCCCCGCGCCGTCTACGAGTTTACGGGCGATCTTGACTGCTGCTGTCCCGCGTCAACTCCGGTGCCCTCCGCGGCCGGTAGGCCGCTGGGGCCGGGCAGGACCGGGGCGGGGATCTGCTCGGGGTCGGCGGGCTTCATGCCGAGGTAGTCGCGTACGGCGGCGGCATCACCGGTGGCGTCGGCGAGGGCGGCGGCCTGGTCGAAGGCGCGGGACTGGATGCGCTCGATCTCTTCCGGGATGTCCTCGATCGGCCAGCCGCCCTCGGCGAGCATCCGCAGCGCGGTCTCCAGGCTGATCAGCCGGGCCGCGTACGCGGTGGCGACCTCCTCGAGCACGCCCATGCGGTCGGTGGGGGTGTAAGCGCCGAAGACCATGTTCGCCGGGTGGACGCCGCGGCCGATCCAGTCGGGGTGCTGCCCGGCGATAAACAACCGCTGAACGAACCGCAGCAGGAGCTGGTACTTGTGCCGGCGGGCCAGGCGCATGGCGGCGATCAGCTTGTCGAGCGGGCCGAGGGAGATCTTCAGGGCGTAGCCGGAAGGCAGCTGCGCCGGGTCCTGGGTGCCCAGTGCGATCGGGGGGAGGCGCAGGTTGACCGCTGCGCGCTCGCGCAGGGTCTCCACCGTGGCCAGGAGCTGGGCGAGTTGGGGTGCGGTGTTCACGACGTCCATGCGCCCGCCGTCGGCCAGCCGGAAGACGGTGCCGGGTTCGACCTGCACGCTGGCCCGGCCGTCCTGCAGGCCCGAGACGGACAGGATCGGGATGCCGGTGGTCGCCGAGGCGCGGGCCGCGTCGGTGTCGGATGCCGCCAGCTCGTCCATGATCTGAAGGACTGCCGCGAGGGACGCCTTACCCCAGTGCTCTTCGGCGCCGGGCACCGTGTTGGGCAGGTGGACCACCGGAATGAAGTCGATCAACAGGTCGAGGGCGTCGAGGACTTCGCCGTCGCCCCTCTGGGCGTAGGTGGCTTTGCCCATCGGCAGGTTGTCGACGTCGTCGGTGCGCTCGAGGTCTTCCAGCAGCCAGGTGGCGTCGGTGAGGTAGCAGGTGAGGTCGGACGGTTCGTCGTTCCAGGCGTACTGGCGCCAGATCCTGCCGTGCTCGTCGGCGGTGTCGCCCGGGGTGAGCTGCGGGTCGTCCTCGTCGCCGACGAAGGCACGCAGCGGCCGGCCGCGCCGGTCGGCGCCCGAGACGGTCGCCGGGCGGATGGGGCCGAGCTCGTAGGTGATGCGGCGCAGCCGCGCCTTGAGGCCGCGCCGTTTGTCCTCGGGGATCTCCCAGGCGAAGTGCACGCGGTGGGGGAACTCCCCGCCGTCGTCGCCCAGGATGGGGAAGTAGAAGCCGGGGTCCATGACGCGCACGACGGGGCGGCGCTTGTCGGGCTCCCAGGAGACCCGGTAGATGGCGTCCCCCAGGCCGACGGCCTTGCGCTCGGCCTGCTGCATCCGCATGGCCAGCTGCTCGTCCTCGGCCCAGGTGAGGAGGTCCTCCTGGACCGCGCGGGCTTCCTCGTCGAACGTGGTGGTGTCGTCCGGCTCCGTGCCGGCCACCACGATGCGCTGTTCGTCGCCGAGGACATCGGAGGTGATCGCGTCGACGAAGGCGGCCGGGTCGCCGTACTCGCGGCGTTCACGGGCGGAGGGCCCGTCGCGGACCTCGGCGAGTTCGCCGGCCTGGCCGCCGTCGTAGGCGGCGAGGACGGTGTACGCGGCGAGGCGGCGGGTGTCTTCCTCGGGCACCCAGGTGGCGTACGCGGACGGGAAGGCCCGCCGGTTGGGGTCGCCGGTGGTCGGATCGGCGTACACCGGCTTGAAGTTGAGCCAGCCCCAGGCGTCGATGAGGAATTGCCGCAGGCCCACGTCGTCCCTCCGGACAAGGTCGGCCCCGCGCCGTGATCAAGGATATCGGCGGGGGGCCGGAGGGGCTGCGGGCGTCAGGCGTAGCGGTGGCCGGCCTCGTAGTGCTCGAAGTCCCGGTCCTCGACCAGCCGCCAGGTGCGGCGGCGGCCGATGACCTGGTTCGCCCAGCGCTTGGCCAGCATGACGTCGCGCTCCGGGATCTCGCTGAACGTCTCGTGGCAGTCGCGCTTGCCGCCTTCCAGTTCCCAGCCGCTCACGTCCACGTCGATCCACGTCGGTGTCAGCTTGTACCAGGCGAGTTCGGCGAGTTCGTCGTCCATCCGGTCCTCCGTCCGATGTGGTTTCTGGGCTTCAACCCCTCCAACTTTACAACGTGATGTTGTATTGTGGCAATGGAGCCGGAGACAACGGATCGTTGTATAGTCAGCGCCGGGCGCGGTCGACGTGCACCGACCGCCCGGAACACGTGCGGTCCACCCCGAGGAGAGCGGGGCGGACCGCACACCCATCGTTCCACCCGACAGCAGAGGACACAGGATCATGACGAAGGAATCGAAGGAAGCGCCCCAAGAAGGGGGCGAGACCGAGGTGTGGGGTTACGCGGAGGTCGCCCAGGAGATCGGCGTGGCGGTCGGGACCGTGCGCTACTACTGGTCGCAGAAGCGCCACCTCCTGCCGGACCCTGACGTGACGCTGAGCGGAAAGCCCGGCTGGTACCCCGCGACCGTGAAGGACTGGAAGATCAAGCGCCCCGGCCAGGGCTTCCGCACCGACCTCCAGGACCAGGACTCCTGAGCCGCCCAGACCGACGCTCGCACCGCCGCGGCGCGCCCCGCTCCCCCTCCGGAGCCGGGGCGCGCGGCGTTTCCAGCGGGCCGAAACAAGATCAGAAAAGCCCTTTCAACTTTACAACATAGCGTTATATAGTCTGCGGGAGAGGCCGGACCCGCCGGCCCCGAGGGGAGGAACGAGATGTTCACCGTCAGCCTGGACCTCAACGCCCACGGCCTGCCCGCCAGCGATCCGCTGACGGTTCACGGGGTCGGCGCCTGGGTTCACGGCACGACCGGCATCCGATACTCCTTCCACGACCCGGCGATCCACTTCCCCGGCTCGGACTGCCCGGTCACCGGCGTCCTGGTGGCCGACAAGTACATCGACCCGGTCTACCGGGACGACCCGGCCAGCTACGACTTCGACGACGAGCCGGCCGTCTCGGTCAGCCTCGGCGACCCGACGGCCGCCGACGTGCACGACCAGATGATCGAGGTCGGCGACTGGGGCTTCAGCGGGTACGTGGTCTGCAGCGACCTGTACCTGAACCCCGGCCCGCACCCCGACCACGCCGACCGGTACCCCTTCGAGGCCGGGACGCGAGTGGACGGGCCGACATACCACCTCACCGCGAGCCTGCTGCGGGCCGCCGCCGCCGACTACGTACACCGGTGGAAGACGACCAACGTGTGACCTGCGCCCCGGCCTCCCCGCCGGGGCGCAGCCGTGACCGCAGCCCGGCGGAGGTGCTCTGACCTCCTCTTTTCTCTGGAAGATCGGCGCCATGCGCTTCAACCTTACAACGCTACATTGTATAGTTGAGGTGCAAGGAACGGACCGGTACCAACGAGGAAGGAGTCAGACATGACCCTCGACCAGCCCACGGCGGACAAGGTGTTCGAGGCCGCCCTCGCGGCGCGGTTCCACCCCACCAACCTGGGCCTGACCGGCGAGGTGTGGGTCGACGGCTACACCTACCGGGTGGTCGTCACCGAGACGGAGCGGGCCTGCACCGACGTACGGGCGGGCTGGGGCGACGCCGAGTACACCTTCGCCAGCGCCAGCCCCGAGCAGGACCGGGCGCTGCGCGAGGCGATCGCCAACCCTAACTAGCCGACAACGGCGGGGGCTTGCCCTGGGGCAAGCACGGCAAGCCCCCGCCACCCGACCCGCGACCGACCACCAAGGAGGCTCCGTGACCGTCACCTTCACCGCCGCACACCGGCCGCCGGTGGGCTACGCCGTCAGCTGCTGCTGCCCGCAGGCCACCGTGCTCGCCCCGCGCTTCGGCAGCTACCCGGATGCCCAGGATGCCGCCGACCGGGCCAACGCCGCCCCCGGCCCGCGAGACCCGCTGCCCGGCTGCGACCTGCCCGAGATCTGCCCGGAGTACCCGCTGTACGCGGAGGAGGTGGACCCGGACGGGGAGGTGCCGTTCGTTGAGTTCTCGAACACCAACGTCGTCGGCGTCCTCGAGGCGCTCGGCTTCCCGCTCGCCGCGGACGCGGGCACGGCGTGCGACGCCCTCGAGGCCGGTCTGCCGCTCGAGGTGCCGGACGACGCCGTGGTGATCCCGGTCGCCGTGGTCGACGCCCACGGCCAGCTGGGCGCGGGAGACTTCCGGGCCCGGGTGCTGACCGCGCTCGGCCTGGCCCCCGAGGATCCCGGCGTGCCGGACCTCCGGCTCGGGCGCACGGTCGTCTGCGGCCGTGCGCCGGGCTACCTGCAGCGGCGCCTGCGGGAGCTGTACGAGCTGGCCGACTGGTGCGCTGCACACGGCCGCGAGGTGGCCTGGCACTGACCCGGTCCGCCCCGCTTGCCCCGGGGCGGACCGGGCGCCGCACGGCGCGCTGTGGCCGCGTCGGCCACGCGCCAAGTGCCGTGCCCATCAGGGACTTTCCTCGAAAGATCTGGGCCGCGGCTTCCACCTTACAACGCATCATTGTATAGTTGATGTTGGAAGGGGCAGACGCCCAGGACGAACCGAGGAGCACCTCATGAACAACGCACGACGCCGGGCCCGGATCTGCATAGCCTTCGCCCGCCAGGAGGTCGCCGAGACCTTCGGGCCGGTCGCCGACCTGGATGCCGAGGACCGCGCCTGGCGGCGGGAGTCCCTCGCCTCCACCTTCAAGGGGTACACGGAGAACCGGGTGACGGGGGTGGGCGCCGACTGGCGCGAGGCCCTCAAGGACGCCGCCGACAGAGGCCGGATCGACCTCGCCGAGTACGACGGGGACCTGACGGTCGCCCGCGACGCACTCCTGCACGGCGCGATCTGGGAGTTCGTCACCACGGCGGACGGGATGGCGATCCTGGACACCTGCGCCTCCTGAACACCCGCAGCTTTGCCAGCCGCCCGAGCGCACCGGGCGGCTGGCAAAGCTGCGGGACTACCCCCCACCCCGCCGGAGAAAGATCACCAAACCCCTTCCAACATTACAACACTGCGTTGTATAGTTGATCTCGAAGGGGGCGGGCAAGCCCCCGGACCTTGATAAGTGCAGAGGGAGCGCAGCATGGACGAGATGACGGTCGCCGACCTGATCGAGAAGCTCGAGCGGATGAACCCGGAGGCCAAGGTGCGCCTGGCCACGCAGCCGAACTACCCCTTCGAGTACACGATCGGCGAGGTGACCGAGACCGAGGACGGCACCTGCTGGATCGCCGAGGGCGAGCAGCAGGGCTACCTCAGCGGCGAGGCCCAGGAGGCCCTGGGCTGGAGCAACTGGAGCCGCAACTAGCCGAACGCCACACCGGGCCCGCCTCGAGGAGAGCGAGGCGGGCCCGCACGGAGACGAAAGGAGCAGCGGATGCCCCTCTACATCCTCAAGGAGCTCGACTCGCAGGGCCGCGTCTTCCAGGACGACGACACCACCGAGTACTTCGACGACACCGACCACAACGGCAACGCGCTGGACGCCGCAATGGACGCCTACAACTTCCGGGTCGGTCAGACCGATGAGGCTTGGGGCGCCGGGGTCGGCGCGACCCGCTGGACGCTCCTTCAGGTCGGCTAGCCCCCGACACCCGCTCCTGGCAGCCCCGGCCCACCCGGCCGGGGCTGCGCCGTTCACCGGCGTCCGTTGAGGCGCCCGTCGCGGTAGCCGCCCGTCCCGCTGTCCACGGCCGCCGGGTTGGCGAGTTCCGTCAACGCGTGCACCGCCGCGTCCATCCGGTCCGGCGAGTCCAGGCCCGGCATCCAGGTCACCATCTGGACCTCGAGCGCCGGCCACTCCCCCACGTGCCGCACCCGGCCCTGCTCGTACAACTGCGCGATCGGCTCCGCCCTCAACCTCTTGCCCTGCTTCGCGGTCACCGGAATGATCCGCGGGCGCAGCGCCCCGGCCGCCTCGGGCCCGCCGCCGCGTACCAGTTCGTCCCAGCCCTGGACCAGCACCTGGCGGGTCATGTCGCCGCCGAAGTTGGACTCGACGACCAGGGCGTCCGCGTCGACCTCGAGGGCGAGTTCGCAGGCGGCGCGCCCCCAGTCGGCGGCGCCCATCTTCCCGGAGCGGTCGGCCAGGACGTACAGGTTCCCGGCGGCGTCGCGGCCGGCGGCCACGATGCCGACCTCGTCGCTGTCCTCGCCGCCTCCGGCCGGGTCGACCGCGACGACGATCCGGGTGAGCTTGATGCCGCGCAGCTGCTCGGTGCTGACCCGGTGGCCGCGGATCCACTCCCACTTCCAGATGCCGCCCTCGAGCGGCCTGGGCTGCTGCTGGTACAGCGCCCACCAGCCGCGCTCGCCGACTTCGTCGCGGAAGTCCTGCAGGTGCTCGAGGCCGAAGCGTTCGGGCCACAGCGGCTCGCCGAGGGCGCGGCCGAGGGCGTCGTCCGGGCTGTCGGCGATCGCGGGGAGGTTGATGACCGTCCAGCGCGCGGTGTCGCGGGCGGCGTCCTGGGTGAGGATCCGGCCCGCGAGGTCGTTCTCCGACCAGCGGGTCTGGATGACCACGATGGAGCCGTTGGGCTCCATACGGGTGTTGAGGACCTGCTGCCACCAGTCCCACAGGTCGCCGAGCACCGTGGGGCTGGCGGCGGCCTTGGCGTCCTTCAGCGGGTCGTCGACGATCGCCAGGTGCGCGCCCATGCCCGTCAGCGAGCCGCCGACACCGGCGGTGACGAGGCCGCCGGGGCCCCCGGTGAGGTCGAAGCGGCCGGCCGCCTTGGAGCCGTAGCGCAGGGAGATGCCGAGCTGTTCGCCGTACTCGTTGATGGAGTCGCGCAGCCAGCGGCCGTGGCCTTCGGCGAGCACGGCGCTGTAGGAGGCGATCATCAGCCGGTGGGTGGGGTTGCGGCGCAGGTACCACAGGGGCGCCCACCGGGCGGCCCTCTGGCTCTTGCCGTGCCGGGGCGGCATGTTCAGCAGGAGCCGGACCCGCTCGCCGCGGGCGATCCGGATGAACGCCTGGTCGATGAGGTTGAGGTGCCGGGCCTGGAGCTCGCGGCCGTCGGTCAGGAGCGCGGCGAGCGCCCCCGGGGAGCGGTCCATCGCCATCTGCCGCTCGATGTGGGCCAGGCGGATGCGCAGGTCGGGCGAGGCGGTGCGGGCGATGACGAGCCGCTGGGCGCGCGGGAGGGTGCGGTAGCGCTCGAGGAGGCGTTGCTCCTGGTCCGGCGCCTTCATCATGGGGGGCTCCGTGCACCCCCGCGCACCTTTCCATGATCTCTCAGATCGGGGGGTCCTCGATCAGCGCGAGGAGTTCGTCCAGTTCGGCGGCGGTGACGGCGGCCGGGTCGACGGCGGGTCCGGCGCTCTCGAGGCGGGCCGGGGCATCCAGGCCCAGGCGTCGGCTGCGGCTGTCGCTGATGGCGAGTGCGGTGCTGATGGCGTCGAGGTCGCCGGTCGTCGCCAAGTCCCAGATGGCGTGCTGGAGTTCGTCGAGGGAGCGCTGGTCGGCTTCGTGGCGGGCGAGGGGCTCGAGCGGGTCGGTGGCTGCGAGGGCGTCGGCGAAGTCGGCGGCGGCCTCGGCTGCGTCGGCGTAGTCCAGCTCCCGGGCGATGGCGGTGAAGTCCTCGCCGGTGAGGCGGCGGCGGAGCAGTTCGGCACGCCGCTGGTCGAGGTGCGCCATGGTGTCCTCCATGAGTCACACCGCCGGGGGGCGGTGTGGTGGCCCCTGCGCGGGTCCCTTCTGGTCAACCTGCGGAGCAGGGGCTCCGATCTGCGGCAATGGAGATCAGGAAGATGCCCCACACCCTTCCATCTTTAAAACGCTCCGTTGTATAGTTGAGCCATGCCGAAGAGGACACGCAGGGACCGGGACAGCGAGCGCGAGCAGATCGGCCAGCGCCTCGAAGCCGAAGTCGCCGAGATCAGGTTCGCCTGGCTGAAGCAGGACACCGAGCAGAAGACGCGGGAAGTGCTGGAACTCCTGGGCGTATCGGACGCCTGGAAGCGGGAGACGGCGGCCAGGCTGTACCAGCAGATGGCGGCGGGCGAACTGGACCCTCGGGTCGGGTTCGAGCAGGCCGCCTTCGTACAGTCCCTGACCGTGACCGAGTAGCACGGCCCACGGGGCGGCGGGCACCCCCCGCCGCCCCGCCACGGCCGCCACCACGGAGCTGTTCACGTTCGCGGTCGGCCCAACTCGGCGGCGTCCAGGATCCGTTCGCGCACGGTCTGGGCGATGGCCCGCATCAGCAGCGGGGGGACGGAGTTGCCGATGCGCGCCCAGACCTTGTCGACGGGGCTGTCGCCCCAGTCATAGGCGTCGGGGAAGGTCTGCAGGCGCGCGAGTTCCCGTACGCCCAGCAGGCGGTCCTCGTCGGGGTGGAGCAGACCGTTGCGGGACGCGCTCACCTCCTTGATGAGCGTGAAGGCCGGTTTGTCCCAGGCCAGGCGCTCGAGGGAGAAGAACGCCTTCTTGCCGCCGAGGTCGAGGAGCGTGTCGCCGCCGTTGCGGCCGGGCGGGATGAGCGGGGCCACGCGGGCGGCCTTGCCGGAGGGGCGCTGGAAGGGGCCGGGGTCGTCCAGGCCGGCCAGGGCCTCCCGGACGGTCAGCGGCCGGTCGACGGGCGCCGGGTGGACCGGGTCGACGCAGAGGTCGCGCCGGACACCGATGAAGATCATGCGCATGCGCTTCTGCGGGACGCGGAAGTAGGAGGCGTCCACGAGGCGGGCGGTGACCCGGTAGCCGGGCCCGGCGGCCTTGAGCGCGCCGAGGATCTCGGCGAACAGGGAGCGCATCTGCCCGCGGACCATCCCGGCGACGTTCTCCATCACGAACGTCTTGGGCTGCCAGTGCTCGATCAGCCGTACGTATTGGCGGAAGAGCTGATTGCGGGGGTCGTCGATCTGCCGGCGGCCCACCGTGCTGAAGCCCTGGCAGGGCGGGCTGCCGTCGAACACGTCCAGCTCACCCGGCACCAGCCCGAGGACGGCCGGGTCCAGGGCGGCGATGTCGCCGTGGTGCAGCAGCACGTGGGGGAAGTTGCGGCGGAAGCAGTCGGCGGCGTGGTCGTCCCACTCCACGGCGAGCAGCTCCCGGTATCCGGCCATGGAGTAGCCCAGGGAGCTGCCCCCGGCCCCGGCGAAGGTCGACACGACGGTCGGCGCGTCCGCCGCGCGCGGGGCGAGGTGGGCGGCCCAGGCGTCGGCCAGGAGCCGGCCGTAGTCGAGCCGGGTGCGGACGACGGCCGGGCTCACGCTGCGGCCTCGTCACCGGTGAACGTGTGCCCGCACTGGGGGCAGGTGTGGGTGGTGGGCTGGAGGGCCTCGGCGATCGACTCGTCGAACGCGGCGAACCCTTCCGGGAGTTCGGCGGTCAGCAGGCGGGTGACCTCCTGCTGGCTCCAGCCGGTCCCCTCGAGGTCGCCGTCGAGCGCCGCGAGCGCGGCGGCGAGGTCCTCCTCGTCGTAGAAGCCGAGCTCGGCGAGCTTGTTGTCCGCCAGGTTGATACGGCGAGCGGTGTCGTCGTCGCAGGTGATGACCTCGCACCGGGCGGTGGTACGGCCCTCGGCACGAAGCGCGTCGGAGGTGTGGTTGCCCGCCAGCACCACCAGGGAGTCGCCGGTGTCGCGGACGACCAGGGAGCGGTACTGGCCGTGGCGGCGGATGGAGGCCCGGATCGATTCGACGTCGCCGCGGCGGGGGTTGCCCGGGTAGCGGGTCAGGTCCTCGAGCGGGACGTCGCGGGTGCCGGTGTAGGTGGCGCCGGGCAGGCCGGCGGTGGTCTCGCTCATGCGGGGCGTCCTTCGTTGTGGTCCGCGATGATGCGCCGGGCCCAGGTGTCGGGGTCCTCGAAGCCCCACCTGCGGGCGTCCCATTCGGTGGCGCGGTCGCGGATGTCGATCCAGATGTCCAGGAGCTGGTCCCGCAGGGCCGGGTCACGGGTGCGGCGCAGTCGGGCGGCGAGGTGGGCGAAGGCGGCCGGGTGCGCGGGCACTACGCCTCCTCCGGCGTCTCGCCGCCGGGCGCGGAGTCGTCGGTCAGCGTGATCAGGCGTTCCAGCTCGGCGAGGTCGACGGCTTCGACCTGGAGCGGGCCGCCGTCGGCGCCGGTGATCTCGGTACGGGCGGGCCGGTCGAGTCCGAGAAGCCGGGCACGGCGGTCGATGACCTTCAGGACGGTCTCGATCGCCTTCAGGTCGCCCTTGGCGGCCTTGGCCCAGGCGGCGGCCTGCATCCGGTCCAGACGCTGGACTTCGAGTTCGCGCAGGGTCGCCGCCGCGGCCGACTCGGCCTCGAGGTTGGCCTCGAGCGCGCGGTGGACGTCCTTGGAGGCGGCGCCGCGGTCGGAGTAGTCGAGCCGTTCGGCGATCGTCTGGAAGTCCATGCCGGCCAGCCGCAGCGCGATGGCCTGCGCGCGGCGGTGTGCGGTGGCGGCGCGTTGCGCCTTGGACGCGGGCACGGGTCAGCCCCCGTTCAGTCGTCCTGGTCGGGGAGGGTGAAGTCGTGCGGCTCGCCGGTGGACTTGAGCACGGGCTGTTCGCCGGTGTGTTCCTGGTAGCGGCGGCAGATGACGTCGGCGTACCGGGGGTCGAGCTCGACGACGCGGGCCGAGCGGCCGGTGACGTGCGCGGCGATGAGCGTGGACCCGGAGCCGCCGAACGGCTCGTAGACCAGCCCGTCGGGGCGGCACGAGTTGCGCAGGCCGGCGGTGATGAGGTCGACGGGTTTGGAGGTGGGGTGCTCGGCGTTGCGCGCGGGCTTGGGCACCTCGAACACCGTGGTCTGCGCGTTGTCGCCGTACCAGCGCTCCCCGCCACGGCCCAGCCGCCCGGACCCGGCCGGCGCGTCGGTGAACCCGTACAGGATCGGCTCGTGCCGGTAGTGGTAGTCCGACCGGCCCAGGACCATGGTGTCCTTGGCCCAGATCAGGTTCTGCCGCACCAGCCACCCGGCGTCCGTCATCGCGGTCTCGAAGGTGATGCGGGCGGTGTCGGCGTGCGCGACGTAGACGGGCGCGCCGGGCTTGAGGGCGACGGTGGCCACCGCGAAGGCGCCGGCCAGCAGTTCGGGCAGGTCGGTGGCCCCGTCGTTCTGGATGGTCAGCGCGTCCTTGGTCTTGCCGACGTAGTCGACGCCGTACGGCGGGTCGGTCCACATCGCGTCGCAGCGGTCGCCGTCGAGCATCTCCTCGACGGCCGCGACGTCGGTGGAGTCGCCGACCAGGAGGCGGTGGCGGCCGAGGATCCAGACGTCGCCGACCTGGGAGTGCGGGTCGGCCGGGGCATCGGGGATGTCGTCGGGGTCGGTGAGCGCGGCGGGCTCTTCCTCGGTACCCAGCAGGGCGGAGACATCTTCGGCGGTGTAGCCGGTGCCGTCGAGGTCTCCGTCGAGGTAGGAGAGCAGGTCCGCCAGGGCGTCGTTGTCGTACGTGCCGAGCTCGGCGAGCCGGTTGTCGGCGAGGTTGATGCGGCGGGCCTGGTCGTCGTCGCACTCGATGACCTCGCACCGGGCGGCGGCGTAGCCCTCGGCCTTGAGGGCGTCGTGGGTGTGGTTGCCGGCCAGGATGACGTACTGGTCCTCGCCCAGGGCGCGCACCACCAGGGAGCGGTACTGGCCGTGGCGGCGCAGCGAGCCGCGGATGGCGTCGATGTCGCCGCGCCGGGGGTTGCCGGGGAACCGCTCGAGCTGGTCGAAGGGGATCTCGCGGGTGCCGAGGTAGGTCACCGCGGCGGTGGGCGTGGGGGTGCCCATGGCAGCTCCGTCCACCCCCACAGTGCCGTGATCCATTTTCCCCGACCCCGGCGGTGACCTGGGCGGGCGTCAAGTGGCCCGGAGCGGCGGGCGGTTCGGCAAAAGATCATGCCCCCTCCCCTTCCAACCTTACAACGCTTCGTTGTATAGTTGGGGTGTGAGGACGACCCGCCCCCAGGAGGCAGAGATGCAGCGCACCGCCGGACACACCCACTGCCTCCGCTGCGACCGCGTCCTGCGCTCCCCCCGCTCCGCCGCCCTCGGCTACGGCCCGACCTGCCTGCGCAAGGTCAAGGCCGCCGCCCTCGCCCACGCGCGGACCGGCAGCCACAAGCCCGCCCAGGTCGCGAAGGCCACCGAGCTGATCGAGATGGGCGGCCTGGTCCGCCTGCGCGCCCGCCGGGTCTTCCAGGTGGTCGCCTCCGACGGGATCACCACCTACAAGACCGCCCCGCAGGCGTGCACCTGCCCGGCCGGACTGCGCGGCCAGCACACCTGCTACCACCGGATCGCCGCCCAGATCGTCGCCGCCGCCTGACCGGCGGCGGCCCGACGGGCCGGACAGAGAGGAACACCGTGACCGACTCCGACGCCTACGAGATCGACTGGAACGACGGGAACCAGGAGATCGCCGAATCCGTGATGTGGGCCGCCGACGAGCGCAAGCCGCTTCTCGTCACGACCCCCAAGGGCGAGATCGTCCGCCTGGTCCCCGAGACCGCCCCCGAGACCGAGGCCGCAACGCCCGCCGCTCTGGAGGGCGTCGTGGCCCACCCGATCGTCGAAGAGCGCAACAGGTCCCTTCGGGTCACCGGTGCCCCGAACGTGACGGACTTCTTCGGCGTCACCCTCGCCCCGCAGTCGGTGTACCTGAAGTACCGCCGGCCCACGGGCGAGGAGCCGATGCTGGAGATGGCGTACGTCAACGGCTACCGCGTGCCGGGCACCAACAAGCCGGAGGAGTACACCACCATCACCTTCATCCCCGGCACCCACGACCTGCCCGCCTGGCTTGCCGCCCTGGTCGACGCCCACATGCCGTGGTGACCCTCCCCCGGTCGTCCAGCCGGCACCGCCCCTCGCCCCGCCCGCCGGCGGGGCGTTCGGCTTTCCCCCTGCGGTGCCGGCATCGGCGCAGCACAGGGCCGGTTTTCCGGGGTTGCAAGTCCTGCCCGAGCGGAGTGATGAATGGGCCGCCGCCACCCCGGCGGCATCAACTCCCCTACGAGAAGCAGGAGTTCGCCATGTCTGTCGAGGTCACCAACGAGGTCCGTGCACGGTACGGCCGGGCGCTGCTCGCGTACTACGACGACGCCCGGGCCGCCCTCGGGCACGAGCCCAGCGCCCGGGAGGACGTCGGCCTGGTGTGGGCGGCCTGCGCCCGGGGCGGCAGCCAGGACCGGTGGGACGCGGTACGGGCCGAGGACCTGGCGGCGGACGCCGACTGGGCGTGCGAGGTCCTGGGCGACCTGGTCTCCAACCTCTTCCACGCGGCCGACGGGATCGTGATCCCCCGGCTGCTGCTGGACGCGGTGGCCGCCTCGGAGAGCCGGGGCGAGGCCGCCTGGGGCGAGGCCGCCCGTACGGAGGCGTGGCGCCTGCTGGGTGAGCGGGGCCCGCGGTTCGCCCGCCTCCTGATCGCGATGCGCCGGGCCCTGCTGACGGTCCATGACGTCGACGCCGACGGTCTGTTCGAGGGGGCCCGCAGCGCCTTCGAGGCCGAGGTCGAGGAGGAGCGGTACGACGCGGTGGCCGCCCGGCGCGCCTAGGGAGTATCCGGGCAAGTCCCCTACCGGGGCGGGGACTTGGGTTCGGGTCTGGCGTGTCTTCTCGGCACGGGGGGTTTAGAGAAGGGAATGGATGGTCCGCGCCAGACCCGAACGTGTCCGATGATCGGATCGCCCGTCGGGGCGGTCAAAAATCGGGGGCATCGGCGGGTGTCGTGTTCCGCATACGGTCGATCAGGGTGCGCACGTCGGGCACGTCCGCCAGGTGCTGCCCGGCCCGGGCGCAGTCCAGGGTGGGCGAGCCCGTGGCGGGCACGGGGCGGCTCCCCCGAGGCGCGGCAGGCGGGGAGGAATCGGCCCTCGAGGGGCGGCAGAGCCGCGCCGTGCCGATGGCCACGACCTTCCCGTCCTCGCGCCCGGCTGCGAGCAGCGTGACGGAAGCGGGTGCGCTGTACGTGGGGGGTCGGGCGGTGGACGCCGCCCGGGAGTCGTTCATGCCTGCTGGTCTCTCCTCAGTGTGCTCTTCCGGAAACGCACAACGAGCCGGTAAGGCCCCAGTGGTCGCCGGAGGGCATGCCTGGTGGCGGCCAGGTGACCCGGAAACGGAATGTGACTACTCTGCGCGCAAATTGTGATCCTGCCCGTCACACCTGAAGGTGTCAACTAAAGTACACAGGAACAAGATCAAGAGAGTGAGTACGTGGTTGTGAGCAGTCATCGGCGGCCAGGCGGCTTTCACGCCGTGCTCGGCAAGCCTGGTGAGCGGTGAGCCCAGGCCGTCCGTCCCTGGCGGACAAACTCAGGGCCCTCATGGCCAGCCGCCGGGACGCCAACGGCCGGGCGCACACATCACGTTCGCTGTCCGCCGGCGTCGACGCGCTCGAGGAAGATCACACATCGGTCTCCCATGCCGCGATCGCCAAACTGGCCAATGGCTCGCAGGACAACCCGACCATCGCGACGGTCGTGGCCTTGTGTCAGGCCCTGGGCGGAGTGCCGCCCGCGTACCTGCTCCCGCACGACAGCTACGACGACCTCACGGCGCTCGAGGTGTTCGAAGATCCCGACGCGCGCCGCGTCCTCGCCCTGTTGAATGGGCTCCCCAAGAGTGAGTGGCGAAACGTCGTTGCAGACTTGGAGCGGCGACGCGACGATCTCGGCTTGCCGCCGGTGCCGCGCAGTGAGGCCGCCGAGAAGCCGGGCCGACGGCGTCGCCGGCGCAGTAGGGACGAGGCCGCTCAGTATGCGGCCGATGCATTGGAAGGGCTCTAAGTGGACGGCATAGTCTTCGGGACGTGCACAGTGGCCGGCGTGCTGGTCACCTTTTTCTGCACCAGGAGGGCCGTCGGCAACCCGCGCGTGTCCACGTGGTCGATCGCGGCCGCTTTCGGCGTCTGCACCCTGGGCGTCTTCTTCGCCGTTCCCATGGTCGCCGACCTGGCGGAGGACGCCACCGGCGTCGCCAACGTCGGCAAGCTGATCGCGCACATCTGCGCGATCCTGTGGTGCGCGGCCCTGCAGATCACCATGGTGGACCTGGCCTACCGCCCGGAGTACGTGCGGGCCGCGATGTACCAGCGGGCCTTCGCGGCCATGGTGGAACTGGCCGTCATGGTGCCGCTGTTCCTCGCGACCAACGAGCCGCGCATCGAGTTCACGACCGCGTACGCCGCGGACACCCGGGTCGCCGCGTATCTGCTGATCTACCTGGCGTATGTCATGGTCACCTGCGGTGAGCTGGCCTTCATGTGCGGCCGGACCGCACGGCGCAACTGGGGCATCCGGCCCTGGAGCGGCGCCGGTTTCGCGCTGTCCTCCATGGCCGCGACACTGGGCATGGCCTACACGATGTCCAAGGGCTCGTACCTGATCTTCTACATCCTGGGCAATCCGTGGTCGCTGGATGTCGAGGAGGTCGTGAGCCCCGCGCTGAGCGGCCTGGCCGTGATTTTCCTCTTCCTGGGCCTGACGCTGCCCATGGTGGGCGCGTTCCGGGAACGGCTGCAGCAGGACAAGGAGCAGGAGCCTGCCGGGCTCTGACGCCGCGTCCAGGACTGTGGGCCGCACGCAACGCGCGTGCGGCCCACAGTCGTCTCCCGGGGTGCCGGGGTCAGCGGGAGGGGCCGGTGCCGTAGCGGACCGGCAGTTCGACCAGGCCGCGGGCGCGCAGGGAAGGCCGCCAGCGCAGTTCGCTCCCGGCCAGCTCGAGGTCCTCGAACCGGCCGAGGAGCGCGGCGAGGGCGATCTCGGTCTCCAGCCGCGCCAGCGGTGCGCCCAGGCAGTAGTGGATGCCGTGGCCGAGCGCCAGGTGGCCGGCGGCGTCACGGCCGAGGTCCAGGCGGTCGGGGTCGGAGAAGCGGTCCGGGTCGCGGTTGGCGGCGGACGGGGACAGCAGCACCGTGTCGCCCGCGGGGATCGTCACGCCGCCGATCGTCACGTCCTGGGTGGGGAAGCGGCGGATGGCGAGCAGGGCCGGGCCCTCGAAGCGGGCGAACTCCTCGACCGCGCCGGCGATCCGTGCCGGGTCCTCGCGCAGCAGGGCCATCTGGTCCGGGTGCTGCAGGAGCGCCAGGACCGCGTTGCCGATCAGCTGCACCGAGTTCTCGTATCCGGCGAAGAGGATGAGGAACGCCAAGGACATCAACTCGTCCTCGGTGAGCCGGTCGTCGTCGGCGTCCCGTACGGCGATCAGGTCGGAGAGGAGATCGTCCGCCGGGCTGGCCCGCTTGTGGGACATGAGGTCCTTGAAGAACCCCATCATCGCCACCACGGCCTCCTTGGCGGCCTGGGGCCGGCTCGGATCGGGGGCGACCAGCGCGCTCCCCCAGGAGCGGAAGTCCCGTCGGTGGCTGTCGGGGATGCCGAGGAGTTCGCAGATCACGGTGATCGGCAGGGGCGCCGCGTAGGCGGCGATCAGGTCGGTCGTGCCCTGCGCACCCAGCGCGTCCAGGAGCCGTTCGGCGGTGGCCGTGACCGGCTTGCGCAGCTGCTCGACCCGGCCGGGGGTGAAGGCGCGTCCGACCAGGCGGCGCAGCCGGGTGTGGTCCGGCGGATCCATGTTGAGCAGGTTGGCGTCCAGTGCCGGCGGCAGCGCCAGCCCGCGATAGCTGCCCTCCCGGGCGTGCGCCTTGTCCAGCGACAGCCGCGGGTCGGCGAGCGCGGAGCGTACGTCGTCGTACCGGGTGACGAGCCAGGCCGGTTGGCCGTCGGGCCCGGCGATGCGGTGTACGGGCGAGGCGGTGCGCAGACTCCGGTAGACGTCGTATGGGCGGGTTATCAAATCGTCCGCAAGATCCATGCGCTCACCCTATGGGTGCGGCTCGAGCGTCCGGCGGGGCAACGACAGCGGCCCCCGGCCGAGTCCCTCGAGGGGACTTCAGGCCGGGGGCCGATGCGCTCCCATCTCCCGTACTGCCCGACGAACTCAGCTGCTCCACGGCTGCATTCGTCGCCGGTTCCGCCGATGCCCGCGGCTTTCCCGGTGCTCCCCACCGTACACGAAACCCACTACGTAAGGAAGGGTTTAGTTGGGGCCTGACATGCCGGTGGCGCAGCCCCTCCCGCCGGGCTGCGCCACCATGCCGTCGTCCACCGTCTCACCGGCGGCTACTGCCAGGGGGCGCGTCCCGTGCCGTCCGCCCACTCCAGCAGGGCCTGCGAGCCCATCAGCTTCAGCGGCGCCTCGAGGTCGTTGTTCCAGTCGAAGGCGCTCGCGGTGAAGCCGCTCGTCGTGACGATCGCGGCCAGGTCGCAGCCGTGGGTGTCCTGGTAGGTGCCGTTCACCTGGTACAGCACCTCGGCACTGACCTTCTTGGTCTCGGTGTACCGCTTGCACTGGATCAGCAGCCAGCGTCCGTCGGGGGTGCGGGCCTTCACGTCGCCCGCCCGGTCGTTGGCACCGCCGAGGACTTCGACCTTGGTGCAGCCGTCGCGCTGGCACAGCCGGGCGACGGCGCGTTCGAAGCCACCGGGTGACAGGGCCCGGAAGTGGTCGATGTCGGTGGGCAGTTCGCCGTGCCCGTCCAGGCGCCAGCGCCGGTAGCGGCGCCTGCCCCACAGGTAGGCGGTGGTGACGCCGGCCAGGCCGAGGACGGTCAGCAGCGCGGCGAGTATGCCGGGGTGGCGGCTGAGGTAGTCGCCGATGAACAGCAGCGCCAGGACCACGACGATGATGAGCGCGGTGCGGTCTCCGGCCGTTAAGTGGCGTCGCCAGCCGCGGCGTACCGCGCCCCGGCGGCGGCCGGCGGGGTGGCGGCGACGGCTGGTGCGGCGCGCGGGACGGCGGCGCTCGGGGTGCGGGCGGCGGGTGGTGCTGGCCATGGTGGGTCTCTCCTATCGGTTGATTCGGTTCGGGATGGTGCGCCGGGCGTACGGGTGAGGGGAGGTCAGTCCTCCCACCAGGTACCGGAGAAGCCACCGGAGCGCTTGCGGCGGGCGCCGCCGAAGACGATGCGCAGGAACAGGGCGCCGGCGAGGACGACGCCGACGACCTTCAGCACGGTGATGGTCGCGCCCCACAGCGTGTGCAGGCCGGAGTCGATCGCGTCGACGATGTCGTTGCCGTACACCGCACCGACGGTGGTGACCGCGGCAACACCGGCGAGGTAGGTGGCGGCCTTGAGCTTGCGCCGGTTCCAGGTGAGCCACTGGGGCAGGGTGCGCCGCTCGCGCTCCATGAAGGCGGTGGGCAGCGAGGCCGGGTCGGGCGAGGCCGACATGGCCCGGCGCGGCGCGGCCGGCGGCGGGGTCGGCTGCTCGAGGGGAACGACCTCGCGGACCATCTCGGTGGAGCCGTCGGTGTTGGTCTTGTGGGTCTCGCGGACCGTGTAGCCGTCGGGGACGACGAAGGGGGCGATGCCCGGGGCGACGGGGCCGGGCTGTGGGATGTGCCGGCCGGGGGTGGTGTCGCTGAGGTCGGCGAGGAGAGCCTGCGCCGTGTCGTACTCGGACTTGCTGAGCCGGACGTTGCCGTCGTTCATGGGGTCACGCTTCCTTGTCTGAAGTGGTCGGGGGCTGCGGGGCGGTGCGGGGGTGGGCCAGCGCCCGCCGCAGCGGGCTGGTGGTCGCGGTGGAGGTCGGGTCCAGGACGGCGATCAGGAGGCGTCCGTCCGGGGCGGGGACGATGACCGGCTGGTCGGCGGCGGGCTGCTGCATCGGGTCGGCTACTCGGTGTCGGGGTTGACCGGGCGGGCGACGAACGGCAGGCGCTGTGCCCGGCTCACGTCGATCTCGGCGGCCCCGTACAGCGGGTCGGTGGGATCGCGCCAGAGGTTGCCGCCGTACGCGGGGTCCCGTTCGCGGAGCTGGTGGACGTACCCCCGGCACAGACGCGTGTCGTGGCCGCGGACCGGCCAGCCGGAGGTGGTCGCGCACCAGGTGCACGACGGATCGGGGCGCAGATGCCGGGCGATGACGTGGCCGAGCTGGGTCAGGCCGGCGCCGATGGCGAAGGACAACAGGACGACGAGGACGCCCATGGTCGAGAACCTTTCCTGGGTCAGAAGTTGATGGAGTGCAGCGCGTCGGCCATCGAGCTGAACGCGTTGGTGATGGAGGGGGCGATGCCGGTGGAGGCGAGGAAGAAGCCGAACAGCGTGGCGGCCAGGGCCGGGAGGGGGCGCAGGGTGCCCCCTCGCAGCATCACGATCACGATGATGAGCAGGAGCAGGACGGCGGAGACGGAGATGGCCATCGGTCAGTTCTCTTCCTTGATCTGGGCGAGGAGGGCGTTGAGGGCGTCGGGCTTGTGCAGCACGTCGCGGGCCTTGCTGCCGTCGCGCTCGCCGACGATGTCCCGGGCGGTCATCTGGTCCATGAGCCAGACCGCCTTGGCGAAGCCGACGCGCAGCTTGCGCTGCAGCATCGACGTGGACCCGAACTGGGTGGAGACGACCAGCTCGACGGCGTGGCAGAACAGGTCCAGGTCGTCGCCGAGCGGCTCGGCTCCGTCTTCGTCCTCGTCGTCGTCCTGCAGTTCGGCCGGCGCCGGGTGGTCGGGGTCGGCCCACACATACGGTGTCCTGGGTCCGCCGGGCTGCAGGACGCTCTCGTCGTTGGCGAACCACTTCGAGACGGCCTGCCGGCTGGGCGGCTTCTCCTCCGGGTACTGCTCCTCGAGCCGCTTCAGGCAGGCGTCGATGGTGATGCCGTCGGGCCCGGCGTCGCGGACCATCTCCATCACTTCGTCCTTGCGGGGGTGCTCGCGGGATTTGTCCTTCTCGGCCTCCTCCTGCGCCTGCTGGGCGCCGTGCTTCTCGGCGGCCTGCTGGGTGAGCCATTCGGCCTCGGCGAGTGCCTTGGAGATCGCGGCCTGCACGCTTGCCTCGTCCGGGCCGGGCGTTCCGGCCGGCGGGGTGGGCTGGCCGCCGACCGGCGGCTGCTGGCCCCCCTGGCCGCCGCCGTACCGCCGGAGGTAGTCCTCGGCGGACCCCAGAGGACCGAGGTCGCTGGGCAGGGTCCCGCGCCCGGTGCTTCCGTTGCCGGAACCGCCGGTGCCCGCGGGCGGCTGGACGGTCGGCGCGGGCGGCGCCATGGTGCCGGTGCCGCCGCCGTTCATGCTGGCGGAGGTGCCCGTGCTCGCCGAGCGCGGCGCGTCGATGCCGAAGGCTTCCAGCAGCCAGCCGATGCGCTCGGTGTCGGACCAGCGATCGCCGTAGCCCCATTTGTTGGCGATGGCGACGGCCTCGTCGTCCAGGTCGGGACGGATGTGGGCGCGGGCGACCGCCATCTCCTCGATGTGCGTGGAGTCCTCGTCGTCGTTGACGTACGCGAAGCGCCCCTTCTCCGGCGGCTCGGAGGGGTTCATGGCCGACGTCTTGATGTAGCAGGCGCCGTTGCCGGGCAGGGCGGCCAAATTCACCTGGTGGTAGAAGTCCGGGAAGACGTACTGGCCCTCGCCCTTCTTCCGGAAGCGCAGGCCGATCGTCGTGTCGTACTGGCTGTCGATTTCGCCGCCGCCCGTGTTGGGGCCGGTACCGCGCTGCACCACGTCGACGTAGTCGATCGCCGCCTTGCGGCCCTTCTTGATGCCGCGGGTCTTGGGCTTGGCGGCCATCGGCGACCAGGCCATCAGGTCCGAGCCTTCCTCGGTGATGACGATGATCGCGGGCTTGTCCGGCTTCGGGACGAGCTTGCCGCCCGGGGCGGTCTTCGCCCGCTGGTCCGCGACGTCGTGTGCCGCGTTGTACAGCCGTACCGCCTCGTCCTCGGTCGTGGCGATCCAGTCGATGAGCGGGCGGTCGATGACGTTGCCGTCCCCGTCCTTCCAGCCCTCCACCCACGGCCGCACCCACCGCTTGGCCGTGTGGCCGCTGGCCATGTCGATCATCCAGATCACCGCGTCGACGCAGCGCGTGAGGAGGGAGATCAGCACGTGCAGGGTGACGCTCTTGCCGGAGCCCTTCTGGCCCGCGATGAGCACGCTGTTCTGCCGCATCAGCAGTTCGATGGGCTCGCCCGACTCCAACATCCCGAGCGTGAGGGGCTCGTTGATGGTGATGGGGTGGTCGCTGGGGTCCAGCTCCACCAGCTCGGCGAGCACGTTGCGCGTGGACACCTGCAGGTACGCCCGGTCGGCCGTCTCGCCCGGCTTCAGGGTGAGCGCGCCGGCACGGACACCGGCCTTCATCTCCAGGCGCTTGAGCAGCGGCAGCAGGCCGTCGAAGTCGGTCTCGGTGAGCCGCAGCGTCAGCTGGAAGCCGTAGTTGGCCTTGTCCTTGCCCTCGACGAACACGCCGCGGGCGCCGACCGAGGCGAACATGTCCGCCCAGTCGGTCAGCGGCTTGGCGAGCGCCGCCTCCTCCTTCGCCCACTGCTCGGCGATCTCGTCGCCGCGCAGGTAGCGGTCGATGCCGTAGAACGGGGAGATCATCACCGTCATGGCGCCGAGCGCGGCGGCCGAGGCGAGCGTCCACGGGGTGCCGTGGGCGACCCAGTTCAGCCAGCCCGCCGCGGCGCCGGTCCAGATGCCGGAGAACGCGGTGTGGAACCAGCGGGCGCGCCTGGAGCGGCCCTCGCCGCCGGTGCGGATGAAGCGGGCGGTGGCCACGGCGATGACCCCGCCGACCGAGCCGATGCCGAGCATGTCCAGCGGCACGGTGTGGCCCTGGTCCTCGATTACGCCCAGGCCGACGCCATCGAGGTAGATGAACCCCGCGGTGAACAGCGGGGTCGAGACGACCCCGTGCACCCAGGGGATGACCTCGCGGTCTTCCTTCGAGCGGGCCATGGTGTGGAACTCCTTAAGGTCAGGTCGTGGTCAACAGCCGGAGAGGGAGCAGCGGAGCGGGAGCGCCCGGTCGGATCAGGCGGTGTTGCGGGACTGGTCCCACTTGGCGGCCTGGTAGCTGGGGTTTTCGAGGTTGTGGAGCTGCTCCTGGTGCAGCAGCCGGTACAGGAAGTGGACGGCGGTGATGGCGCCGCCCAGGTCGCGGAAGCGCTGGCCGGCGTCCCGGTGCATGGCGGTGACGGCCTCGTGGACGCGGAACTCCGACTCGGTGACGGTGGCGACCGTCTCCATCAGCTCGTAGAGGGCCTCCGCGAGCGGCGCGAGGTGCTCGATGGTCATCTCGTAGCCGAACATCGTCCCGGACGGGTGCAGCCGGATGTGGATCCCGGCGTCGCGGATGGCGCCGGAGGCCAGCAGCAACGGCATGACGTGGACGGTCGGGTCGGTCCACGCGAACTGCGGCATGACGTGCGCCCAGTTCTCGGACAGGTCCCACTTGCGGCCCTGCCAGGTGGGGTTCTCGATGTTGTCGAGCTGCTCGGCGTGGATCTCCCGGTACACCTTGTGAGCCGAGTCGACGAACGCGCCCAGCGCCAGGAAGTGGATGCCGATCGTGCGGTACTGGTTCGGGATCTCCGGGTTGACCTTGAAGTCGTCCTCGGTGACCTGCGCGATGTCGTGCATCAGGTGGCACATCGCGAACTCGAGGTGGCCGAGGTTCTCGATGACTGCCTCGTAGCCCTTCATGCTGTCGGCCGGCGCCGCCGCGAAGGCGGCTGCGGCCATCCGGATCGCGTCCGCCGCGTAGATGAGTGGATAGGCGTGGTGAACCGGGGCGTTGTCCACGGGTGTTCCTCCTGCGGTTCCTGCTGCGGTGGCCGGCGACGGCACGGGGGCGTGCCCGCCGGAAGTCGGTACGGGAGCGGCGGTGCCGCCTCCTGCGGTCGGGACCGGTCCGGCCTTCTTCGCGGCGGCCGGCGCAGGCAGCGGGCTGGCGGTGGCGGTCTTGTAGACCCACGCGTTCAGCCACGACCAGGTCCGCGAGACGTTGACGAGCTTGGCCAGCGGGCTGGTCGCCCAGTACAGGACCCGGGAGAGCGGACGCAGCCAGTTCGGCCCCATGGTCGAGAAACGGACCGTGCCCAAGAACGAGTTGAGGGAGAGGACCGCCCGGCCGCCCCAGCGCATCGCGTTGGCCAGGAGCTTCCCGCCGTGCCGGCGGGTGCCGCGGAACACCGCGCGGAACGGCGTCGCCACCTTGTTCATGCGGTGGCGAAACCTCGGGCTGCTGACCTTCCGGTACACCTTCCCGGCGGCGCTCTTGGTCTTCCGGATCGGGTTCCGCTTCCAGGTGTAGCCCGCGTGCCGAGGCGCCTTCGCCTTACCGACCTTGTGCTTCTTCTTGCCGGAGCCCTTCGGGCCCTTCGCGGCGCCCTTGCCCTTTCCCTTGCCGGCGGGCGAGACCTTGCCGGGCTTGCCCGGAGCGCCCTTGCCGGGGCCCTTGCCCGGGGCCTTCTTGCCGCCAGCGCCCGTGCCCTTGCCGGTGGGCGCGCCCTTGCCCGGAGCGCCCTTGCCCGCGCCCGTGGTGCCCTTGGGCGCCTTCTTGCCGCCCAGGTCCTTGATCTTCCCGGCCAGGGCCTTCGCGTCCTTGCCCAGCGCGCGCGAACCGTCGCTGAGACCCTCGAGCATCCCCTTGCCGCTCTTCCCCGGCACGGCAGAACCCTTGCCGCCTCCGGCGCCCTTGCGGTTCAGGTTGCCGCTCCCGGGCGTGCCGGGCCCCTTGCCGCCCGGGCCCTTGGAGCCGAGTCCCTTGGAGCCAGGCCCCCCGCCGCCGAACAGGCTGCCCTTCATGGGCTTCGGACCGGCGGTCGACCGGTTGCCGCCCAGGCCGCCCTTGTTGGAGCGCGGCGAGGTGTTCAGGCCGCCGGAGCGGTTGGAGGACGGGCGGTTCGGTCCCAGGCCGACAGGCTTGCGGGACGGGCCACCACCGGGGCCGGTCGTGCCCCTGGACCCGGCGCCGGAGCGCCGCGGGCCGCTCCCGCCGGAACGGTTCCCCGACAGACCGCCACCCGAGCGGCCAGCGCCGGTGCCCGTGCCTCCCCGGCGTCCGGCGCCCGTGCCGCGGCCCGGGCCGCCTCCTCCGGTGCCGTTCCCGGCCCGGTTGCGGCGGCTGGCGACCTGGGCGGCCCGGCGGCCGGCCCTGATGACCGCAGCCGTGGTCGCGGTGGCCGCGGCGGCCAGGATCGCGAAGATGACGATCGGCAGGCCGAAGACGTGGGCCAGCCAGCACACCGAGATCAGTCCGGTGATCACGCCGCCGGGGATCAGGACCCCGGCAAGGCTGCTGTCCTTCTGTGACGTAGAGCGACGGCGCTGCGTGCGCTGACCGCCCGGGTCCGTGGTCGCTGCCGCGCCCGACGCCTGGGGCGGTACGGCAGCAACAGGCGGCGGCGCGGTCGCCGTGGCCGCCGGCGGCGCCATGTCGAAGTCGGGGGTGCTCACGGGGTCTTCCTCCACATCAGGGGCGGCGAGGTGCGGTAACTGTGCGTGTCGGGCATGGCGTCAAGCCGGAGCGTCAACGTCAACGTCAAGGAGCCTCGTCAACGTCAATTCGTGCTGATCAAGGGGCCGTTTCCGGGGCCTGGGGCGGGGTTTGGAGCCCTCACGTCACGTCCGGGAGATAGACGTTGACGTTGACGCACCCAGCTTCACGTCACGTTCGGTTAGCGAAGTAGGAGAGGATGAGGACCGCGCCGATGACCGCCAGCAGGTGGTTGGCGAACCTCGACGAGATGCGCTGGCGGGCGACCGGGCGGTAGGCGGCGGAGAAGTCCCGCGTCCCGCGTGAGGCGTCCAGCGGCTGGCGCAGGCCCGCCGGGATGCCCTCGAAGGACGTCTTCCAACGCGTCGGACTGTCACGCTCCGTGAGGTCGGGAAGCTCGCCCGCCTGCAGGGCCATCTCGAGCGTGTTGAGGTCCCGGCGGGCGCGGTCGATGTTCCGCTGGATCCAGTCGTCCCTGTCGTTCACCGCGACGGTGCGCAGGATCTGGTCCAGGTGGTGGTGGACGGCGGCGAAGTGCGCGATCGCGGGAGTCTCGGTCAACGCGAACTTGGCGTCGACGCAGGCCATCTGACGGCCGTTGAGCTTGGGCGGCGGTACGCGCTCGAGCTGGGGGTCCATGCTTCCTCCTCTCGGGTATTTGTGCAGGTCAGGCGGTGCCGTTGTAGGCGTCGAGGGCTTCGAGCTGACTCCAGTCGACGCGGATCTCCAGGTCGAGCTCCTGGTCGCGGGCCCAGTTCTGGCCGTCCTTGTCGCCGGGCAGCCGGGTGGTGATCTCGGACTCCAGGCGGCGGGCGGCGCCGGTGAGGATGTCCCGGGCCTCGCGGACGGTCGTGGCCCGCAGGACGGTCCCGGTGGTGTCGTTGGTCATCGGTGACGGCTCTCTCTCGTTCTCGTGTTTTTGCAGGTCAGGGGGCTTGCCAGGTGCGGTCGTAGTCCGCGCCCGGGTTCTCGTCGTCGCCGGCCTGGAACTGTTCGTTGAGCTGCCGGGACTCGGTGATGGCCTGGATGACCGGGCCGAGGTCGAGGGAGATGCGGAGCTTGATCGGGGTGTTCCGGCGGGTGTCGTTCTTGATGAAGGGGTCGCCGGGGACGAGGGTCTTGAGGTGGGCGTCGATGAGGTTCGTGACGGCCTCGAGGGAGGTCTGGGCCTCCTGGGCGGTGGCGGCCTCCCACTCGTACTTCGGGGGGTCGACGAGGGTCATGTCCCTTGCTCTCCTTCGGTCTTGGTCTCGCGGGGTGGGTCTCGGTGCTGGGGCGGTCTCGGTGTCGGCCCCGGCCGGTGCGGGTCTCGCAGGGGTGTGTGACCGGGTCTCGCGAGACCCGGTCTCGGGGTCTCAGCCGTCGGTGCCAGTGGCGTCGGTCTCGGTCTCGAGGTCTCGGTAGGTGCGGTGTCCGGCCTCGTACAGGGCCCGGGCGTCGGCAAGCCGCTTAGCTGCGGTGGAGCGGGGGCAGCCGGTGATCTCCTCGGCCTCCCCCTTGGCGTTCTTCGGGCCGAGCTGCACCGTGTTCGCGCCGCCGCGCTCCCACATGACGTCCAGCAGGGCCTGGACTTCGGCGGCCTTGTCCCGCAGCCGCGAGACCTTCGCGGTACCGGTCTCGCGGGGGCGAGACCTGGGGGCCGTGGTCTCGCGAGACCGGGCCTGGGTGGTCTCACGAGACCTGCGAGACCCGCCCTGGCCGGTCTCGCGAGACCCGGTCTCGCGGGTCTCAGCGGTCTCGGTCTCGGTGTCCGTGCGGGTGTGAGACCCGGTCTCGGTGGTCTCGTGAGACCCGTTCGAGACCCCGGTCTCACCGGGGGGCAGCGCACGGCGGGTCTCGGTCTCGATCGCCTCGGTGTCCGAGACCGAGGTCTCGGGCGAGACCCGCTCGAGGAACTCGATCACCGGGATCGTCGTGGGACCGGCGTCGGGACCGGTGCGGTGGACGGTGACGACGTAGCGGTCCGCGTAGGCCGCTCCGGCGCGGCGGGCCTTGCGGTCCGCGAGGATGTGGCCGGCGGCGGTCCAGGCGGCTTCGGCGTTCGCCCACCGAAGCGGGTTGTCGATCATCAGGGAGCGGGCGGTCCAGGAGCGGACCGGGTAGCGGGTCCAGCGGCCCATGCCGAGGCTCGGCAGTGCCGGCGGGAGGTTCTTGTCCTCGCGCAGCTTGCGGCGGTGGACCAGGCGGGCGAACAGCTCCCACAGGACGACGCCGACCATCGACATGGCGCTGAAGGTGACCGCGCGGGGGGTGGCCGACCAGTCGTGGGAGTAGTGCCACCACTGCTGTACCGCGGCGCCGATCCCGAACAGCCAGGTGGCGATGCGGTACTCCCAGCCCTTGTCGCCGTCGCGGCGGGCCTGGTCGTACAGCCAGGCGCAGTACGCGGTCGTCATCTCGTACGCGGCGGCGTAGACCAGGGACGCGGCGAAGTTCCAGCCCAGGACCTTGATGGCGAAGCCGGACTGTCCGGTCCAGGCGACCACCATCGGCGCGATGATGGGCACGATGATCAGGGCTCGGACGGCGGCGGCCAGCAGGATCTTGCGCACCTTGTCGAGCGGGGTCGGCTTGCCCTCCTTGCGGGACTGACGGCGCTGCCGGGTCTGCTCGTCGAGCTGCTCCTTCTCCTTCCGCTTCTTGGTCCGCTGCCGGTCGGCCGCCTCGTCCTTCAGCCTCCGCTTCTCCAGCTTCTGGAACGTCGGGCTCAGGGCGCGCTCGAGTTCTGCGGCGGCCTTCTCCCGGTCTTCCTGAGCCTCCTTTCGCAGGTTGTCGGCCTCGGCGGTCGCCTCGGCGCGCTTGGTCCTGGCCTCCTGCAGGGCGGTGTCGGCCTGCGCGGTCAGTTCACGTGCCTGGTTCTCAGCCCGGTCGACGATGCCGGCGGCCTCCTCGTGGGCCCGGCTGACGAGCTGCTCGGAGAGCTTCTCCGCCTCCGTGACCGTCGAACGGGCCCCGGCGCGCAGCCGGTTGGCCTCGTCCTCGGCGGTCCGGCGGGTCCGGTCGGCGTCGTCCGTGGCGTCGGTGCGCAGCTGCGCCGCCTCGGCGGTGGCCGCGTCCCGGACCCGGTTGGCGGTCTGCTCGGCCTGGGTGCGCAGGGCCTCGGCGGTCTCCTGCGCGTGCTGGCGCACCCGCTCGGCCTCGGCCCGGATGGCCCCGGCCTCGTCCTGGGCGCGCTCCCGCTCGGCGGCGCCCGCCGAACGCAGGCGCTCGGCTTCGGCGGCGGCGTCGCTGCGGATCCGCTGGGCGTCCTCCCGGCCACGGGCCAGGGCCTGCTCCGCCTCCGTACGCAGCCGCGCCGCTTCGGCACGGGCCTTGTCCAGGACGGTGTCCGCCTCGGCACGAGCCCGGGCGGTCAGGTCCTCGGCCTGGCTTTTCGCCTCGGCCAGCAGGCGGTCGGTGGCCTCGGCGGCCTCGGACCGCAGACGGTCGGCTTCCTCGGTGGCGTGGGCGAGTCGCTCGGACGCCTCGGCGTCGGCGGTCGCCCGGGTCTCCTCGGCCGTGCCGGCCGCGTCGGTGCGCAGCGTCTCGGCCTCGGTACGGGCGTCGTCGAGCAGCTTCTGCGCGGCCTCCTGTGCGCGGGTCCGCAGCTGCTCGGCGTCCTGCTGGGCCTTGTTGTGCAGGGAGTTGGCGGTCTTCTCCGCGTCGGAGCGGAGGATGTCCGCCTTTTGCTGGGCCTCATCGAGCAGGCCCTGGACGGTGGTCTCCGCGTCCGTGGCGGCTGCGGCGACCTTGGCGGTGGCCAGCTTCTCGGCCTCGGCAACGATGCCGTCGGCCTTGGCGCGAGCCTCGGCCAGCAGCGCCGATTCCGGCGACGTGGTCGCAGCCGCCTTCGTCGCGGCGGTCTTCCTGCCACGCCTCGGGGTTTGGCTGTTGCGGTTGGCGGCCATGTCTGGCGGGGTCCTTTCGGATCAGCTGGCGGAGGTGTCTGGGTAGAGGGCGGGATGGTCAGAAGGCGATGGCGAGGCCGGCCGTGACGGCGAACAGCAGCCCGGAGAGCTTCAGCAGGACTCCGGCCCGGGCCAGGCACTGGAACTTGGCCTTCGCGATCGCGGAGAGCACGGCGAGTTCGGCGCGCCGGTCCGCTCCCGCTCCCAGCGCCTCGTCCAGCTCGGTTGCGGTGCAGCGGGAGTAGTAGATGAAGTTGGCGTTGGTGGTGCCGGTCAGCCGGGGCAGGACGACGTCCAGGAGCAGCCAGGTCGACACCCCGGCGAGGACCGAGGCGACCAAGCCCAGGGCGGCAACCCACCACGGCTGGCGCAGCAGGCTGTCGGCCTTCTCCGCGAGGGGGCCCGCGACGATCGCGACGCTGGCCAGCAGGATCGAGCTCTTCGTGTCGGTCCGGCTGATCTCGCCGCGCACCACGAGGAGTTCGGACTCGGTGTAGTCCGGCTCCGGCAGGCGCGCGGTCCGCTCCTGCTCCTCCAGCACGCCGGCGATCCGCTCGACGTTGCCGTCGACCAGCGTGAGCGTCTCGTTCACACCGGCCAGTTCCTGCGACACAGCGAGCACGCTGTAGGGCAGCGCGACCTCGTCGCCGTTCTGGATCGGCCAGCCGTGCTCCGGGCTCTTCCCGTCCAGCGCCTGGTGGGCGCGCTCCCGGTAGCGGTCGGCCTGGTCGGCCGGCGTCACCCGGGGCTGTTCCTTCATCGTGGTCATGGAGCGGTTTCCCTCTCGCGGATCGGAGCGGTCTGGGGTCGTGGAGTCAGGAGCGGCGGCCGGAGAACCGGACCCGGGACTTCGGCCTGGTGGCGACCACGACGGTGCGCGGGGTGCTGAGGTCGATGGCCCAGCAGTTCGCGGCGTGGTCGTTGGCCTCCTCCCGGGTGTGGGTGAGCTCCCGGGTGAGGTCCAGGTCGAAGAGGCAGCCGTGGCAGCGCCAGTTCGTCTTGCCGTGCCGCTGGCCGGTGATGTCGACGTACGAGCCGCCCCGGGTGCGGAACCGCAGGACCAGGTCGGCGGGCCGCTCGGGCTCGGCGGGCCGACGGCCCGGCACGGCCACGGCGGCCGGGGCCGGGTGGCCGGCCAGGTGCTGCGCGGTCTCGGTGCCGGACGGCGTCTCGGCGTCGCGGCGACGGCCGCGGAGGCGGATCCGGACCCGGCTCGCGTCGGTCATGGTCGGTGGTGTCCTTCCGTTCGGTGAGGCTGAGGTGACGGGCGGTGTTCGCGTCCGGGCGCACTCGGCCCGGGCGGTGGCGCTGTACACGAGGGGGTGGTGGGTGCGGGGCCCGACCGTTGTCGGCTCCAGCCGGGCCCCGCCGGGGAGGGCGGCTAGTAGGGGGTGCCGACCGCCGGGGCTTCACCGCGGCTGGCCTGTCGGCCGCCGAGGACGAAGCCGAGGACGGTGCCCATGACGAGGCTGATCACGAGGAAGACCCCGGTGAACCAGCCCAGGTGGGCCAGGGCAAGCCAGAAGCCGTTGACGAACACGTCGATCGTGGTGAGGACCGCGCCGGTCAGCGCCACGAGGATCACGAAGATCCCCGCGCCCTTGCTCAGCGGCGGCGCCTCGTCCACGTCGTCGTGACGCTTCTCCATCGGAACGGCCGGCATGGTCGGCGCGGCCGAGGTGTCGAAGCCGGTGGTGGTCATCAGCGGCCACCCCCCAGCGCGCGGGCCGCGAAGCCCAACACCCCGGACGTCGGGGCCGAGTTGCCCTCGAGGACGTGGAGGACCTGGTTCATCGTGTCCTCGCCGTCGCCCTGCAGCACGACCTCGCTGTACTCGACGGCGTTCCGGGCCAGCGCGACCCGCTCCGAGCCGGGCAGCTCGGCCGTCACCGAGTGGTGCGAGAAGTCCTTGACCAGGTCGCCAATCTCCGCGACCGCGTTCGTGCTGCCGGTGCCGTCACCGCCCAGGGACTTCAGGACCTGCGCGAGGTCCGCCAGGTCCCGGGGCTGGTAGGCGTGGAGCTGAGCGATCGCGTCGAGCAGCGGCCGAACCGCAGGGTGCACGTCCGCCTGGTAGGCCAGCGCGGCCCGCTCGGCAGCGGTGCGGGAGGAAAGGGAGGAGGAGGTCATCGCGTGGTCACCGCCCCGGTCTTGCCGTACGCGGCGACCTCGGCGAGGTTCGTCAGGACGTCGCAGTCCACGTCGGACAGCTCCCCGGGGCCCCCGTTGAGGGTCTCCCGGATCTCGTCGACGCTGCGGACCTGCACCGGCTTCGGCTCGATGACGTGGTCGGAGTTGGTCCACGTCATGGCGTGCACGGTCACCTCGCCGGTGCTCCGGCGGCGAACCTGCACCGCCCACGCGGCGTTGCGGCCCAGGGCCGCGGTCGCCTCGGCGCCCCGCAGGACCTTCAGCACCTCGAACGTGCCGGTCGGGTTGTAGTACGTGACGCCCTCGGTCCGGGGGCCGATCTCCTTCTGCACACGCTCGTCCGCGTCGGCGGACTGCACCATGGTCGCGACCATCATGCCGACACCACCTCGGCCTGCTCGATCCGGACGTCGGGCGAGGTGAAGACCAGGATGTCGATCAGCGCCATGCCGTTGGCGTCGGGGCGCCGGACCTTGCCGCTCAGCTCGACCTGCACGCCCTCGGTGCAGACGGACCACAGGTCGAGGTAGTGCTCGGTGTCGACGACGCACTGGGCCGATTCGCCGGTCGTGCCGGTCACGGTCACGATCGCGCGCCGGTCCTCGCCGTCGCCCAGGACCTGCACCGCCGTGACGGTGCCAGACGCGGACACCAGGGTGCCCGTCGGGACCATGTCCAGGTGCCGCGTGTCCGGGCCGAGGTCACCGAGGTACTCGACGACCAGGCGGCCGGGCCGGCGGCGAACCGGAAGGGCGGGATGGGTCGGAACGGGCTGCTCGGAGGTGGACTCGATTCCGCGCACCGCCTTGGTGTCCGCGGTCGTGCTTGTGCGATCCTTCATGGGGATCGGCCTCCCTGAGAGTGCAGGTGGGCGGTTCCTTTCTCGGCCGGTGGTAGGACACCTTCCGAGGCGGGCCCCGGTCGGGTGGTAGGACACCCAACCGGGGTTCTTGCATGTCAGGCGGTAGGACGCCTGGAGTGTGGCCGGGAAGTTTGACCCCGTCACGGGTACAAACTTACGCTCCACTCGGGGCCCGGTCAATACGGTTCCGGAAGCTGGCGTTACGAAGAGGAGGGCCGACGGCCACGCCCGGGCCGATTCGCGATCCAGGCGTCGATCGTCGACTGCAACCATGCCGGCGAACGGTTGAACTGCTCGTCGGGAAGCGGGAGATCCTGCGGTCGCACGGTGAGCCCATCCGCGATCCGCTTGCGGGTGCGCTTCAGATACATCCGTACCGTCTCGCTCGTCACGCCGATCTTGGCGGCCACCGCTTCGGTGTCGAGCAACGGATTCCCATCCGACACGTCCACTCCTTGTCCCCTTGGTGGGGTCAAAGGTATCGAACGCGTCGACTCGAGCACCGCAGCAGGCATCGCCACAACCAGCACCTCCCCTCAGTGCGACCAGAGAAAATGTACCCTTGACGGGGACAATATTAGGGCGTTTCATGTGGCTGTCTAGCCCCTCCGAGGTGGTTGGTGTCTGACAAGGACTGACCGTCTCGGCGCTGTCAGCGACTGCACCGACGAAAGTGAGGAGGCCGATGCTGGCCCCCCGATCCGCGCACTCCCCGGCGCTCGAGGACGTGTCCACGACGCCGGCACGCCCTGCGGTTCCCGAGGGAGCCCAGTGAGCGGCGCGGCTTTGGTGTGGGCGATGCGTCACAAGAAGTGGTGCGAATCCACTGGTGAGTTGGCCGTGCTGATGGCCATCGCCGATCACATGAACAAGGACCTGAAGAACTCGCATGCGAGCCAGGCGACGCTCGCTGAGGAGACGTTCATGTCGGCGCGCTCCGTGGGCACGCACATGCGGAATCTCGCCAAGCGTGGCGTGATCGTGCCAGGTGATCCCGAAGCCGTCGAGCACATTCGCCCGGATCGCCGTCCCCCGGTGTGGGATTTCCCTGCTGACCTGCCCAAAGAGCCCCCGGCGACTGGCAATGAATTCCACCCGGGCGGGAGACCTGCGGAGGCTGACCAGAAGGGACGGGTGGCAAGAGGTTCCACCCGAGGTTCCACCCGCGAGCGGGGCACGGGTGGAAAATCGGCGCAGCCACGGGTGGAAACAGTTGCCGACGAACCTGGAAGTACTGAACCTGGGGAAAGCGTCGTCGGTGACGGCCGTAGGCCACCCACCGGTAGTAGAGGGCCTGCCGGGCGCGGCGAGGCCGCGTCGAGAAGCGAGGCACCGACGAGGAAGCTTGCAGTGGCCGACCTCCGCCAGGTGGTAGAGGGAATCCCCGCTCCACTGACCGCTCAGCTGCAGAGCGAGTTCCCTCGAGGTCTGCCGTCCTCGGTGAATGAGGCCGTAGCCAAGGCGGTCGTCGACGAGCAACGGACCGTCGACCAGGTCGTCGAGCGAGTAGAGCGGCGCTGGCTGCTCTGGTCGTACGAGAACGACGCCGTCGCCGAGTCCGGTCGCGGGCTCGACCGGCCCCTTGGTGTCCTGTTGGCGCTGCTCGGCGCCTCGGCCTGCTGGGGCAACAACGCGCGGTGCGAGGACGGCATCGACATCGACACCGGCACCGAGTGCCCACGGTGCGCCGAGGTCCGGGAGGACAAGGCCGCCGAGCGGGCTGCCCAGGAGATCCCCGTAGTTGGCGGCGGATACAGCGTCCCCTTCCAGGCGCCGAGAGACGCCGAGCCCAGCCCGTACGTGCACTGCCGTGGCTCCGGCTGCGGCGTGAAGATGTGGCCCAGCGAAGACGGCCTGTGCCGCGAATGCCGCGAATACGCGAGTGTGTGACAGCTGGCGGATCAGGGCGCTTCGCCGCCAACTCGGGCCTGATGACTGGAACATGAAGCGGGAGCCTCCCTTCCGAGAGTGGTGATCAACACCGTGTGCCTGCGTCGTGACACGCGGGAAGGTGGACAGGGGCGGGCAGCGGAAGTGACCACCCCATGTCCCCCCGGCGCGGCCGGGACCGGCGTGCCAGACTCGGCAGGAAGGGGACGCGGCGTCGGCCGCGGCGAAGGAGGGCACGGGATGTACGAGGATCGGCCGGCCTGGGCACAGCGGATGGAGGCCGAGCGGAAGGCCCGCGGCTGGTCGCCGCTGGACGCGGCCCGCGCGATGATCGCGCATTCGGCCGATCCGATGCCCGACGACAAGACCGTGGCTCGCCAGTGGCGCCGGTGGGAGGCGGGCGAAGTCGAGCCCCGTGACCGCAAGGAACTGATCGCGAAGGTGTTCGGGACGACGACGCACGCGTTCTTCCCTGTGCCGTCGAAGCGGGACGGCCGTGCCGAGGTCCTGGCCGTGTCCGGGATGGACACCGTGGACATCGTCTCGAGGCTGCGGTCCAGCGACCTGGACCAGGCCACCATGGACGCGCTGGCCATCACCGTGGACCGGTTGTGCTCGGAGTACGCCTACATGCCCGGTGACCAGCTGCTTGCCGAAGGTCGGGCGTGGCTGACGCGGGTCGTCGGCATGCGTTCGCAGCGCCTGACGCTCACCCAGCACCGGGAGGTCCTGGTCCTGGCCGGCATGCTGACCCTGCTCGTCGGTTGTGTGGAGTACGACTCGGGCGGGCGCCAGGGTCGCCTGGCTGCCGAGGGGACGCGGCAGGCCGCGCTCGCCCTGGGCCGCGAGGCCGGGCACGCGCCGATCGTTGGCTGGGGCCACGAGATGCAGGCGTGGTTCGCCCTGACGCGGGGCGACATGAAGGGTGTCATCGCCGCTTCGGACGAGGGCATCGCCGCAGCGCCGAGTGATAGCGTCGCCGTCCAGCTCTGGGCCCAGAAGGCCAAGGCGTGGGCTCGTCTCGGTGACCGTCGTCAGGTCGAGGTGGCCCTCGACTCCGGCCGGCGCCTGCTCGAGGGCATGGCGTACCCGACCAACCCGGAGAACCACTTCACGGTCGACCCGGCCAAGTGGGACTTCTACGCGATGGACTGCTACCGCAAGCTCGGCGAGGACGCCCTCGCCGAGAACCTGGCCCGCGAGGTCCTGCGCGTCGGGGTCGACTACGACGGCACCGACCGCTCCCCCATGCGCAATGCCGAAGCCCGGGTCACCCTCGGCGTCGTCGCCGCCCGCCAGGGCGCCGTCGACGAGGCCGTCTCGTACGGGATGAAGGCCCTCGGTGGCGAGCGGAAGTCCTTGCCTTCCCTGGCCATGGTCGCGGACGACCTCGGTGGAGTCCTCGCCCGCGACCATCGGGAGCAGCCCGAGGCCCGCGAGTTCCTCGACCATCTGCAGGTGCTCCGCAGCGCCTGAGTCCTCAACCGTCCCCGCGTACGGGCCGCCCGCAGGGCGGCCCGTTTCATGTGCCGGCGTACGGCTAGTCGGGCCTACTGACGCCACGTCAAAATCGCGTGGCCCCTTCGAAGCTGAATTCATGCTGGTCCCCGTGCAGGTGGAGCAGGGTTTATGGAGTGCTTAATTCAGCTTCTGTAATCGGGGAGTTCGGGGAGAGCGGGTGCTGTACCGGTGGTGTACCGGCGGCGTACCGGTGGGCCGCGTAAGCTGCAATTACCGGGCTGATTTGGGAGTTGAGTTCGCGATGGGGACGACCGTGCGTCGGTGGACCGGCCACGAGGCGACTGTGCTGCGCGACGTGCTGCGGTTGTCCATTCGCCGTTACGCCGACCGCCTTGGAGTCAGCCCCAGCATGGTGATGGAGTGGAAGAACCGCGGTACGAGCCTGGTCCCGGTACCGGAGACGCAGCAGATCCTGGACACAGCTCTGGCTCAGTGTGAGCCGCACGAGCGGGAGGCGTTCTTCGCCGCGCTCGAGGCGGCGCCGGGGGCCGCGCCTGGTTCCGCCGCGGGTGCCCTGCCGGCGGGGATGGCTCGGCTGGAGCCTGCAGTGGAGGTTGTGGAGAGTCAGCAGCGGTGGCGTGAGGTGCGGCAGTACCTGAATGGGAATCGCGAGACGCTGTCACGGGCGGCGGCCGAGTTGTACGACCCTGCTCTGCGTATCAGTGGGACGCCGATGTTGATGGCGCCGGCCTGGAAGGCGGCCGAGCCTGTTCCGCTGGATCAGGTGGAGTTGGTGTGGACGGACGACGTGCCGGAGGTCCTGGTGACCGGCAGCGAGCCGGAGGCCGTGGCGACGCATCCGTTGCGGGCTCCGGGGGTGCGGTTCGATCGGTACACGCTGGCGATCCGGTACATCTCGGCACCGACGCTGTTCGAGAACCGGCCCAGCTACCGGCTGACGGACGTGAACTGGACGCCGGGGGCGGGCCGGTTGACGTTCGGGTTGGCCTCGTACTTCGACAAGGTCGACTTGTGCGAGGCGGTCGGGCACGAGTTCGCTGCGGCCTACATGGAGCACCAGGAGCAGGGCGGTGGTGACCGCCTTGCGTGGGGTGGGCTGCCGTTGCGCCGTCTGGTGGATGACCCGTTCGACCCAGGGTTGCGTGCTGTGACGCCGGCGATCACGACTCTGTTGATCCGGCGGCGGCGTGATGGGTCGGCGACGTTCTTGTTGCACTGGCGGGATCCGGCGAAGGTAGTGACCGCAGGTGGGTTGTACGACGCGGTGCCGGCGGGAGAGTTCCAGCCGGGCAGTGTGATGTCCGCGCAGTCTCCTCAGGATTTCGACCTGTGGCGGAACATCGTGCGGGAGCTGAACGAGGAGTTGTTGGGGGCGCCCGAGTTCGATGGATCCGGCGGCCCCCTGCAGTACGAGCGGTGGCCGTTGTGGCGGACGCTCGAGCGGGCTCGCGTTGAGGGGCGTGTTCGGGCCTTCGCCTTCGGGGTGGGGGTGGATCCGCTGACACTGGCGGTCGCCATCCCGAGCGCCCTGGTCATCGACGATGAGCTGTTCGACCAGCTCTTCGGGGACATCGCTGCGGAGAACGCCGAGGGCGTCACGGTGACTCACTGGAATGGCCAGGACGTGCGGGGCGGCATCCCCTTCACTCATCAAAATGTCACACAATTCATCAACAACGAACCGATGGCCCCTCCCGGAGCGGCGTGTTTGGCCCTAGCGTGGGAGCACCGGGACCTTTTGCTGTCCCGTAGGACCGATCCGTCCCGTCGTCCGAGGAGCCGACCCTGACCAGCGTGGTGTCACCTTCCGAGAGCCAGCAGCAGTGGCGCAGCGTCCGCGAGTACCTCAACGAGAACCGGTTCGCCTTGACGCAGCGTGCCGTGCGCGCCTTCCCGGACGACTTGCGGGTGGCCGGTACTCCCCTGCTGGCGCGGCCGGCCTGGCTTCCGGCGGCTCCGGTCCCGCTGGCGGATGTGCGGCTGGACTGGCGGGGCGACGGCGCGCTGGCACCGATCACCGGTGGCGAGCCGGAGCTCGGCCACATCCTGCCCCGGCAGGACGGCGGGGCGCCGGTGCACTCGTACGCCGCGGCCGTCGAGGCGCTCGCCCGGCCCAGGTTGTTCGAGAACAGGTCGTGCTACCGGCTGCTTGCCGCCGATGCCGCCGGCGAGGCCCCTGTCTTGGGGTTCGGCCGCGGTCAGTACTTCGACGTGATCAACATCTGTGAGGCGTCGGCCCACGAGTACGCTGCGGCTGCGCTCGCCGCCCCGGGTGACAGTTCGCCTCCGGCGTCTCAGATGCCGTTCCGTGCGGCTGTCGGCGATCCCACGGACCTCGCCCGGCGCCCCGTGATGGCCGCGATCAGCACGCTCGCCATTCGACACGACCGCAAGACCGGCGAGGCCGAGTTCATCCTGCACTGGCGCGACCCGGCGAAGGTGGCGACCGGGGGGAACCTTCACCAGGTGATGCCGGTGGGGATGTTCCAGCCGTCCCACGATGCGCCATGGAATGAGACGAACGACTTCGGGCTGTGGCAATCGATCGTGAGGGAGCTGAGCGAGGAACTCCTCGGCAGTAGCGAGGAGTACGGCAGCGACAAGGCGCCGATCGACTATGCGGCCTGGCCGTTCAACGCTGCTCTGCAGGAAGCCCGCGACGCCGGTAGGCTGCACGTTTGCTGGCTGGGGCTCGGCATCGACCCCCTCACCTACGTCTGCGACATGCTCACCGTCGCGGTGTTCGACGCGGACCTCTTCGACACCGCCTTCCCCCGACTCACTGCGACCAACGACGAAGGTCACCTGGTCACCGTCGAGGACAGCACCGGCCGTTCCGTCGGCATCCCCTTCCGCGCCGATCACGTGGAGAGGCTGACCACCCAGGAGCAGATGCAGCCGGCCGGAGCCGCGCTTCTTCGCCTGGCCTGGGAGCACCGGTCCGCACTGCTCGCCTCTCCAGAGTGAGGTCCGTCTGCCGCGTGGAGTGATTGCGCCGCATGCACCAGGTATGACGGAGGCCCGCGGCCCTGCGGCTGAGCAGGGGGCGGGCCTCCGTCATGCGGCGGGTCAGGTGAACGTGACGGTCATGGCGCAGCTGGTGATGGTCTTGCCGGCTTCTTCGTGGGCTGTCTTGTGCGCCGTGTCGTCGACGGTGTCGCAGACGAGGCGGCCGTCGGAGGTGTGGGTCCAGCCGCATGAGGGGTCGCCCCACTTTTCGGTGACGATGTCGATGACGGCCTGCTCGGTGGGTCCGTGAGGGGTGTAGCCCTCGCTGGTCTCGCTGGTGCCGCACAGATCACAGACGGCGATGAAGCAGGCGACCGGGCGTGTAGCCATCAGGCATTACTCCTGTTCGTCTCCCACAGGTCCCGGTAGGGGCTCTCGCCGCAGGTGCGTTGTGCCTCGGCGCATGCCTGCTCGAATGCGGAGCGGACGGCGGCTTCGTCGGTGCCGCGGGCGGTGGCTTCGGTGAGCGCGCTGGTGCCGGGCCGGTGCTCGACGCGGTGGTGCGCGGGCTGGTCGGTGTAGGTGTCGGGCTCGAAGTCCCAGGCCCACATCCAGCCTTCGAAGTCGCTGAGGAATGTGCGCAGTTCCCGGCCGTCCGGCGTCCAGGACCTCGGGCCCATGGAGAACACCTGCTGCCGTTGCGCCTCTGTGCGCCGTACGGTCGAGAGTCCGCCGGGGCCGTGCTGCTGCCAGCGCTGCCGAGGCCAGTCCTCCACGGTGGCGGGCCGGCCGCGGTCCTGCGCCCACTGGGCTACGACATGCTCGGCGTGCTCTCGGTGCTCGAAGGGCACGGCCCGGGCCGTGGAGATGGTGGTGCCACCGAGCAGGGCGACGTACACCATGGGTTCGTTGTCTGGGCGGGTCACAGTGGCGTGTTCCCAGACGTGGCCGTCGAGTTGGTCGGCGTCGCCGGGGTTGACGGTCAGGGCGCCCTTCTCGCCACGCTCGATCTTGCGGACCTCGACGGTGCCACCGCCCTCAAGGTGGACGTGGTCGCCGACCTTGAAGTCGTCGGCAGGAAGGCGGAGTTCGGGCATGTGTGGATCCTCTCAGGCTGGCTGACGGGTGGTGGTCAGCGGCGGCGGAAGAGTCGGCTGGCGCCGACCAGGACGGTGGTGCAGGTCCCGATGACGAACAGCCAGCCGACGCAGCCGTCTTCGGCGGCGTGCATTTCGGCGTGTTCCTCGCACGTCTCGCACTCTTCGTTGGCGGCGCCGAAGCCCAGCCAGTTGCCGCTGTGGAGTTCGGCGTGCCACTCGCACACCTCACACGGTTCCCTCACGTCGCCCCCTGGCCGGTTCGGAGGCGGTCGACCGCCGGATCACTCAGGGTGGTGAGGGCGCGGGTGATTTCAACGGCGTCGGTCGTGCCGGCGGTGGCGGGGGCGTACTGCCACTTGTATGCCTGGAGGTCGGCGGTCGCCGCGCCGTGCCGGGTGAAGACGACCCACTCGGTGGTGAGCGGGTAGGCCAGGGCGTGGCCGGGGAGGATGTCGCGGCAGTACTCCTCGAGCGCGGCCCGGGCGGCGTTGGTGTCGCCGGTCAGCGCGATGAGGTGGTCGCTGCCGTGGACGTCCTGGCTCCAGGCGACCAGGACGCCGTGGTGTTCGGCGTCCATCGCGTCCCGGTCGGGTTGGAAGGCGTGGACGTCGCACGGGAGCAGGAGGTATTCGCCGTTTTCGCGGGCGCCGGCGACGAGGTAGCCGTCGCCGCCGCAGCTGAAGCAGTCCTCGGTGTGCTGCGGGAGGGCCTCGTTGTCGGCGGGGACGGGTTCGTCGTGCTCGTTGAGTTGGGTCTTCAGGTAGGTGGTGGTCACGGCGCTCCTTGCGGCGTGAGGTCTTCGGACCGTGTTGGTGGGGCCGGGAACCAACCCCATTTAAACCCTATACGTAAGCAATAGATTAGAGCGGGCGGGGCAGCCGCACAACGGCACGATCCCCCGCCCGCCGGATCCGGCCATCAAGGCGCCAGGGGGCGGGGGCACTGGATCCATTCGTCCGGGGCGCGGTGGAGCGGTGCCAGGGCGCGCAGCACGGAGGAGATCCCCCTGCCGTCGGTCCAGTTCCACTTGATGCCCCGCGGCATGGGGGTGTGCGTGATCGGGTCGACGCGCACTTCCCGGGGGTCGTGGACGCCGGTGCCAGGGACGACGTAGTGCCGGTACACCACGGCCCACCGCTCGTGGGGCGAGTTGCCGACGACGACGTAGTAGTCGTTGGGAAGGCGCAGCAGGGCCACGGTCCAGCCGTCGGGTGCGTTGGTCGGGTAGGTGACGCGGATGCCGAGGGCGGCGACGGTCGGGATGGTGGGCAGCGGGCCGCGCAGCTTCAGCGCGTCGGTGCGGCGGGGCATGGTCATGTCCTCCTCGGCGTGGCGGTTTCCGTCCACCACACATTACAACGATACGTTGTAAAGTTGGGAGGGTTTTCGGATCTTCATCGACCTGTTCGCGCCGGAAAGACCACCGCACGGTGCCGTAAATCGCCGAGGCGTTCGACGGGCGACTTCGGTACGACCTCGCTCCCGGCGACAGCCTGTGGGGAGCCTGCGCCCTCCGCTACCCTCGAAGTAGAAGGCCGTACGAGGAGGATGCGATGAGCGGCGGCGAGTGGACCATCGACGGGATCGCCCACGCCCTCAGCGTGCCCGAACAGCGCATGAAGTTCCTGCGCGACATAAACATGACCCCCCTCACCGAGCTGCCCGCAGTCCTTGACCGCTGGGTACGTCACGTGACGGCGCTCGAGGCCGCCCGGCCCCGCATCGAAGCACTTCGTGGACAGTTCCAGGAGACGGGCCAGCTGCCGGCGGAGTTCGAGGAGACCGAGGAGTCGGTGGCCGCGTTCGACGAGCTGCGTGAGCGCACGCTGGCCGCGACGCCGGAGCGCGGCGCCGCGTGAGCGAGTGGCGTTTCCTCCGTACGCCCCACACCATCGACCAGATCGCCGGCCTTCCCGTTGAAGCCCGGCTTCCCGCTCTCGAGCTGATCGACGCGCTGGAGACCGACCCGTACGCCATCACCGCGCCCTACGGCGAGGATGACGGCCTGACCCGGGCCGCCTCCTTCAGCGACTGGGGGACGATGGTGATCCTGTGCAATCCGATCACCAAGCGGATCACGCTGCTCGCCGTCGTCTGGACTGGCTGAGCAGCCGACGGGCGCCTCGGGAGCAGTTCCTGTCTCAGCCCGGCGCCCGCCGGGTGGCCAGTCCCTCGAACGGGTCGAACCCCAGCTCCTCGATCTTGCGCTGGCGGGTGGACTCCTTGGGCCGCCACTCTTCGCTGGCGGGGTAGATCAGGCCCAGGCCGGCCGCCGGGGGCGCGAGCTGGTAGTCGGCCTTGGGGCAGCCGCCCGCGTGCGGGCATTCCTCGAGCGCCCGGTTGCACATGGCGCATAGAAGGCCCCTGACCAGGCCCGTTTCGTGGTCGTGGTCGACCGCGGCGCCCGGGTAGTGGCCGCACAGATGGCAGTCGGAGCCGATCGTGTCGACGAGCGCGGCGCGCAGCCTGCGGATGGAGGCCGTACGCGCGGGCGGCGGCGGCCACAGGTGCAGCGTCATGTAGTGGCCGGCGACGCAGCGGTCGCGGCGGACGATGGTGCCGGGGTCGGTGCCCGGGCCGGTCGGGCGTACGGTCCAGGCGGTGTCGGCGGAGCCCCAGATGATCTCGCCGTCGTCGCGTCCCCCGGTCCACTTCCGCGGGCCGTCTCCCGTCTCGACCCACGTGCAGCGCTGCCGGTGGCTCCAGACGTCGACGGCATCGGCGTCGGCGTCGCAGCAGAGCACGCGGCCGGCGCGGACGAGGTGGTGACGGCCGTCGTCGCCGGGGACGGCGAGCGCCCGGCCGGGCGGCCCGGGCGGAGGCGCCGGCAGGCGGCAGGGGCGGTCCGCGGAGTCGATGACGAGCTGCTCGACGAACGGCAGCCCGCGGAAGGACCAGCGCCACAGCAGCTTCGCGCGCCGGTAGGGGGACAGGTCGTCCAGGTTGGGCATGGGGGGATCGTGCCGTACGGCACTGACACCCGGTCCGAGACCGCCCGGGGCCGGGCGGGGGCGCCGCCCGGCCCGGCCTCGCTGGGGCTGCTCAGTACGAGGCGAATCCGAAGAACAGCCAGCCGCGGTGCTCGAGCGGTCCGCCGCCCTCGACGGGTATCTCGAGCTCCCCACCGATCACGTAGTCGGTGCGGGGGTGCCTCTTGTAGACGCCCTGGATGTAGACGCCTTGGGTGCTGGGCACCTGGCTCTCCCCCTCACGGAGGACCCCGGCCTGCTCCAGGGCCGCGGTCGCGGCCTCCTTCGTGGTCTTGAATCCGCGGCCGTGGTTGGCTCGTTCGGGGATGGTGACGCGGACGGTGCGGCGGTCGGTGTGGACGGGGATGGCGCCTGCGGGGCCCCACTTGTCGGCGAGTTCGTCGTCCGACTCGCTGAGCTTGGCTGCCAGCTTCTCGGCCTCGTTCAGCGTCATCGGCGTCTCGGTGACGACCTTGTATTCGTCCTTCTCGGCGATGGTGCCGGTGTATCCGCCGTGGCCGCTTTCGTACTCGGCGTGCTCGACGGCGTCGCGGAAGGCTTGCTTGACGTCGGTTCCGTCGTGGTAGGCGGTGAAGTACTCGGCGCCCATTCGATCCCCCTCTTTCGCAGTGTTCCCTACCTCCCAACTATACAACGTAGCGCCGTAAAGTCCGAGCGGGTTGGGGGGTCAATTGCCGTTGCCATCAGGGGTTTTGCCGCCGTAGCGTCGTGCCCGTAGCCGCCGCTCCGCGGAGCGGTTGGAAGTAGGCCCAGGGTTCCCGCCGGACGGCGGGACCCTGGGCCCGCGCCTCGTGCGGCAGAGGCGAATCTCCCGGTTTCCCCTCCCCCGGCGATCTTCGAGTGCGATTCTGCGCGGATGAGACGTTTACCTGGGGTGGGGATCGTCGCAGCCGGCGCGGTGGCGGCGATGGTGGTGATGTCCGGCTGTTCCGACGGCGGCACGAGCGAGGCCGGGAAGGCGGGGACGGCGTCCGCGGCGGGCACGGCCGCGGCGTCCAGCAGCCCGCCGGCCGCGGCGACGCCGGAGGAGAAGTTCAACGAACTGGTGCAAGGCACCAGCTACTACTTCGAGGGGCAGGGCACCGGGTCGTCCGCGGACGCGATGAAGCGGTACTGCGACCTCCTCGGCGAGAAGGAGCTCGACGGCGTCCCGCCGGCGCAGTGGCTGGCGGAGAGGGAGCTGACCAAGCAGGACGGGGAGACGGTCCTCGAGGAGGGAGTCACCGAGTTCTGCCCGGCGCAGGCCAAGACGCTGAAGGCGGCCGTGGAGGGCACGTACGAGCGGTGGTTCGCCGACGGCACGTACGAGGTGGGCTCGGGGGCCGGGCAGATGCCGGCGGGCGCGTACCGCACGACCGGGGCGCTGCGCGAGTGCTACTGGGAGCGCACATCGCGGTCGGGGAAGGTGCTCGACAACGCGTTCGCGACGTCGGCGCAGGAGGTGCGGGTGACGGTGCGGTCCGGGGACGGGCAGTTCACGACGCGCAGCTGCGGGTCGTGGCAGCCGGTGAAGTAGCGGTCCACACGCACCGGGGCCCCGCCGCGCCGCGGGAGGCGCTGCGGGGCCCCGGGCCTTCGCGGCTCACGCGAAGGTGTTGTAGAAGTGGCTGGCAATGTCCGAGAGGTAGTCGGCGGCGTCCTGCCGGGCGTCCGCGTCGGTGATGTCCTTCAGCGGGAACTTGTCCGGGCTGTGCGGGTGCGGGTGCGGGGTCAGGCCGTCACCGGTGCACATCACCGTGCCGGTCAGGAGGTAGTCGCCGACGTGCAGGCCGGTGAGCCGGTAGCCGCTGGTGTCGCCCGGCCTGCCGAGGCTGATGGTGACCGCCAGCCGGTCGGGCTGGCCGAAGTAGCCGGGCATCACGTGGATGGTGTCGTCGTCGAAGGTGTACAGGGCGTGGCCCAGGTCCTTGAAGTAGCTGATCCGGGCGGTGGTGCCGTCGGCGAAGGTGACGCTGGTCAGCATGGTCGTTCCCCTTGTGGTCGGTGGTTCTCGCTACCCCCACACCTTACAACGCAGAGTTGTAAGGTGTGAAGTCGGTTCGCCGATCTTCCTCGCGCCAACACCCCTCCGTGACACCGGAGTTGGCGGCTCAGGCCATGAGGAGCTTGTCGTTGTCGAACGGGCGGGTGAAGTCGTCGTCGGGGTGGGTGCCGACATGCCCGTGAGGGCCACCCCACTCGTTGCCGCGGTGGGTGCCGCGCCTGTTGAGGCGGCGTATGCAGGTGTAGCCGTCGGTACTCATGAGCCCGCACTGGCCCTCGGGGGCGAGCGGGTTGCGGAAGGGCTCCTGGGGGCGCGCCGGGGTGATGCCGGCGTCCGCGAGGGCCTGGAGGTACTCCCCGACGGCCTCGCCGGTCAGTTCGGCGGAACGGTCCTGTTCGAGCTGGGTCAGGACGGCGGTGCCGGGCCCGGAGCAGTCGCTGCTGCGGGCGTCGCGGACCGTACCGCAGGAGGACCAGCCAGAGCCGATGGTGACGGTGGCACCGCAGTCGCGGCAGGTGCCCTCGAAGGCCAGCGCGTGGTCGAGGGTCGGGCGGGGGACCTGCTTCCAGGTGAGGGTGTGGCCGCGGTCGGCGACCTGGGTGTTCATGTCCTGCTTGGCGAGGGTCCACCAGCGCTGCGCCATCTCCGTCTCCCGCTCTCGTCGACGACCCCGGAGGGATGACCACCCCTCAACCATACAACGCATCATTGTATGGTGTGAAGGGGTTCGCCCATCTTCCTCAGTGGCGCGCCCGCCGTAACGGCCGGCGCGGGCCGCTCCGAGGTCATCGCCGGGTGATGTGCACGTGGTGCGGCAGACCCCAGTGCAGGGCCAGCGCGACCACCGCCTGGTCGACGGTCCTGGTCGGCTTCACCGACTGCCCCGTGGACGAGGTGATCTTGCAGCCGATGTAGCCGGTGTGCGCCCAGCACCGCTGGACCAGGCCGCCGACGCCGTGCGCGGGGAAGGTCACCCGGTCGGTGAAGTCCTGCACCTCGCCGTACGGTTCGACGAGGGCCTCGGTGGGCGGCAGTTCGAGGGTGGCGACGACGCCGCAGCGCCCGGGCCGCACCGTGAAGCCGACGGCCTCGAGGCGGCGGGTCCACTCGGCCTTGTTGGCGGCGTGTTCATCGATCCGCTTGCGGGACTGGTCGCACCGGCCGGCGTGGTGGTGGATGGCGCCGATGGTGTGCGGCGTCTCGTTCGGCGCGTACAGCGGCCGGCCGGGGGCGTCCTCGAGGGCGAGGCGGGCGAGGCGCTGCAGGTACATCTTCGGCCGGACGCCCTCCTCGGCCGGCAGGAGCAGCGCCTGCCCTCCTTCGCCCGCCGGGGCCTGTCCCCCGGCGGGCACGGAGTCGGTCATCGGTCGGTCCCGTCCGCCGGGGCGGCGGTGAGCAGCTGGAGGGCCTGCTTGGCCGACAAGTGGCCCATCTGGGCGCAGACTTCGGCCCGGATCCGGTCGGCTTCCTCGGTGAAGCCGTGCTCGGCGAGGAGGTCGGCGGCGTGGCTGCCGTGCATGCCGCGGCGCTGCGCCATCGCCGCGCGGATCAGCGCGACGGGGTCCTTGGGCGCCTCGTCGCCGGACGCAGCGGAGGTCCTCGCGGTACGGCGGCGAGCGCGGGCGGGTGCCTTCTCCCAGGCGGGCTGGCACTGCTCGACGTGCCCGGTGGCCTTGTCGCCGTTGTCCCTCTTGGCGAAGTGGTTCTCCCAGAAGGTGACCCGGGCGCGGGCCGAGCCGATCTTGTCGTAGGGGCCTTCGTACGCGGTGAACACGCTTCCGTCCGCGTAGGACTTGATGATGACTGCGCGGTAGACCTTGGCGTCCGGTGCCATGCCGATGTCGCGTGCCACTTGTCAGGTGCTCCTTCCCGAGGGGCGGTTGCTGTCGCGCCGCATGTCGCGGCCGGTGATGACGGAGAGCTTGTGACGGCCGCAGCCCTGGCAGTGGGTGACGCCGACGAAGGAGTCCCAGAGGGGGTCGGCGGTCAGCAGCCAGGCCGGGTCGCTGGAGAAGCCGGGCCTCCAGAAGGCGCCGCAGACGCACTGCCGCCGCATCGCGGGCGGCGGGCCGGTGCGGCGGCGCCGGAAGGGGATCACGTTGTCCGGGAGGTCGTCGTCGGCCATGTCAGGTCACCTGCTGGGCTTGGGCGTAGAGCCTGGTGGCCGTGGTGGCGGCGTCCTGGAGCTGGGAGAGGATCTCGTCCCGGTCGCCGTCGAGGATGCTGCGGATCGTCTGCTGGCCGACCGCGCAGCCGTCGTTGTACGCCTGGCTGTCGTAGTCGGGTCCGGCGTCCAGCCACTCGCGGATGGCGGGCTCGACGACCTTCAGGTTGTGCTCGGGACTGCCGTCGAGGCGGTACTGGACGAGGATCTTGCGGACGCACTCCATCGCCCACTCGTAGCCGCGCTCCCAGCGGCCGTTGACGGCGTCGGGGCGGAGCGCCTGGTAGAGCGCGGCAAAGATCTGCTCGGCGGTGAAGGCGGACACGGTCAGCTCCAGGCGGGGTGGGTGGGGAGGAAGGTGGTGTTCATAACGTCGTCGGGCAGGCCGAAGTGGACGGCGAGCGCCTCGACGCCGTGCGCCAGTTCCGTCACGGACCGCAGGACCTCGCCGTCGAGGGTGAGCACGTCGTAGTTGGCGCTGGCGTGGGTGGGGACCAGGCGCAGCAGGCCCCCGAGTCCATGTGCGGGGAAGGTCACCTTGCGGGTGAACTCCTCGACCGGTCCGTGGCGTTCGACGACGGCCTCGGTGGGCGGCAGGTCGCAGGTGGCGATGAGTCCGCAGCGGCGGGCGGGGCGCACCGTGAAGCCGACCGCCTTCAGGCGGCGGGTCCAGTCGGCAGCCAGCTCGGCGTGCTCACGGACGCGCCGCTCCGACTGGTCGCAGCGGCCGGTGTGGTACGGGAGAAGAACGATGTTCTTCGGGTCGCTGCCGGTGCCGTACAGCGGGTGCCCGGGCGCGCCGTCGAAGGCGTGGTCGGCCAGCCGCATGCGGTAGTGCTGGGTGTTGCCGGCCTGCGGCGGGAGCACCAGCACCGGGACGGTCTTGGCCGGGGAGTTGGGAACTTCGGTCACTTCGGTCGCTCCTTGCGAGGGGCGCCGACCGTGGCACTGGTCGGCGCCCGTGGCGGGCTCAGGACGGGGCGGGCGCGGTGCGTCGGCTTGGGGTGAACATCCGGCGCAGGCGGCGCCTGCTGCGGCGGGTGTCGTCGCCTCCGCCGCCCTTCCACCACGTCCAGGCCAGCAGCAGGGTCAGGGCGGTGGACATGCCGGTCAGGGGGAGGTTGCCGAGGCGGAGCGCTCCGACGGCGGCGCAGAGGGTGCCGAGAGCCTCGAGACCCGCCGCGCGGTGGGTGGCGAGGCGGCCGGAGAAGAACCCGGCCAGGCCGCACATGGCGAAGGCGAAACCGCTGGCGAGCACAGGGTCCATGTCGGTTCCCCGGCTCAGACGTCGCGGCCGTGCAGGCGCATGTGGTCGACGAAGTCCGCTCCCTCGAGGCCCTTGAGGCGCCGGTCGCAGACCCCGCAGCGCATCCCGGGCAGCAGCCGCAGCGACTTGGCCCACTCCCGTCCGGCGGAGGCCCACGCGATGGCGTGGAGCACCAGCAGCCGGTTGTCCGCGTCGAGCTTGGACAGGTGGGGGAAGTCGGCCCCGAGTTCCGGGGCGGCCAGGGCCCGGGCGATCGTCAGGATCTGGAACTCGGCGTCGGTGCCGATGAGCTGGTACCGCTGGGAGGACGTGCCGGGCCAGTCGACGCGGGCCTGGCCGGAGTCCGTGTCGCGGCTGATGAGGCCCATCCGGTCGAGTTCCTCCAGCCAGTGGCCGCTCTCGGCGAGCAGCCAGACGGCGGCCTCCTCCCTCGTGTTGGGGTGCGCGGTGGCGGCGAGCTGCTGGGCGAGGCGGTCATTGCTCATGAGGGTCAAGGTGTTCTCCGTGGGTTCGGGTCGGCGGGTGTGCGGTGTCCTGGCGTCCGCCCGGCGCGGGGCGCACGCCAGGACACCGGGGTTGTCGGGGCTGTGGGTCAGGCGGCGGCCGGGGCCGCGTCGCCTTCGGGGCTGTGGTCGGCGCAGACCAGGGACAGGGGCTCGCCGTCCTTGGGGAGGTTCAGCTCGATCTCCTCGGCCTTGCCGCACAGCAGGCAGTCGAGGGTCACCGTGCGCACCATGCGCATGACCCGGACCTGGGTGGCGCTGGGCAGGTTCAGCGGCTCCTGGCAGCCCATCAGCGTGAGGGTGGCCAGGGTCAGTTCGGCGGAGAGTGGTGTCTCCTCGGTCTCGACCACGGTCAGCGCGGTGGTCGGGGCCTCGGGGAAGGCGAAGATGTCGCCGGGGCGCAGCTCGCGGGCGTGGACGGGCCGGGTGAAGGAGACGGAGACGACGGTGCTCATGGGGCGGGGTGCCTTCTGTCGGGGCGGGATGAGAGGGGGCGTCAGTCGGTGGCGGTCTCGTCGCGGATGAGGCGGCGCAGCGCGGCCTTGCCGAGGGCCCGGACGCGGCGGTGCAGGTAGCGCTTGCCGCCGTCGACGCGGGTCTCGTCGCGGTAGCGGTGGGGTCCGGCGGCGCCGTTGCCGAGGCTGACGCCGAGGCTGCGGGGCTTGCGACGGGACATTCGGGCCTCTTCCTGTTCGGGTGGGTACGGGTCCGACACTAGCTCTAAACCCAATACGTAAGCAACGGGCTTAGCGGTCAGGGTGGTGGGGTGCGGCGGAGGCGTTCCGGGGCGTCCGGGTGATTGCCGGGCAATCACCGCGCCCGGTCGGCCGGCGCGCCCGGGCCAGGTCGCCGATCTACGCTGAAGGTGCTGCTGGAGGTTCGTGTGCCGCCCTTCGATCTGCCCGTCCCGCTGGCCCTGGCCCGCGCGGTCGACGCCGTCCCGGAAGGGCCGCACCTTGCTCTGGAACCGAAGTGGGACGGCTGGAGATGCCAGGTGTGGACCGGCGGCGCTCGGGTGTGGAGCCGGCACGGCACGGACCTCTCGCGTGCGTTCTCCGACGTCGCAGCCGCCGCGCGGGCGCTGCCGGACGCGGTCCTGGACGGCGAGCTGGTCGCGGTGCTCGACGACGGCAGCGGGGTCGCCTTCGACCGGCTGCAGAGCCGGTCCGCCGGCCGCGGTCCCCGGCGCGGGGCGGACTTCACCGTGCACGTCGCCCTCTTCGACGTCCTGGCGGTCGGCGACGTCGACACCCGGCCGCTGCCGTACGCGCGGCGGCGCGCCGAACTGCTGCGGCTCCTCGAGGGCGGTCCGGACACCCTGCGGCCCGTGCCGTCCACCGGGGACATGCGCGAAGCGCTGGCCTGGGTCGGCGCGCTGTCCGGCGTGGAGGGCCTGGTGGCGAAGCCGAGCGGCCGGTACGCCGAGGGGCTGCGCTCGGGCTGGCTGAAGTGGCGCCGCAGGCACACCACGGAGGCCGTCGTGATCGGGGTGACCGCCACGGCGCCGGCCGCGCAGGCCCTGGTGCTGGGCCGGCCGAGCGGCGGGCGGATGCGGGCCGTCGGGGTGAGCCTTCCCCTGCCCCAGCCGCTGCGCCTGGCCGTGGCGCCGCGGCTGCACCCGGCCGGCGGGATGCGTGAACTGCCGGGCACGGTGGGCGGGTTGCCCGGCGCGGACCCGGTGCGCTACCGGCCGGTGGCGCCGGAGGTGGTGGTGGAGATCGAGGTCGACCAGGAGCGGCTGGAGTTCGGCCGCTACCGGCACCGCCCGCGCGTACGGCGCGTCAGGGGGGACCTGACGCCCGGTCTGCTCGACGAGGCCCCGTAGGGCAACAAGGAGGGGCCCACCGCTCGAGCAGTGGACCCCCCAATGGTGCGGCTCCGGGACTCTTGTCTACCCGGCCCCCGCTCCGCTCGCTCCCACCCGGGACCTTCGCGGAGCGGCTCTTTATGAGGCCACCCGTCGCCCGTCGGCGGCGGTTCCAGCTAGCCAGCGCGCGTTCTGGCCGCGTGGGAGCGGAAGGAATCGAACCTCCCTCGTTGCCGCGTGAGCGGCACGGTGTTTCCGAACTCCCGTGCAAGGGGCCGCTGGTGCGGTTCCCTACGAACACAACCATACAACGTCTCATTGTATTGATGTCAGTATTTTCGGAGGCGGACCGCGAAGTCCGCCCCGGCAGCGGACGTGCGGAAGGGCCCGCCTCGCGAGCGGCGGGCCCTTCATGGAGCGGTCCGGGACTCTTACCCGGCCCCCAGCCCCGTCCCCCTCCATCCGGAGGTACGAGGGGGTCCGGCTCTCGATGAGTCCGCTCCCCCGCCCCGCGGTACCCGGGGCGACACCAAGACAATACAACGGTTCATTGTATGGAGTCCAGGGGGTTTTACCGGTCCGGATCGAATCCGGCAGGCACGGTCAGCCAGCCCGGCGCCTCGGCCAAGGCCGCGTCGTGCCCCACTGTGTACGCGCCGTCCGGGGTGACGCACCCGGCGGCCGGGACGTACGAGCCGGTGCAGCGGACCTCCACGTGCCAGGCGAGCGGGCCGGGCGCGGCCGGCGGGCAGGCGTCGTCCGGGTGGGCGAAGTAGTACTGCATCCGCCCGCCGGGACCGTCCACGCTGTACGTCTCGCACGGCAGCCGCGCTCTCCACTCCTCGAGGAGCACCGCCAGGACGTCCGTACCGCCATGGACGCCGGGCAGCCGGTACGGCTCCGGGGGCTGTTCCCCCGCGCCGGCCGGGACCAGGTCCAGCACGAGCAGCCCGGAGGCGCACGGCACGATGCCGACGTTGAACGGGCCGGAGTCCCAGCAGCGCACGATCCGCCAGGTGTTGGTGGTGGCCCGCTCGGCCCAGTCCCGTACGGCCGGCTCGGTGGTGCCCGGGCGCAGCGGGAAGACGTGCCAGCCCCGGGCAGCCGCGGCGAGCGCGACCGCCTTCAAGTCCTTCTGCTGGCGGCGGTCGTGCCGCCGGGAGGCGAGTTCGTCCATGATCCCGGTGTCCGTCGCTGGTCAGTGGTGGGCTTCGTCCCAGGCGCCGCGGCGTTCGGCTGCGGTGGGCAGGTCGCCGCGGCGTTCGGTGAAGGCGGGCGGCATCTCGTCATCGAGGGCGTTGCCGACGATGACGTTGCGGTCCATGAAGTCGAAGGGCTCACGGCCGTCGATCTCCAGCCACAGCGCCGTACGGGCGAGGTCGACGGCGACCGGGTCGATGTCGACGCCGAAGATGCACTCGCGCATCACCACCGGCAGGGCGTACTTCATGTGCACCGCCGGGGCCGGGGAAATACCGGAGACCCGCTCGGCGAGGCGGCCGGCGATGAGGCGGGCCGCCTCGATGAGGAACACCCCGGCACCGCACGCCGGGTCGATGGAGAGGACCTGCAGGAGGTTCCCGGGGTCCGGGTGCTGCGCGAGGCGGTCCAGCTGCGGTCCGATGGACAGGCGGCACATCGCCTCGGCCACCTCGGGCGGGGTGTACCAGGAGCCGAGGGTGGCGCGGACGCCGAGGCCCTTCTTGTTCACCGTGACGGTGCCGT